CGAATTTGTTTCGCAAAGAAAAGATGGCTATTACAATCCAATTGTAGGCGGCATTCCAACGATATCACCGCCAGCACCAAAAACCCCTAAAGAGTCTGGAGCTATCAATACAACTCCTAAAGTTGCTGGTCGCCCAGAAGGAACAACTGGCATTCCGCTTGCCAAAGCTAACGTATCTGTCAAAAACATTCGCGAAGTTGTCGCTAAAATTGAAAATCTTCAAACAGCTATCGAAAAAGATTTAAAGCATTCGCTGTCGCTAGATGCCTTGTCCGATAATCAACAGGAAATGGCAAACAAGTTGTGCGAAACCGTCGTAGTTTCTAGCCATTTAGAAAATTGGAACGAAATAGCATCTTCTTGTGTAAAAGACTTCGAGAATATCGCTTCTTTATCTACTCTACCAGAAGTTTTAGAAGCGGTCGCAGATTTTGACCTAGACGATGATTACTCTGCGGCGCTATTATACCATTCAAAAAAAATAAATGAAAATTAATCCAGAAGACGTTAAAGTGCCGCTTGAAAAAATAGTGGAAGTTAAAAACAGAGAAGTGCAAGTATCCATTGGCAAAATGACAGATACAAAAGCCGCAATGTATAAATCATTTATGAGCGTATGCGCATCAGACGACAAAGCTCTTGTTGACACTACAGATATGGACGATCAATCAACCATGAAAGCTTGCGCGGTTCAATTTGATAAAATGAAAGCGATGCTTATGGAAAAAAGCGATTCTGGAGAATTGACACCAGCTCAAAAAAAACTTCCACCAGCTCTTCAAAAAGCTATTCTTAAAAAAATGGACAAATCTTCCGATCCATCTTCTCATGAAAACAAAGAAACTGAAAAAGAGGAGAAAATGGAAGAGGGAGAAGATTAATTTTCTATATGAAATATTTATATCGTTCTGAATTTACAGCGCCAATCATTTCCTGCAAGTCGGGAGATGATTTTGCTGTATCGCAAGCTTCTTTGTCTAATTTAAAAGATTTTTTACCCAAAGACATTGACTTTTCTCAGAACATTGATCTGCTTGGCGTTGCATTTAATGCGGCGGTAGTTAATCAATTCAATAAAAACGACGATGGAATCAATGCGGCTCTTGCTGGCGAAATAACCAAAAACTTCATTCATAAGCCAACTAATATTGAACACAAAAAAGAAAATATTGTCGGTCACATTATCAGCGCTGGATTTAGCGAATACAATGACGCTAGTAAGATTTTGACCGCTGAAGAAGTCGTCGGGATGACCGATCCTTTTAACATCGCATTAGGCGCAGTCGTTTATAAACAAGTTAACAAAGATTTCGCGAATCTTATTGAACGTTCGGTAGATCCATCAGATACGATGTATCAATCAATTTCCGCAAGTTGGGAAGTTGGATTTAGCGAATATGATATATTGATTGGCAGCAAAAACCTAAAAGATGCTGAGAGAGTTGACCCAAAACATTTTGATGATATCAAGCCGCTGCTAAAAGCTTACGGCGGAAACGGTTCAATGAAAGATGGAACTAGAGTGTATCGACTGCTTAAAGGGGAAATTTTCCCGCTTGGGATCGGCTTCACAACCAAACCCGCCGCAGATGTAAAAGGTCTTTATTCCGAAAACGTAACGTCTAAAAACATCACTTTTAAAGACAAAAGGGATATAAAAGCGTATTTTGATATTAAAAATAACATTTTTTCTAAAAAAAACGATCCTTTGATTTCACATTTGCATAATGATGATGTAAAAAACAAAAAAGAAACTAATATGGATATCGAACAAATTCTTGCAGAACTAAAAGGTCTTCTTATCGAGAAAAAATTCTCTGAAGAGGCTGTGGCTAATATGACAGAAACCTTTGCTGAAGCGATTAAAAAGAAAGATGAGCAATACCGCGAATCCATGACCAAGGCCGAAAAAGAAAAAGAAGAAATGGCCAAGGAGAAAGAGGACATGAAAAAGTCCGTTAAGAAAGTTGAAGAAGAGCTTAAAGCTGCTGTCGAAAAAATTCAAGAATTTGAAAACTTCCAGAAACAAGAAGAAGCTGTCGCTTGCTTCAACACTCGCATGGACGCTATCGACCAAGTTTACGAACTTGAAGACGAAGACCGCAAAGTATTAGCTTCCGATCTGAAAGAACTCGACCAGTCGGAAGAGGCTTTCGCTTCTTATCAAGATAAGCTCGCTATTATGTGGAAACACAAAAACAAAGAATCCAAAGCGGCTTTTGAAAAGCAGATCGAAGCTCGCATTGACGAAGCGGTCGCTAAAAAACTTTCCGTTGCAAACGCTTCGGTGGCTAAAACCGCTGAAGAAATCACTCAAGAAGCTTTGGAAAACGCAAAAGCGTCCGAAGGAACCCTTCCCAACAACAACGAATCTCAATCTCAACAACCAACTTCTCTTAGAGAAAAATTCGCTAACGCATTTAGCCGCGACAATATCGTCGTCTCATAATCTACAAAAAAAAACAATCTAATCAAAAAAATATATGGCACTTAGAACTCTACCATTCAGACAATATAACGAAACTGATGTTATCAACATGTTCGCTATGGGAACTGGATTCATTAATGAATCCGTTACCGACAGCGGCAACGGCGATGCTGGCGTTTTCGTTACCGTGGAATCTGGCAACCTCAATCTCGATACAGTCGTGTATGACAGCGCTTATGATTCTTATCTCGGCAAAACCAATTATCCGCACGTTGGCGTTAATCAATATCCTCGCGTATCTCTGTCGCTCAAACCAGCGACTTCTGGCGATGCGCTTCTTGGCATGACTCTCCGTCAAACCGCAAAGCTCGACGAAAACGGCGAGAAGCTTCTCTACTACCCACAAAAAGCTGAAGAGCTTATGTGTATGCTTCCTGGTCAATCGGTTCCTGTCGCTAATCGCGGCCTGTTCACTCTCGCTGCTACCGCCTTCGCGGGTGCTGTCCCAGCGGTCGGATCTGGCTTCAAACTTCCTAGCGGCGTGAGCGGCAGGGTTACAGGCTGCGCTAATACCGATGCTCAGAAAATCGGTACGGTTTTGGCTACTGGCTCTCGCACAGCAAGCGTTTCAACCGCAAATCTTTCCGATCCTTTGACTGGCTCGTATGCCATGGTCTTATTCGGCTAATAATTACAACTTAGAAAAATAATCATATGAAAATTACTCTTAAAAGAACTCCAGAACAAATCGAGCTTGTAAAGGCTATGGCTTCGAAAAATCGCGCTATCGCGACCGAAGCTCAAGTCGCACTTGCTGAGTTCATTGGCCCTGTCTTGGCTGAAGTGATCAACAACGCTCCTACGCTGAGCAACTTGTTCACATCTCTCCAGTTCAACGCCGATGACAATCCTAGCATTCCGCTTGACCTCTATTATGATGTCAATGCTGAAGACTACATCGAAGTTTACAGCCAAAGCGCTGCTGGCGGTCTTCCTCAGAACCAAGTGCTTCCTACTGTTTCTGAAATGAAGATCCATACCTACACTCTTGATTCCGCACTGAGCTTCGATAAGCGCTATGCAGCCAAGAGCCGCTTGGATGTGATCAGCAAAACCTTCACTCGTCTCGCTCAAGAAATTCTTCTCAAGCAGGAAAAAACTTCCGCCAACCTCCTTCTTGGAGCTCTTGCGGCTGCTCAAACCAATGGCAAGAGGCACGTTCAACGCGCCAACACCAACGGTCGTTTCCTCTTGGCTGACCTCAACGAGCTGTTCACTCTCGCGAAGCGTATTAATACGTCTTTCCTTGGTGGCACTCCAGATGCCCGTCAAGGCCGTGGTATCACCGATATCATCGTTTCCCCAGAAGTTGTTCAAGAGCTCCGTGCTATGGCGTACAACCCCATCAACACCAAAGGTTCGCCCGCTGGTGGAACTGCTGCTGATGGTATCGCTGCTCCCGAAGACATGAGAGCTGCTATCTATAACTCCGCAGGTATTCCTGAGTTTTATGGAGTTGGCATCATGGAAATCAATGAGCTTGGTCGCGGTCAACGTTTCAACACTGTGTTTGGTACTGTTGCAGGTTCGACAGCATATACAAAAGCCGATGGAACCAGCTCCGCTGTTTTCAACGGCGCTGCCGAAGAAATCATCATTGGTCTTGATCGTGGTCGCGAATCTCTGATTCGTGCGGTTGCTGTCGATTCGGAAAACGGTTCGGAGTTCTCCCTGACTGCCGATGACCAATACAGCGTTCGTCAGCAAAAAATCGGCTACTTCGGCTCGCTCGAAGAAGGACGTATGGTTCTCGATACCCGCGCTCTCGTTGGCAAGATCGTATCTGGAATTGCTTAATGTATCCAAGCTGGGAGGTTCGCCTCCCAGCTCTCAAAACACCCGCCACGCCTCTCAACGATGCGCACCACGGTGGGTGTTTTTTTGTTTAAATTTAACATTTAAATATTACCATAAGATATGCCTAAGAAGAAAAAAATCACAGAAGAAGCGAACGGAATGATTCAAGAACCCGCGTCCGAATCAATCGCTAGCGCTCCTAAAAAAACACTAATTCAAGAAATTGAAGAAATGAAAGCGGCAGGCTTAATTGGCACTCTAGAGTTCACTAGCAAAATGCGCGAATTGGAGGTTGTGCTAGGGGTTAGTCAAATCAGCCCCTTCGGAACGAATGAGCTAGAAATTTTCGAACAGAATCTCGCCGAAATGTCTCTTTCTGATATGCAAAAATTGGCTTTGAAAATTGGAACAAATCCATATCACGAAAAGCCAACGCTCAAAAAGAGTCTTATTAGAGAATTCTCTGCTTACACGCGCAATAGTCGCCGCAACATTATGCCTAGTGCTGTGCAGTCATTTGTGATTGACCACGACAATCCTAAGCACAAAGAATTATTAAAAATCCTTGCTAACTAAGTGTAAATTAACGCATGAGTACGTTAAGCGGCTTGGCCACAGCAATATTTCAAACAGAATTCGACGGCGAGTCAGCCACCATACCACGCTCTTATATTGAGGCGTGGCTTGGCGCTAATTTGGGGTTATTGAATACGCGCATCAACACATCTTATAGCGGAGTAAACGCTCCACTGGATCAGGAATCTCAAGCGATCTACAAGGAGATGTATATGTCGAACTATTATCGCAAACAATCTCGTAATGCGCTAAAAGGATTGGTTGGCAATACAGACGGCTCTGACATTTTATCGCTGCGAGATGGAAATAGCGCCGTTACTTTTACGAATAAGAACGAAGTTTCCAAAGTTTACAAGTCTTTGGCGGAAGAGTCTGAAGCAAAAATCGACAAGCTCGCTCATCAGTATAACATGTATCAGTCTGAGCCTTTACATCTGGGCGGATTAGAGACTGATGCTGTATTGACTATCGCAGACTACAACACGTTCTTGTAAGCAAGACGTATAGATAATAAAAAAGGCGCTGTGAAAACAGCGCCTTTTTAGTTTAATGTGTATTTAATAACCTATCAAAATGGAGAGCCCAAACCAGTGAAGCTTCCGCTCATTTGAATACCGTTGGTCGAATCGTTAACGCCACCAATTTGAGTACTAAAGGTTAAATCAGCAGTTTTGTTCGAGCCAATCGAGCTGGAAACACTAGAAGAATCGAGCTGAGCATTTCTAAAAGTATATCTAACCGCATCTACGTTTGTGCCTGGTCTTTTTATTGTGATTATAATATCATTTTTAGGGTTCGCGTTGACCAAATCAACTAAATTACCACCAGCAGTTTCTGTTTGCACACCATTTACCGTAAGAGTTGCCGTCACAGGGAAGTCAACCACCCTAGCAAAAGCAAATTTCGAACCAAGGCGCTCAATTGGAGTTCTGCCCAAAGGAAGAGACATACTAGCGCTTTGGATATGAATTCCATCTGAACCACTAAGCAACGAAATCATTCCGCCAGTACCAAACGTGCCAAAATCAATAGTAACATCTCCTGGGCGAAGAGCGCTTACAATTGAGTCGAGAGCTCCAGTATTGGGGGTAGGATTTTTCAAACGAATATTGGTTCCAAGCGATGTTCCGCTAATTGGATCAACGCCGACATTCCTTCCAGAGTTATTTCCAGAGAATGTAAAGGCGTTCATGTTTATACCTTCAAAGCTAACATTTACAGTAGGAATGCTGCCAACCGCCAACTCAAGCGAATAATCGGTAAGATACGCATTTCCAATACCAATGCCACCCATTCCGCTCAAAATATTTGAGCCTGTAAATTTGTTAAAGTCAGTGCCTTCGTTGCTAGTTACGATGTAGAAATTCCTACCAGTGCCATCTTGAATATGTCCAGATGGAAATTGATTAGCAGCTTGAGAGCCAGTAGAAACATAGAAACCAAGGGCGCTTTCGTTTCTGCCGTCAGTAAGATAATAGCTAGCATCAAAAGAAACAGTAGGAGTTTCCAGAACGATAGAATCAATACGAGCTAATTCGCCATATTGGTTAACGTCTTGACGAGCGATGTTGAAATTATAATTGGCTGATTGTACGCGAGCGAGCTGGGCGTGATCGCCACTACCCGTTGAATTGTATTCTTTGCTGACGTATATGCCTTCTGATTGATAGATTATTCGATTTCGTGCCATAAGTGTTTATCTTTACTTTCTTTACATCAATAACAAAAAAAAGAGAAAAAAAAATTACAAACGAGGATATCTTTGTTGGTGTATCTCAAAATCAATAAACCCGATAAACAAATCGTTGGCTAGTGACTTTCTTGCTTTGTCGCGTAATTTGGAAGTTACCACATCTTCAATGAAGAAAAGGGGCTCGTCGTCGTATTGGTTTTTTAATGAATCATAAGAATATGAACCATTTTTAATGTCTCCGTATTCGGTGGTCGGATTGCCAGAGAATGGAATGGTCGGGAAAACCTCATTGAGACTGTCCGCAAAAATAGAAAGTACGCCATCAAGTTGATAAGAGTTTTCCGCCATTACCACCGCTTTCATTTGGATTTGGGTCGTATCTTCGCCGCCAAAAGAAAATGGGGCGTTGTTGATTGATTGACTCGACAAGAAAATCGCGGGGACGACATTATCATATGGTTCGATATAAGATTCGTCCGCCGAAAAAACGCGGGAATTTGGCGTATATTTTTTATCGACAATCAAATCTTCTTCGCCGTCGTTAGTGAAGTAGATGTTAAAATCTTTTACCGCGAAAGAGCCTGATACAGAGGCGGAAGATGCCGCGCCACTGATTAACGCTCGACCATTAGTGAAATCCAAAAGAAGAGAAGAGCTTCTGGGCTGAAAAGTCCCGCCGACATGCACTCCCGAAGGAATGACCGCACCAGCAATAGAAGAGTCATTTACCCATTGTTTATATGGGCTACCAAAAGCCTTGAAGCGATCATCGAGACGATCATCGACATAATTATAAAACGAGCCACTTTTATTGGAATACGCTTGCCCCTTTTTTAGAAGATAGTTGTCAAACCACAGCATGAAAGAGTTGGTGGCTTTGTGTTGGAATTGTTCGATCATAATTTATTTGAGATTTAGTTGTGAAGATTGAATGGACGAAAATCGTTTTATATATTTTTGTATAAAAGCGGATACATATTGAACCCGTTTAAAGTTTCCGCCTTGAGATTTTTTAGATAACTGAAAGCCCGCCGTCGATCTTCCTGCGCCAGACTTATTAACGTAAAAGCCTAATCCAGAAATTCCACTTTCAATACCTTTAGCCCAACTACGCCCACTAGCCCAAGGCATTGGGGTCGCATCGAAAATAGATGCGGCAGAGGGAATGGTTATGGTGACAAGATAATCCGAACCTTCCCGTATGACAATAAAAGAGGATTCCAAAAGATCCAAGATCGGTTCTATAGGCTTGTCAGACTCCTCGAATCCTATAAAGCCGAAAAGGTTTCCCTTGCCAGATAATGTGCCAGAAGTATTAGAAGAACTTGGTCCCGCCATGATCTCTTGCGTGACTGGCAAGCTCAAGAAATCGCGTATCATTTGTTGTTTTATCGTATTAAACTCCTCCTGAATGGATTTATAAAGTTGCGCCTTTAAAGCTTTCGCGGAATCTTTGCGAGCTTTCTTTAAAACAGATTGAGGGATTATGACTCTGCCGACATTCATTATTCATCAATAGGTGTCAAAAAGAATTCATAATATTGATTGCTAAACAATCCAATGGGATTGCCATCGCTACGAATTGAAAAGGAAATGCCGTCGAACTCGACCTTGCGAGCTTCTTTAATAAACAAATATCCTTGGGGATCGACAACGATTTTCACAGAGCCGTTCGGCATGATAATTTTATTTTGAGAATCGCTGTCGGCGGAAGAATTAGAGAAAAACTCTTCTTCCATTTTGGCATAGTAAATGCGAGCCGAAAATGTTGCAGAAACTGTTTGATATTCAGAAGTATTCGTTGCCCCAGATGTTCCATAAATAGCATTGAACGAGGGAGAGCTGGCTATTGCGACTCTTTTTGCATTTTTATAAACCGTGATTTCGCGTGAAAATGTATCGTGCAAATCAGCGAGCTTACTAGAAACTCTATCCATGAGTTTTTGATTTATTAGGCTGGGCATATTGAAATTTACACTTTTTTTTATATTATAAAATAGATAAAATGGAAGCGAACCAACACTTATTGAAGCAAAGTAAAAAAGAAATCACCACTTTGTTCAAAAATTATCTAAAGATCCTAGAGGATATGAAAGCCGATCATGATTTTCATTATAACAAGCTTTACGATTTAATACCAGAAGAATACCACAATATCATCACTGCCGCAAATCATTTTACGCCCGAAAAATTAAATTGGATTCGCAAAAGAATACTTGACGGCGGCAACGAGTCGTTGAGAAACTTTGTTGAAGAAATGGAAAATTATCAAATAGCATTTATATTTAAATAACATTATGGAAAAAGGATTTAAAGAATTGTATAGCTTCTCTGTTGACAGAGAGGTAGAAAAGGAAGTCAGCTCCACTAAAAAAGACAAGAAAACAGGAGACGAAATCAAGGTGACTAAAAAAGTCAAGGAGATGGAGCCTTTGGTAATTAAGCTCAAAAAGCCTTCCCGCCGTGAACTTGAGGAGGCTGAGCTAGAATTTAGCGTTGAAATGAGCAAGTGCATTAAAAAGGGCATTCTCACTAAAGCTATGTTGGCTAAGAAGTATAGCGACACGGGAGGTCTTATGAGCGAAGACGACGCTCAAGAACTTGTGGACAACTACAAAAAGATTTTCGAATTACAGTCGGAATATTCAAGATTGGAAATCGTTCAAAACAAAACCGAAAAACAAACCGCTAGAGTTTCTGAAATAGCAGCCGAACTGCAAGTAGTTCGTCGCAAAATCGTGGAAACCGAATCTAACTACCAATCTCTTTTCGATCATACCGCTGACGTAAAAGCTCAAAATAGATTGATTCTGTGGTATGTTATTATGCTCACCTATATTCAGGGCGCTGATGATGAGAGTCCAAAGCCTTATTTTGGCGTTGGTGACTTTGATGATAAGCTCGAAGAGTATTACAAACAAGAAGAATCCGACGATTCGCTATATTTCTTGATTACAAAGAAAGCTGCGACAATTTTCGCATTCTGGTTCTTCAATCAAGCTTCAGACAAAGATTCTTTTGATGATTTAATGAAGAGAGTCGAGACTGGTGATATTTAATCCGTGAGCGAAGAAGAATATATTGGAATTGTTGGCGAAATATTTGACGGTTACACTGATATAAATTATCAAGGAAAAACCGTCTACATCAAACATTTCTCCATTCGAGACCAAAGATATATTCACAGATTTTACAATAAATATAAATCAATCGCAGAATCAAAAGGCATCCCCTCGGAAGAGGAGATGCTTAATTCTTTGCGTCTAGACGAGTTGTGGAGCGATGAAGACGACCGCAAAATCGTTAGCTTAGAGGAGGATATAGAAGGTTTGCAAGGCTCAAAGAGGTCTTCATTTCTGCCGTCTCAGAAAAAGAACATTCAAGCAACCATCGACTCAAAAAGAAAAGATTTATATTTTTTATTAAATAAAAAAGCAGAACTCGTTGGTAAAACATCTGAGCGTTACGGTTCGCAGCGGTCCAATGAAGAATTCATTCGTTATTTGATATATTCAGACCAACAATGCTCCCATCATTTCTTCACCGATGAAGATTTCGCGGAGTTGTCAGAAGAGGATTTGGAATTCTTCGTTAAAGAGAATGATGCTATTAGTCAACGACTCAACGAATCTAATATTCAACATGTTGTGTTGCGAGACTTTTTCAATATGTATATTTCGCAAACCGAAGACGTTTCGTCGTTTTATGGCAAACCGATTATCGAGCTTTCTGTTTATCAGCTGAAGCTGGCAATCTATGCAAGAATATTTTTCAATATGTTTCAATATCACGAAGATATTCCAGAAAGAGCAAAGAAAGATCCAGAAGCCATTTTCGACTTCGTGGAAAGAAAAAAGGGCAACAACTCTAAATCTAGTTCGAACAATGAAAAAGGAGCTTCCGCCGTGTTCGGCGCTACAAAAGAAGATTTGGAAATAATTGATCCAAACGCTCGAACAGTTAATCTTTCCGACGAGATTAGCAAAAAAGGCGGCGTGATGAATATGGATGATTTGATTGAATTAATGGGGTGATGAATAAACTTTTAGTGTAATTCCTTTTAGGAAAAAGGAGTTATGTCTCAGTCTATTCAAATACCCGTTACCCAAGTAGGTTTAGAGCAGAGCATCGCTGCGGCTATGAAGCGCGTGGGCAACTCTTCTCAAATTAATTTGGGAACTAACTCTAAGCAAATTAATGCGCTGAGCCAGCCTCTTGGTAGAATTACTGGTCAGGCTGACGAGTTTTCTAAATCCATGGCAGCGGCTAACGCCCGTGTTTTGGCGTTCGGAGCTTCTGCAAGTATTATTGCTGGCGTATCTGTAGCGATGTCGGGACTTTTATCAAGCACGATTAAAGTTGAGAAAAGTTTAGTCGAAATCAATGCTGTTTTGGGCGTAAGTGGAGATAAGCTGGATAAATTTGGTCAAGGCATCTTTAATGTAGCAAAAAATACAGGCAAATCGTTTGAAGAAGTTGCTACGGGCGCGTTAGAATTAGCTCGGCAAGGTTTAAGCGCCGAAGAGACCCTGACTAGATTGAATGACGCTTTGATTCTTTCAAGGCTTTCGGGTTTGGATGCGGCCAAATCTGTAGAGGGTTTGACGGCAGCATTTAACTCGTTTAAATCTTCTGGAATTTCGACAGCCGAAATTCTTAATAATATTGTTGCCGTTTCTCAAAAATTCGCTGTTTCTGAAAAAGATATTATTGAAGGTCTCGGAAGATCCGCTTCAGTTGCGGATTTAGCAGGAGTTTCATTTAATGAGTTGGCGGCTATTATAACAGCTGTGCAAGAAAAAACGGCTAGAGGTGGAGCCGTTATTGGCAACAGCTTTAAGACTATTTTTGCTAGAATACAAGATAAGGCTGTTCTTTCTGATCTGCAAGACATGGGTATTGCAGTGACGACTCTTCAAGGAGATGTGCTTCCAGCATTAAAAATATTAGAAAATTTGGCGGCTCAGATGGATGGCTTTTCTCAAATTGAGCAAGCAGATATTTCTAAAAAACTTGGCGGTATTTATCAATTAGATAAGCTGTTGGCGGCTTTAAAGGACTTGTCATCCGAATCTTCGGTATATCGAGCGGCGTTAAAGGAAATCGAAATGGCTGGTGATTCTGCATATAAAAAGAATGCCGTTCTCAATGAAACCCTAGCGTCCTTAATTAACAAAGTTACTGTAAGCGCTGAACAGCTTGGCGCAAAACTCGGCGAGATTGGTGTGACAGATAATCTTAAAAACCTATTAGGATTCTTCAATAGCCTTCTCGAAGGCATCCAAAAAGTTTTGGGAGAAGAAAGCGGATTAGGCAATTTGGTTCGAGGGCTTGTTAAGGGATTAGGCAACTTCTTCGCTGGTCCTGGACTCGCTTTATTCGGAGCTATCATACTCAAGCTTTCCAAAGACTTGGTTCAATTCGGATTCGCCAGCTTAAAAGCTTTCTTTGGTATTGGTCAAGCTGCGAAAGAGGTACAGAGTGTCGAAAGCGCAATTTCTCAAGTCTTGGCGAGAAACGTCGATCTCCAGCAAAAACTTTTTCAATTGGAGGGCAACAGAGCGGGGCAATTGAAACTGATTACTGGCGCACTGGTCGAACAGGAAGCTCTTCTCCGCAGAAGCGCGAGCATTTCTTCTGGATTAGCCGCTCCTCTCTATAATGTGGGAGTCAGAGCCTCAGATTCGGGATTGAGAATAAAAAACAAAGCTGGCGGTTATATGCCAGCAGTCGCCAAAGAAAGTCAAGCAATCAACAGCGGAGTCGGTGGCGCTCGTAGGGGTGACAAGCCTGTGGTTATGCCTAATTTCAATTTTGGACAAGGCAAAAAAGGAACGGTTGTCGCGCACACGGGCGAATACGTTGTTCCTAATTTTGGCGGTGGAAAAGGCTCTGCCATTTTTAACCGCGATATGGTGCAAAAAATGGGGCTTCCTGATGGAGCGAAAAAGATTACGGCTTCTGGAGGATTAATTCCGAATTTTAAAGATGTTGAAATTACAAAAAAAGTTTCAGAATTCTCTTCCTTGGGTAGATTAGTTACTGCTAAAAAGGTAGATTCGATAGATTCGTTTACGTCCTCAATATCTCCAATCGAACAGACTTTAACAAGCGCAGAATATACTAAAAAAGCTCAAAAGCAATTAAAAGAAATTGTCCCGAAGTTCGGCAGAAACAATTTGCAAATTAATCAAGCGAAACTCGATCAAACACTAGGGTTTTTTAAAAAAGCGGGGGTTGATACCACTTCGATTCAAACGTTTAAAAGCGCAGTCCAAAATTTGGATACCAAAAGGCCGACATCAGGACAATTTTTAAACATTCAGAATAGAATGAAGGGCATTTTGGGCGAAATCGACGCATCAGAAATGAGCGGCCAAAAATTGAATCAAGGCAATTCGTTTCTTGATTTGTCTGATGGCAGTGAAGTTAAAACGGTAAAAACTCAAAAAGCTTCTGAGATTTTAAAAAAAGGAATCAATCAGTATCTGTTGTCGAGCAATATTTATGATGGAGAAGATAATAAAACTCAACTTGGCAAGATCCCCGTATATTTACCCAAGGGAACTCCTCTTTTAAATTCGGCTTCTGGCTTCATTCCAAACTTTGCGCCAAAATTTAACGCCGAAACAGTTAGACAATACGCCAACGATATTGAAAAATACAAAAACCCAACAAAAGACTTTTATGAATTCCCAGACGGCACTGGCGGATACGGAGCCAACGTAAGACTCGTCTTGTCCAGATCTCAGTCGAAAGCCGTTTCCAATAAACAGGAAAAAGAAAAGAAAATATCAGACAAAGGATTTTACAATCTAGATGCCGACGCACTCGGAGGAATTCTTTTAGTTTCTCCTAGATTTGGTAAATCCAAGGGATCTTTAGATACTTCGATGCCGATTGGCAAAATACCTTTCTTTAACCAAGCTAATACCCCCTCTATTGATAAAAATAAATATATCAAACTAAAGGGAATTAAAACAGCCAATACTCCAAGCGGCAGAGATTTGCAAGCATTGCAAGGAGATATAAGCCAATTGTTTGCTGGTGGAATTGTTGACCTCGCTTACAAGCTGTATGGTGGGACTTTCGATCCAGCAAGCGGAGGCGAATTCGCCAGTAAGTTAAAATCATTAGATCCATCCAAAAAGCAACAATTATTGCCCGCCGCCGCGCAAGGAGACTTGTTCGAGGCTGCTGGCAAGGTAGCTCTTAATAGTTTCGCCAACCTAGAATCTTTATTTGGTTCAGCGGAACAAAGCCGACCTTTTGATTTCCAAAACGCCAGCGCATTGCAAAAAATGTTCGGTGTTAATGCCCGAAGAGGAGAAGCGAAAAGAGGAGGAGAGAAAAACTTTTCTTCATCAGACCAAGTTTCTGGAATAGTAAAAAAGGTATTTAACGATCCTGAATATTCACTCACTGCTTTAGAGTCTTTGAGGGGGCAGGGCGCATTTAATTTTTCTAAAGCACAAAAAGCTGCAAGCGAGGCTAGTGCTGCAAGCACCTCTAAAGCTGCAAGCGCGGCTAAAGCTGCAAGCGCGGCTAAAGCTGCAAGCGCGACTAATGCGGCTGGTGGTTTTATTCCTAATTTTGCAAATTACGAAGACGATAATATCCCAAGCTATGTCAGAGAAGACATGCAAAAAAGTCCGAGCTTCAAAAGAATTCAATCTTTGTATAATAAATTTCCGAACATTTCTTATTTAAGCAGGGGTGCGGAGTCTTTCGCATTCAAAAACAATGGAGAAGTTCTCAAGGTTCCCACTTTTAAATATGCTGGTAAAGATAGATTAAAAGATAAAATTGGTGGTATAAATGATATGAATTGGAGCGCGGCATCCGATCAATTATCTTTTTTGGCTCCTAACTTGAAAATTATTCCGCCTAAAACAAGCGGCGTTGTAATTTCACAACCTTTCGCTGGGGAAACTGTGGGCAACGTTATTAAGGATTATAAAAAAGGGGACTCCATAGGGAAAAAAGCGAGCCAAATTTTCAATTCTGCGCAAAGACTCAACCCAAGAAAACCAAATTGGTTGAAGCCGCTATCTGTAGACAATGGCTCAAGTCACAATTTCACTTTCCCAGAAAATCTTAGCCAAGCAAAAAAAGATTATTTCAATAACCCGAAAACATCTGCTGACGAAATATTCAATAGAAACAAAATCGGGCTGATTGACCTTGGGGTTTTTAGATATTTTTCCAAACAAGCAAGAGAAGAAGAGAAAAAAATTACCCAAGGTAGTGTTAAGGCTGATGGCTTTGTGCCGAATTTTGCTGATTTTTCGAGCCTTAATTATACAAAAACTCCCGAATACGCCGAAAACCAACAACGCAGACGTAGAAAAAAAGCAAATTATAAAAATGCTTCGGGCGCTATAGGTAAGATTTTCGGAGCGATTGATAAAGCGGGTCCAACTGTTCTTTTGGACGGAGTAATAAGTGGCGCGGAAATTCAAGGGTTAAATTTAGATTATATCAAAAGTCTTATTGAAAATAATGGAGCCATCGCTCAAATGTTTTTGGGAGATAAGGGTTCAAATTTCGTAGTTCAAGCTAAAAAGTATGGCATTACTGTTCAGCAGTCTGCAATGAAAAAACTTACGTCTTTAGCCGCCAAGGGTTTAAATAAAATGCAAGGTTTAGCTGGGGGCTATCTCCCTAACTTCGCAAATCCTCTTCAAGATGCCGTTGGTCGTGAAATGGCGGCTGGTGTCCCAGCATCTCAAATATATATAGACAAAAACTCATCGTTGAAAAACGCCATGAACCCAATGGGCTTGATGGTCGCTAATCGTCGTGATGAACCCGCTGGCGGATTCCAAGGAATCAACCGCGCCAGAAGAGAGGGGGCCAATCCAATGACTTATGGTGCTGCTGGTGGGTTTGTGCCGAATTATGTAGAGGCCAATGTGCGACCATATATCGGCCAGACGAGAACGCAAGCTTTAGATGCGGAAAAAAATGATTATAGAGCAGCGCTTAAAGAATTAGCTAAGGAATTAAGAGAGGCGAGAAAAGACTTAATGTATACTAAAAAGGGAGAGGTCCAACAAAGACTCGCTTTACAAGACCGCATAAAAAGCCTCAAAGAAAATAGCTCTACATTAAAAGCTCAATCTGAAGCAAATAGAAAAGCCATCATACAGCAAACAAGAGGCGTTTTAGGAACAGGTAGAACGGCAACATTGCGTCAAGCGACAGTCACGAGCTCTGGATCTGGAGCTGGAGGAAATAGAGATATGCTTGGAACTATTTTTGCAGTTCAGGGAGCATTGAGTGTTTTAACTGGAGCAACAGAGGGTGCTACCGAAGGCTTTGGTTTATTTGCTAATACACTTTCATCGGCGGCTGGCACAGCAACAACAGCTATTTTTGCCAGCCAAGGCTTGGCGACAGCTTTACCTAAGTTTGCTGGTGTTCTAGGACCCGCTGGAATTGCAATTGGCGGGCTAACAGCAGCATATCAAATTGGAACCACACTAGTTAATAAGTATTCAGGAATCACTTCCGCCGTTGCTGCATCAGTAGAAGCAATGGGCAAAGCGGCAGAGGGGGCGGCTATTAGTTTATCCACAGTTGGAGCGGCGAGAAAAGAAGAAATTAAAAAAAGAGCAAAAGAAATAGGAAGCAATTTAAGTTATGGAGAAGTAACGCAAAACAAAGTAGGTGGAACATATGATAGAACGGGTAGATATACACCAGAAAGTACAATTAGTTTTCAAAAGGAAGCTCAATTCCAAGGAGAAATAGGTGGAGTATTAAATCAGGATTTGCGAAAGCAGTATTATTCAGTAATTGAAAGCGCTACCGCACAACAAGTTCCAGAAAGTACAATTAAAGGACAAATTGAAATAATAAAAAAAGATGGAATAATTCTAGCTTCTGAATTGAGAAGTTTCTCTTTAAAAATGGCAGATGCCGCGAAAGGATCTTCAAAACAAGTTAAGATTTTCTTAAACTCAATTAGAGAGAGTGCGGCTGGAGTTTCAGATAAATTAGCTGGAATGTCTGAGGAGCAGTTCGGTGCGCTTTTAGACACCTCTACAATTCAAGATCCCGAAAAACGCGCACAAGCGGCTGGATATGCAACGGCAGCGGAGTATAAAGATGCGAATTATAAATTTAAGGGAGCTAATTTATCAGATAGAATTCAAACCCAATTGGAAATATCAGAAGAACAATACAATAAAGTATTTAAAGATTTAGATGATAAACAAAAGGGCGATATATTAACTAAAGCAAGAACAGAGGCCATAGCTACAAAGAGTCAAAAAGAAATAGATGAGCCTCAAAAAGAAAGAGACTTACAAGTAAATCTTGGAAGATTACAAGCTGAGATAAATTTAAATCAAAAATTAAGCGATAAGAAAAAAATAATTCTTAATGAAGAGCAAGCGCAAAAAGAAAAAATAGCGGAAATTGAAAATAATATATCTCTATCTGAGAATGCAAAATTAAAAGAGATAGCAAAAATTAATAAGGAATATGGAAAATCCATCGCTTTATTAAATGAACAAGAGCAACAAGCAAAAAATATAGGAGACGCGCTCATTAGTGGACTAACTGGAGTAGCGGGAATTTCTGGAGATCAAATTCCTGGGTTTGCAGATAAAATTAAATTAAAAGTATTACCTAAATTTGATGGTAAAGATATTAATCTTTATCAAGACCAATTACGAAATTTACTAATCGACCCAGCATTAGAATTACCGTCAGAAGCCGTCAAGCCATTGATTGAAGCGTTGTCCAAAGCAGTAGTGCTTAATAAAGAATCTTCAGATGAAAAAGAAAAACAAATAGCCATATTAGAAAAAGAATATGGCATTCAAATAAAATCAATTGACGCATCATCAGATAAGCTATCTTTAGAAAAACAAATCAGTGCGCAAATCGAGGCTCGCAACTCTGAGTCATCTTTCAAAATTGAAAATAGAGTATTAAATAATGCTTACGAAACTTTATCAGTTAACAAAGAAATTGAACAAATTAAAAGACAAACATCTCTTAATGAATTGCAAAAAGCTGAAGAAGTCTACAAATTAGAACTAAAGAGAAAAGATTTGGAGTCCACTGGAATAGGAATTGGTTTAGAGCAAAAAATATTAGATATAGATCAAGATCTAATTAGTAAAGCTAGATCAGCAATTAAAGATTCTGGGATGATAGCTTCTGGTGGATTACGTTCAGATTTAACGCTCGAACAACTTCAAAAAATAGCTGGTGCAGATCCTGGCGTTTCAGAAGAAATTAAATTTGCTATAGAAAACGCCAAAAGACAAAGAGAATTAGCTCAAAAAGCAGCGCAAAATCAACAAGCTGGTCTTGGCGATGTAACAAGAGAAGGTGTTTTAGATAAAGTTGATAGAGGATTTTTTGGTGGAATCAATGACAGCGTGATAGCTCTTGAAAATCAAATTAATACATTCGCATTCGACATTGGAGAAAAAATACCTCAAATGTTCTCAGACAACATGTCTAGCGCCATCAATAAAATGATTGAGGGCGGCGAAAGTTTCAGCAGTGTATTACGCGGAGCGGCCTACGAATTTGTCAAAGGCATAAATCAAGCAAATATAAAAAACCTATCTGATCAGTTTTCCAAATCATTATTTAGTGGCGGGGCGGGTCAAACTAATAGTGGTGGTGGAGGATTAGCGCAAGGTATTGGAAGCTTTTTCTCCAACATGTTTATGGCCTCTGGCGGCATGGTCAACGGAGGCTCTGGATCAAAAGATGATGTTCCAGCGATGCTTATGGGCGGCGAATATGTTGTTAATAAGAAAGCTGTCTCCAAATATGGAGCGCAGTTCTTAGAGTCTGTAAACAATGGAACTTTAACTGGATACGCTCAAGGTGGATCGGTGCAAAGAGGTCCTCAAGGCAACTTCTATACCCCAGGAACTTTTGGTCAAGGAGCTATCGAAGGCAAGAGAAACCTTTTGGACTTCGCTACTCAAACTGGCACAACTGGTCAATTCGATAAAATAGTCAATCAATCTGGTTATCAAGCTATTGATTTAGAGCCAGAAAGCTCAAGGCTTTCGGTTTCTGGAATGAGAAACTCTCCGCAGTTTGAAGCGACTCAAGCGGCGAAAGAACAAGCTTTCGATCTTTATTTACAGCAATACAACGCTGAACTTGAGGCGAAAAAAGCAGAAAAAGAACAAAAGAAAGCCTTCAGAAAACAATTGATGATGTTAGCAATTTCCGCAGTGGCAGCTCCAGTTCTTGGTGCGGCGGGAGTTGGCTTTGGAGAAGCGTTTAAGGGTGCTGCTGGCCAAGGACTAATCTCTCAACTTGGAGCTGGAGCCAAAGGCATTTTCACTGGTTTCAATGGAGTGGGGGGATTAGGAAATCTTTTCAGCAGTGTCGGAAAAGCGTTTACGGGCGACTTTGCTGGCGCAAGCCAGCAATTCAAATACTCGCAGGGTATTATACCGAAGGCTATTCCAAAGGCCGAGCCAGTTTCTGGAATTAGCAGAGGAATTTCTGCTGGTTCAGTGAGATCTGGAGGAGAAGCTGCGCGAATAGGAGATATAGACCCATTGGAATTCGATCTTCCATCGAGCGACACTTCTCTAAGCCCATTAGCCGCAAAAGAGTTTCAAAAAAGACAACAAGCCTATTCAGTATTGACCAATATAGACGGGTATTCTCCACAGGCGGCGAAATACGTCATTCAAAATAGTTCGGGTGAATATTTATCAAAAGTGATAGCAAGAGGCGAATTTCTTAAAATGCGAGCCTCCTCTAGTTCTGTAATTTTTGAAACACAAGAACCCAAAAAGAATGCGACGGGCGGAATGATCCCATCAACTTCTGGCATCGACACTGTTCCAGCAATGCTTTCTGGCGGCGAGTTCGTTATGAACCGCTCCGCAGTTCAGGGAATCGGATCGCAAAATCTTCAATCCATGAATTCTGGTGGGACTTCTATCACTTCAGAAGAGACGAGCAAAAAACTCAACGAACAGCTCTTAGCTAAACTAGATGAGCTTATCAGCGCATCTGGATCAACTGGCGATATCACTATCAACGTTGCTCCATCTGGACAATCATCCCAAGAAAACTCGCAAGATCCATCGGCGGGTCGCCAACAACTTGCTCGCCAAATCAAAGACGCGGTATTGCAAATCATCAACGACGAGAAAAGAATTGGAGGATCTTTAAGAAGATAATATGTTCGACCTATTAAACAACTATGAGAATAAAGTTTTCATCTCTGGGCAAGAACTGCTTGGAGTTGAAAATGTCGATGTCTCATACTCTCACTCTCCGTCCATTGCTAGATTCTTAGGACACTCAATCGGAAACACGATGGTCGCGAGTGATGCTCAAAGGCAAGTGTCATTTTCGCGCTATTTGATTTATAACGATCCAATCTTATCGTTAACAGGCGATTCTCCGACCAGCGGCAGCATCAACTATAACGGCCAAGCCTACGGCTTCAATAGCGGCTTCCTGACCGAATACAGCGTCAATTGTGCAGTCGGCACTATTCCATCTGTCAATGCCGCATTATCTGTTTATGGAGCAATGCAAAGCGGTATCAATCATTCAGGATCAGTCGCCGCCCCGACAATATATATCCCGAATCAAGGATCAATAACTTTAACGTGCGATAATTCGACAACCAATAGAGTCGTCGGCTTTGATTACTCAATTAAAATAAACAGAGAGCCAATTTACACAATTGGATCAGTCTTGCCAGCAGCGATAATAAGAGATCCTGTTATCGAATATAGAGCTTCCGTGCAGATTGATGTTGATGATGCATTTTTGCAAAACTCAACTGGATTTTTATCTGCTAGACAGAACAAAACCGCAGCTTTTACTATAAGATCAAAAGACAACGCGCAAATTCTTCAGCAAGTCACGATACCTAACGCATCGTTAGTCGGCGAGACTTTAGCTTCGTCTGCTGATGGCGGTGTAAAATTAACCCTTAACTATGTAGGACACTCATGAGCGCTTCTTTTTACGATAGAACAACAGGCAACATAAGCGGTGTTAACGCTTTAGCTTCATTGAGCTCTGAATTTCCCGCTTACGGATCAAAGGTTTCAATGACATCTCGCAATAGCACATACGAGACACAAAACGGTTTCTATAACATGATGCCAATGTCAGTCAACAACTTGAATGCAAAGTTTGAGTTGCGTTATGATTTGCCAGAGACACAAGCTCAACAATTAGTCAGATTCTTGGAATTAAAGAACGGTCAGGACTTTATTGAGTTTGATGATCCATCTGATTTCTATAAAAAAGTAAGCGGCGTATGTGACAATTACGCTATTAATCATATAAACAAACGACACTACGAAGTAGCGTTTTCGCTGGAAGTATTTCAAGCTTCTTCTATACTCAATTGGTCGGGAATGTCATATATTAATACTTCCCCCAAAACTTGGGCGACCTCACAACCATATAAAAAATACGATATACTCTATTCGGGCGTGAATGCCAACAAACTGAACAACTTTTATTACGCCACCGAAGATCATACGGCATCTAGTTCTGCGACTGATGGTCCTACAGGATCAGCTTCGAAATGGAGTCAATCTTTCTTTTTCGAGCCAGATATTGGTATCCAAAACGATGTCAAAATGCGCGTCGATACGCTCGATTTCAAAAACTCATTCATTCAAAAAATTAAATCTTCGCGCAACATTTCTTTAGTAAATTGGCAGTATAAGTTCGAAAATATTGATGATCAAAAAGCAAAAGCTATTTTCCACTTTTTAGAAAACAAATTAGGCTACAGAAGATTTTATCATTTGCCGTCTTCTGTTTATAATAGATTAAAGGTTTACTACTGCCCATCGTGGCAGCATACGTGGAACTATAATAATTCTCACACATTGGAAATTGAAATGGTGGAAGATCCACTAGGAATAGTTCCTCAAAATTAATGAGCAAATTAATATTAAAAAGCAACTCTGCAATACTAGCTACGTCGCCAGCTCCAGCATGGACGACCACAGAACAGTCGGGCTATTTTGTCCCTTTGGTTCAAGGATCTAATGTTTCGGTATCAGTCGATAGACAGACATCCAAACAAGTAGGATCGCAAAAATATGCAATAGATTCGATTGTCAGAGCCCCAGATGTTTCTTTCGATGTTGATTATTTTTTCTCGCCGCAATTAGCAAGTGAATATTTATTTGGACTAGCCTCACCATTAACTGGATCTGGGAAATCAGTGACTTCTGGCATGTCAGATAGAAATCAAAATTTCTATTTAATTTTAAACAACGAAAATGGTAATGATCTATTGAGGGATTTTTCGGGAGTTTCTCCGCGAACTAATTTTAGCGGAATGAGATGCGTATCGGTCGGAAATTGTTTTTTAAAGAATTATTCCGTAGGATTTCAAGTGGGATCGCCGCCGATTGTTTCCACTTCATTTGGCGCATCTAATATACAAATAACCAATATGACTGGCTCCAGAGTCAGCATCCCAGCAATCAATCTTGCGTCAGGAAATAATAGCGGATCTGGTTATTTAGATTTTACTAGTTTGAAAAATACGCTTACTGGTTACGCAAGTGAATTCGTAACTAATCGACCAAATGTTTATCGTCTGCCAGCAGCATCTCCTCAGAATGTATCAGCTCAACTTGAAAACCTACAAATGGGAGGAGTAACTCTTGTGAGTGGCGCTCTCATTCAATCTGTTAATCTTTCCGCTCCATTTGAGAGAACCGATTTATATGGTCTAGGAAGTAATCATGTCTATGGAAGAAAGCTGCAACTGCCATTAAGAGCGTCAGTAGATGTCAGCGCCATAGTAGAGCGGTTTTCTAGTGGAAACCTTGATCTATTAAATCGGTCTGAAGAAGATTACGACTTTGATATTACATTCACTGATCCCAGAAGAACTTCTTCAGGTCAATTTAGAATACGCGGAGCGAAAATTAATTCTTTTTCATGCTCATTACCAGTAAATGACAAAATAGAGTTCACGGCCAACTATTCTGTAGAGGTCACAGACGCTTCTGGTTTCTTTATGAGAAGGTTATAATTAATTATTTACCGAAGTCCACGCTGATATTTTTACTCTCAAATGATTTCATTTGAGACGGATGCTTTGCTCCTCTGCGTTTTTCAGAATAGTCCTTATAATACTTTTCTTTTACTGGGTCTACGCCGCCAGCCATTTCCGCTCGCTGAGAACTAAGCTCCGCGCTTTTATCTAGCAGGTCGCCGTATGTTCCCTTTTTAGAGCCAGTTTTCCTAACGAAGTCGTTAGTTTTAAAAGGGTCAATTTTTGAATCAAAGGACGCATTGGGAACGGTAAAAATTCTTTTCCAAGTAGTTTCGTCGCCATTTTCTCCAAAGTATTCTTTTATATCGTTCATGCTTAACAAAACATCTCGAATCTCTTCTGTTTCTTGATTTTTAAATGTGTAATATGGCATCGTTTTTAATATAATTGAAATAAAAATCCCTCTTTCTTTTCATTGAAAAAGGGGTGGACTGATAAAGGAAATCCATAATTTTTATAATTTTTAATTTTTTATATGTACCTGCATAGTATAAGTGTTTTGAATTTTTGCATACTGTCAATGACAATTCTTCTCCAACTAAAAGCTCTATAGATTTTGAAAAACCAACGCTCATGCTTAAAGTCCCTAAAAAGCAAAATAAAAAAGAATTTCCTTTGCTTTTGCACAAGCAGCCGTCTCCATCAAAAAGACCGAGTAAAAAACTAGATAAAAATTCTTTGGGGACAATCTTTTCATTAGGAAAAGATAATGTATATGTTTTATTACCAGAGCATCCCAATTTAGCTAAATCATTAGAAAGCTTTTTATTAACAATATCAAGACGATAATGGGTATTTTTTGATTTATTTATTTTATAAATAGGTCTATTGGAACACAATTCAGATCTGACAAATTCAATAACATCTAAATCATTTAGCCCCAATGCGATTCTATTTCTGCGCAAAAAATTATTTCCATCTGTATAAAAAAGACCTAATACATAAGCTTTGGCATGAGAATTTATTTCTTCAAAATAATTTTCGTCAATAGGGTAAACTTGACGAGCTTTACTATTATTTCTCCTTGAAATTTTGAACTTATCTAATATAGAGTAAATAGGAGTGCTAGACACATTAAACATTTTAGCGATTTTTGTTGCTGGAGCGCCATCTATATAGAGATTAACAACTTCTTTTTCTTGAAATTCACTCAATTTTTTTTTCGTGTTCATCATTCATTTTTACACCCAATTTATAATGAAATAATTTTATTTTAAAACGATTCAAGAATTTTCTGCACTGTATTTGCATATGTCATCCGCTCACCCAATTCAATGCCTTTCGTATTGATAGGCTGTTCAGCTAAGCGTTTTTCAGCTTTTTCAAAAGCTTCTAGCATCGCATTTTCGGAATAGCTTGGAAAGCTGCCCTGATTAAAGCTTTGACCAGAAACAAAGAACGCTCCATCATGACTATCAATATGAGAATCACATTCAACGAGAATTGAGTTTTCTTCCGTCGCCCAGTCTTTGTGGGATGTGGCATTGGATACGATGGACCACTTACCAAGACAAGTGGCGTTAAAGCTAGGCAGATTCCATCCTTCGGCATAACTCAACCCAGTAAGATCAATATCAATCGCGTTGAGCAGCTCATTGACCTCTTCATTAGTTTTCAAGCGTGGCAGAAAATTGATGTTCGAATACCTTTTGCCCTCCAAAACGCTGTTGATGATTTCACTCATCTGTTCAGGCTTGAAGAATGGATTTGTGATACAACAAGAGAGTTGATACTTATTGTTGTTTCCATATTTTGCCAGCCAAGCTTTAATGATGCCAGCGGTGTTTTTTCTCTTTTCAAACTTGCCCATAAGCCCGAAATGAGTTACACCTTTCAAGTATGTCCGATCAGTTTTATGAAAGTCTTGATCGAAACCAAGAGGCGCGAAAACAAAGTTATCACATCCTTTTTGTTTAAACAAATCAAGCGCATAATTAGAAGTGACTATCACCTTGTCTTGAGACTTGGCAATAGCAACTTCCATATCAGTTGGCTCGCTACATTCGTAAAATGTAAAAAGATTTTGACAATGAGATTTGCGATCTTCTCCGCCGCTAAAGTGCCATAACTTTAATGACGGAGATTTTTTCGATAGCGCAGAGTAACGATTGTCAATTGATTTTTGCAAATACTGCTTAAAGTCTTCCGAAATATTAAAAGCAGATAAGTCAACATTTCCAATTGGAAAAAGCCCAATATCAAGATTCAATTTATAAAACTCCCGCAGAATGTTAATTGAAACATTCCCAAACGAAAGAGAATTTAAAGGAGCTTCTACTATTAGGCTTTTCATAAATTTATATTTTTTTGTTTGTTTGCTTTGATTTTTCATATATGCAAATATCTCTTTGCTTTATATGGTATTCATTGTGATGAGCAACACAGAGCCACCTAACGTCTAGAGATTTTGAATAATCGTCATGATGAGCTTCAGCTTTTATTTCGCCGCATATTTCACATTTTTGTTTAGTCATTCGTCCATCCCGAATAGCATTCGAAACGGCACAATGAGCTTTTCGCTTATCAGGATATTTGCTGAAATATCTATCCTGTATCTTCTTTTTCTCCTCTTTTGAAAGAGGCTTCCAATCTGGATTTGATTTTCTACAAAGATTTGATTTTGTTCTGCATCTTAATTTTTCTTTTAAGATCCAATCTAAATCAAAAGATTTGATTTTAATTCTGTCGGCGGTATCTTTTTTGGAGCAGGTCTTACATTTATTCAAATGTCCATCTGCCATTTTTGGGTGAGTATAAAAATCACCAATGTCTTTAAGCTCTGAGCATTTAAAACATTTTTTCATTGAAGATCAGAAGGGGATTTCATCCAAATCATGGTGAGAATCCGTCTTTTGCTGCTCTTTAGTAGGCTCATCTTGGGATGCTCCGTCCTTTTTAGCACCGCCATTGCTAAGAAACTTAACCTTAGATCCGCGAATGAAATTCTTCGTTTTTTCGACACTCTCTTTATCTTTCCATGTGCTAGAAGCGAGCTCCCCTTCAAAGTAAATTTGACGACCCTTCGTGAGATACTGTTGGCAGGTTTCGCCGAGCTTTTCCCAGCACTCAAGATCAATAAAACACTTGTTCTTCGAGTTAGTATCCGAGATACAGATTCTCATACGGCAAATAGACTTGCCTGTTGATGTTGATTGAGAGGTGGGGTCAGCCACCAGATGTCCGATTCCTACGATTGTGTTATGCATTTTGTATTGTTAATTTAATTTTTTTGATGAATTTGTCATGAATGTCGATGCAGCCTTGTATAGACATGTTTAGTTTGGCAGCGACCTCTTTCCAACCATGCGGCTTATTGTAAGTGAGTCCATATCTCATGTCAATAATTTTTTTTATTCTTTTGTCTTTTTGCTCTTTCGCGAGATCGACAATCATGGCGATATATTCTTGAGCCTCTATATCTTCTAGAAAAAATGAATTATCTGGCTGGTCATTAAAATTATCGTCGAGAGGTTCTTTTTGGAATTTCTTTTGTTTATTATAAATATTAAGACACCTCCAGCGAGTTTCGTATGCGAGATAAGTCGAAAACTTCACATTGCGATCAGGCTCAAACTTTAAAGCGGCCACGTAGATGTAATAGTCTTTGTCGTCCAGAATTTCATTTTTATCAATAAAAAACGCAGAGTTTGATATCGTTTTGTTAACGATGTCAATGTAAATGCCCGAATGTCTATCAATTAGACACTGCAAGCTGCTGCTATCGTTTTCGGTTTTGATTTTTTCAATCAATGAAATGTCTGCGTCCATAATTTAATTACTTTTTCGTCAATGGTTTTTTCCAGCACTTCAACGGCGATTTGCTTGAGATTCTTTTTATTTTCGATACCGACTGTTTGCCAAGCAAGTTGAAAATCAGAATTCGCTTTGAGAATGGGATTGTTCGCCGCCTCTTCTTCATTGGCTGGTGGAATAATTTCTCCGTCTAAAATTCGATCAATAAAGATGCAGTAGCTATCGTGACCTCGAAGCCATTCCATCTCGTTCGCATATCGAATGTCTGGAACAATATAAACACAATTGTTTGTCATTTTCTCGGCAGCGCGTTTAATCCAAATATTCGGATCAAGCTTTCTGCGGACATGAGTTCCCCATGTAACTAACAAAGGTCTAATAATTTTCTTTTCCTCGTCGTCCGCCGTGAAAACATCAATTCCAAGCGTCTTATCAACAAATTCTCGCAGTTCATCTTTTAATGAATCAGCTAAATTGATTTTTTTACTTTTAATTCCGATATCCGCAAGAACTTCTTGAATGAGTTCCGCCATCGTGTCTTTGCCACAGCGAGCATTACCGCAAATGCCGATAATTGTTTTTGGTTTGTCGATCATAGTCCCGAACTACCGAAGCCTCCTTCTCCTCTTTGTGTTTCTCCTAGAGCGCCAGCTGAGATATCATTTGGCTCAACGGTTTTAGCAAAAACAAGCTGACCGATTCGATCTCCTTTTTTGTATATTTTTGTATCGTCTAGCTCACAAATTAAATGATCTTGATGAACAATCATATGATTTGGTTGAAAAATATATCCAAAGCGAAGCTTGATCGAGCCTCGATAACCATTGTCAATCAGTCCAACCGAATTGCGCAGAAATAGATTTGTTTTTGAGATCGAACTTCTAGGCATGACTAGCGTATGATATCCCTCTTCAGGGGCAATCTCAAGGCCCGTATCGTATTCGATATATTCAATGTTTTTCCAATAAGGTCCATAAGCTCGTGTGCCAATTATTTTGGGTTCGCTTTGGGCGATGATATCCCACCCTGCATCGCCCACATTGGCGGGGGTGTTGATGTAATCAGTTGAATTGATTGTAAGTTTCATTATTCGTTATTTTTCTTGAGATCTTCTGGGCCTCCAATTTTCTCAGCAAGATCTTTAGCGAATTTATGCATTCCAATGTCTGCTAAAACAAAAGGGGAATAAATATATTCGGAATCTTTTTTATTGAGTTTAACGGGTATAACTTCTATTGAAGCTCCCACCGAGAAACCCTGAGAAGAGGAATTAATTTGACGATTTAGTGCCGCTATAGCAGCTTCCATAGGTGATTCTGCCGCCTCCACTAAACAATCCCAGTCTGCACTTGAGCAGATGTAGGATTGCGCCTGTTTTTTATCCTTCATACAAGGACAATTTAACTTAAAATTAACCTTTTGTCAAGAGGTTTTTAATCAAAAAAGAAAAATATTTTTGCCGTGAAGAGGCTGTGTATCTTATTTCGGGGCAATTTATATTAAATATAACGCTTAGTAATTGCTTCGCGCCGAGCTTTAGTTCTAAGCTTTAAGATATTCACAAGCGCACACGTATAGATAAGCGTAGAGCGACATACTATGCAATAGTTTATTGATTATCGTACTCGTTACAGACTTGACAAAAGCTTTTGTTTCGAATCGCAAAGAACTACGTTATCATTATAACGACGTAAAATCAAATGTCAAGAAAAAAAAATTAATATTTTTCTGTTGACGCAAGAGGTATTTGCCGTTACGGTGTAACCATATTCACATATGATCTTCGAAGAACAAATCTCCCGCAAGCCGAATAAATACCCATGGACAGAACAATTTATCGACGCAATGCATCACGGTTTTTGGACCGATAAAGAGTTCAGCTTCAAGACCGATTTCCATCAATTCAAAACGGTTCTCAACGACAAACAGCGCGAAATAATCGTAAGAACCCTCTCCGCAATCGGGCAAATTGAGGTGGCAGTTAAAACCTTTTGGTCTAAGTTGGGAGAAAACCTTCCCCACCCCGCTCTTTCCGATTTGGGATTCGTAATGGCGAATGTAGAAGTTATTCACAATAACGCCTACGAAAGACTTCTCCGCGAATTGGATATGGAAGATGTTTTCGAGCAAAATCTTAAATTGGAGTGGATTCAAGGCCGCGTGAAGTATTTGAAGAAATACACCCACCGCTTTTACAAAGACTCCAAGAAGCAGTATCTTTACGCTTTGATTCTGTTTACTCTTTTCGTTGAGAACGTTTCTTTGTTCAGCCAGTTTTATGTTATCAACTGGTTCGCCAAAAACAAGAATGTCCTTAAAGACACCGATCAACAAGTTCGCTATACTCGAAATGAAGAAGCTATTCACGCAATGGTCGGCATGAAAATTATTCAAACTATTCGCGAAGAATATCCTGAACTTTTCGATCAAGAACTACAGGATCGCATCGCTCACGAAGCTGAGCAAGCTTTTGTTGCTGAAAGCAAAATTATCGACTGGATGTTGAACGGCGCTCAAGAAGAAGGGCTTTCCGCTCCAGTTTTGAAAGAATTCATTAAAAATAGAATCAACGAGTCTTTATCGGACATTGGATTTCAAAAAGTATTTGAAATTGACAGCACTCTTCTCGATGAAACTTTCTGGTTTGAGGAACAAGTACTTGCTCCAAACATGACAGATTTTTTCCACTCCAAAAGCGTAGAATACTCTAAAAAGGGACAATGTTTTGATGAGGACGAGCTATTTTAATATATGATAAAAGAAAAATACTACTGGCTGAACGAAGACTCCGTTAAATTTTTAGAGCAAGGATATCTCCGTCAAGGGCAGTCCCCGATTAATAGAATTGAAGAAATTGCCGCAACAGCAGAAAAGATTCTTGGTATAAAAGGATTTGCAGCAAAGTTTACAGACTACATGTCTCGTGGCTTTTACAGCCTATCCACGCCTGTTTGGATGAACTTCGGCAATGAGAGAGGCAATCCCATTTCTTGTTTCAATAGTCATATATCAGACAGCATCGAAGCATTTTTAACGAAACAGGCAGAGGTGGGAATGATGACAAAAGTTGGAGGCGGAACTTCTGGATATTTTGGCGATGTTCGACCAAGAGGCTCTGAGATTTCTACTGGCGGCGCAGCAGAAGGCGCAGTTCGATGCATGGAGCTGTTTGACAACGTAGCGAAGATCATCAGCCAAGGCAGCGCTCGTAGAGGCAGTTTTGCGGCGTATCTGCCAATTGATCATGGAGACTTCGATGAGTTCATGAAGATCCGCTCAGAGGGGCATTCTATTCAAGAGATGTCTATCGGAGTCACAATTCCAGATGGTTGGATGCAATCAATGGTTGACGGAGACAAAGATAAGAGGCGCAGATGGGGATCTGTAATCAAGAAGCGTTCTGAAACTGGTTATCCTTACGTTTTTTTTACAGATAACGCCAATAATCAAGCTCCACAGGTTTACAAAGATAAAGGATACAAAATCAATGCTAGCAACTTATGCTCCGAGATCTTTCTTCCCTCGTCTGAAAATGAATCTTTTGTTTGCTGTCTTTCCTCTTTGAACTTGCTTTGGTGGGACGAAATCGAAAAAACAGATGCGGTTGAAACAATGACGATGTTCTTGGATGCCGTTATGACAGAGTTTATTGAAAAAACTAAAAACAGTCGTTTGATGGAAGCTGCTCATAATTTCGCGAAGAATCATCGCGCATTAGGCATGGGAGTTTTGGGCTATCACAGCTATCTTCAATCCAAAATGATTGCGTGGGAGAGCATCGACGCTCATCTTGAAAATGTTGCAATTTTTTCAGAAATTCGTAAACGCGCCGATAAAGCTTCTGAAGAGTTGGCTGCGCTATTTGGTGAGCCAGATGTATTAAAGGGCTATGGCCGTCGCAATACGACCACTCTCGCTATCGCTCCAACTACAAGCTCCAGCTTTATTTTGGGGCAAGTAAGCCCAAGCATTGAACCTCTTAATAGCAATTACTTTGTTAAGAATCTGGCAAAAGGCCAATTCACTTTCCGCAATCCCAAGCTAGAAGAAGTGCTAGAATCAAAGGGCAAAAATGATAAAACAACATGGAAAAGCATTTTGATTCATGGCGGCAGCGTTCAGCATCTTGATTTTTTCACCGAACACGAAAAGAGCGTTTTTAAGACGTTCGCTGAACTTTCTCAGAAAGAGGTTATTATTCACGCCTCACAAAGACAAACCTATATTGATCAAGGGCAATCTCTCAATCTCATGATTCCTGCTGGCACAAAACCAAAAGAAATCAATGAATTGATGATCTTTGCATGGGAGCAGGGAATCAAATCTTTATATTACCAAAGAAGCTCGAATCCATCGCAAGACTTGGCTCGATCAATTTTGACCTGCTCAAGCTGCGAAAGTTAAGATTTATTTTTAAAAAAAGTGTAACATATTGATATGGAGTTAGACTTCTCTTCGCAAATTAAAGACCTCTTTGAAAATTCCGAAGCGGCCAAAAGATCTGGACCTAAAAGCGGAGCTCAAACACCTGCTAAACCATCTGAGCGAAAAAAAGGCTCCGATAAAAACCCAGCAGGTTCTGCATCCAAAGACGGCGCAAAAATTGAGTTTACAGAAAAGATCATAAACGCCCTGAAAGAGAAAGTAAAAAACCATAATGAGAAGAGCGGCAAAAAAGTCACGCTATCTCAGTTAAAGAAGGTTTATCGTCGCGGCTTAGGAGCGTTTTCCTCGTCTCATAGACCTGGCCAAAATAGGAACAGTTGGGCGATGGCTCGCGTCAATATGTTTTTGAAGATGCAATCTGGCGGCAAAGTAAAGAATTCTTATCGTGCCGCTGATCAAGATGTGGCTTCTGGCGAAGAATTATATTACGAGCAGAAACCCGAAGATGTTTTTTGGGAGTTTAACTCTATTGATTTTGACTTGGCAAGAATCGACCTCTTGAAAGCTAGTGTAGATTTGGACGAAGAAGGAAACATTGATCTTTTTGATATTGATTATAGCGAAGCGGAAAAGAAAACTCTTGGCAAGCCGTTTCGTCTTCCAAGCGGCTCCAACAAAAAATTTGGAGTCTATGTAAAAAATGACAAAGGAAACACTGTAATGGTTAAGTTCGGCGATCCAAATATGGAAATTCGCCGCGACGATCCAGATCGCAGAAAAAACTTCCGCGCTAGACATCAGTGCGATACTAATGTTGGTCCTCGTTGGAAAGCTCGCTATTGGAGTTGTTATTTATGGAACCGAAACCCCGTCTCTAAACTAATAGCTAATGAGCTAGAGGGAGATCTAGAAGAAATAGACGATCTTATTGAGGCTTTTTATAAAAAAGAAGAAATTTTTATTTCCTCTGAAATAAGCCTAGATGATGATTTCGTTTCACAAGAAGAACTTTTATTGATAAACCCTCTTTTAAGCAATGTTAATTATGTCGAAGAAGAGCTTTGATCATAAAACTGATAATTAGGAAAATTTTCAGATCTGCATCTGTATAAAATGCAAGTATGATAAGTGTCCATTTTTATAGCCGCTTCTCTAACTGAATCAAATACGTGATCATTAATTTTAATTTTAAAGCCTAAAGCTTTTCTAATTTTCTTTTTAGATTCTTCAGAATGATTTTTAAAAAAACCGTTTGGATACAAGAGTTTTCCATTTTTTCTTCTTTTCTCTCTAAGGGACTCTCTTTTGGCAGCTTTTCTTGTTCCATCTATCTGTTTTTGTCTTAAAAAATCTTTTAAGGGGTGGTTACTTATCATATCTCCTCCAGAAGCAATTTTGTTAATATTTAAAATGGGTTTCAAATTATCCAAATACCACTGTTCGCGCTCTTTAATTTTGATTTTGTCGCAAAATTCAATTATCTCAAAATTTAAATTTTCTAAACCGTATTTTTGATATTTTTGTTGTAAATAATAATTAGAGTGATTTTTATTTTTTAATTGGCTAATGTGACGCTTCCATCTAGAAGAGATATTAATAGAGCTGCCAATATAAAAAGAACTGTCTTCTAAGCTTGTTATTTTGTAAATTCCTATCATTTTATTAATTTACACGAAATTGCCGATTCTGGAGCAAGAAACCCGTTTCATCTATGGCTTCAGAAGAATTCCTTTTGAGTGATGACGATGGCATGGAATGGGATTGGGACGACTCTTCTTTTGCTGAATACGAAGACATCATTGCGGAATATCCAGAACTGGAAAATGTAGAAATTCAGGTTGAAGAAGTTGATCTGTAAGATATAATCATGCATCAGCATGAGCTATAGAGTTTCAGTAATCACTTCTATTTATAAATCTGAGGAATTTCTATTCGATTGGTTTCTCGATATCAAGAGGCAATCTGTTTTTTCAGAAACTGAATTCATTCTTTTAGACTGCAATGAAGACGATTCGGACTTTTCGACTATTGAAAAGTTTTTACCGTCCAGCAATATACAGTATTACAAGTTGGGATACTGTTCTGTTTATGAGGCTTGGAACAAAGGTATAGAGCTTTCTAGTTGCGATCTGCTAACAAATTGGAATACAGATGATCGTAGAAGCTTCGGGTCTTTATCTAGCCAAATTTCGTTTTTGGAAAACAATCCAGACATAGATGTCTGCTATGGACCTACATTGGTTTCAAGCGTTCCAAACGAAACTTTTGAATTCTGTAAATCTGATTTAGTTTATCCATCTCTTGATGGATCTCTGGAGAATTTAATGCGCCACAATTCTCCACACTGTCTCCCCATGTGGAGAAAGTCTATTCATGAACGATTTGGTGTGTTTGATACTTCTTATTTTTCTGCGGCAGATTACGACATGTGGTTTAGAGTTTTAGCTGGTGGTGGCAAAATAGCGCCAATAGAAGAAACCGTAGGCTTGTATTATCAAAATCCAAAGGGCATATCAACAAATCCAGCATCTTTAGATAGAGCCATTAAAGAAGTGCTTAGCGTCAGAGATAAATATAAATGATTAATTTAATTACATGCTGCGATCAAAACTTTTTAGATAAAGCTGTCAAATGCTTGACCAGCTCATTTGAAATCGACAATAGCATAAAATATACCATTTATATATTTGGCGATAAAGAGGCTGGCTCCGAAATACCAGATTTTATATCGGTAAAAAGGATGCCCCAAAATATTAAAAATCTTAATGACCCTTATTTATTTGCATATAAATATTGGTCTATATTAGATAGTTTTTTAGAAAACCAGCATGTTATATATACAGATTCTACTCATTTTATAAATAAGTCATTATCAAATGTAATTAATTTCTATTCAAACGATTGTCTGCTTTTAAGATACAAAGACGGTCAATTCTTAGTAAAAGATTGGACTACGAAAAAATGCATAGCAGAACTTGAAGGTGAAAATTATTTGCATAATTCACAAATTTGGGCGGGTTTTCAAGCCTACAAGAATACAATTAAAAATAAAGAATTTGTAAAAAAAATACTCGATCTATGTCTAAATACTGATATCGGTTATCCTTTGCCATCCGAATATAAACCAGATGGCGAAGATGGCGACTGCTTGTATCATAGAAATGATCAATCCATTTTATCAATAGAGGCACTTAAAAACAACATATATCCAGAATTCAACGAATCAATAGACTTATCTTTTGGAGATTTTCAATCAGTTTGCGTTTTTTATCCCGACGATTATTCGGGGGACGTGCTAAATAATTTAAACAGATATGTTTATCCAAGATACTTTAAAAAATAAAAAAAATGAATAAAACAATACATTACAATACAAGATCCGAACTCTTAGAACTGGTCCCCAAGGATTGTAACTTTTTAGAAATTGGTGTTTTTGTTGGCGATTTCGCGAAAGAAATTCTCGAAAAAGTTAGCCCTAAGAATTTATATCTTGTTGACATCTGGCTCGGCAAATATGGTTCTGGCAATAAAGATGGAGAGAATCATTATGAGATAGAAGACATGCAAACCGTTTATTTGAATCTTTATCAAAAGTATAAAGACTACAATAATATACATTTGGTAAGATCGTCGTCGGTTCCATTTTTACAAAGCTGCGAAAACGATTTTTTTGACGCCATCTATATAGATGGAGATCATACAGCTCAAGCGGTTTATGATGATATCTTCTACTCTTATCAAAAAATAAAGAATGGCGGCATAATCATGGGACACGATTACCACTATCAAGTAAAATATGCCGTTGATATTTTTTGCGAACAGTTTAATCAGGAAATAAAATATATAGCTGACGACGGATGCCCATCGTTCTTTATAGAAGTTAAAAAACCATAAAATGCTTATATATCACCATTTGGGAATCGGAGACCATATCATTTGCAACGGTCTCGTAAGAAATTTGTATGAAAAATACGGATCTGTAGATTTATTTTGTTATGGCTATAACGAAGCTAATGTGAAATACATGTATAGAGATCTGAAAAATTTAAATACAATCCCCGTGTCTTCAGATCAAGAAGCTCATTCCATTATAATAAAAAACAATTTTGATGTGATAAAAATAGGATTCGAAAATTTGCATATGAACGAATCGTCAGAATCTTTTGACATCGAATTCTATAAAATGGCAGATTTGCCTTTCTCTTCTAAATTTGATGATTTTTACTTAGAAAGAGACATGGAGAAAGAGATTTTTATTTGCAAAGATTTAAACCCAAACAATGAGCCTTATATATTTATTCATGGAGATTTAGACATGAGTAAAATAAGAGAAGACATTAAAATTATTCATAACCCAAAAGAATATAGTTTATTTAATTTAATCCTCTTATTAGAGAACGCCGAAGAAATTCACGTAATGGAATCAAGCCTGAAATGCTTAATAAATCAATATAAGTTGAATAAGCCGAAATTATTTTATCACAATTATGTAAAATACTGTTCTGAATTTTATAACACTCAGGGTCTCAACACTTTCCAAGTCATCAATTAATATGCTCGAAATACAAATTAGCGTCGGCGAACTTTTAGACAAGTTGTCAATTTTAAAAATCAAAAAAGAAAAAATCTTTGACGACAAAAAGTTGAAGTATGTAGAAGAAGAGTTCGAGATTTTAAACGAAAAATCTTCATCTTTTTTAAACGACGAGAACATTAAGAAAATTTATAAGGATCTTTATTCGACAAACAAAGACTTATGGGCGATTGAAGACGAATTGAGAATTCTCGAAAAACTAAATCAATTTAATGATCAATTTGTTGATCTAGCTAGAAAAGTTTACAAAGTAAACGATCATCGTTTTTTGCTGAAAAGCAAGATAAACGACATCACCAACTCTTCAATAAAAGAACAAAAAAGCTATAAATAATATGCAGGGACAAATAAATTTAGACGACGCAGCTGGTTTACATATTAAAAATATATGCGAAAGAGAAGATGTCAATACTATTGTAGAAATAGGAACTTGGAATGGCAGAGGATCTACATTTTGCATCTATGAGTCTATTAAGAATACAGAAAAAAGATTAATTTCTCTAGAAACGTGGAAAGAAATGTATGATTTCGCTTTCGCTTTTTATCAAGACAAAAAAGAAGTGTCTATTATTAACGGATATATCAGCGATAAACTTCTGGATTTCCACTCATTGGATGATTCGTTTTTTACTGATTATGACAAAAATTTAAAATTGTCATGGTATAATGAAGATCTAAAAAATATCAATAATTGTAAAAATGTTTTAGATCAAATCCCAGAAAAAATAGATTTTCTAATTTTAGATGGAGGCGAGTATTCTAGTTGGGATGAATATTTAATCTTAAAAGACAGATCAAGAATCATTTTTCTTGATGACACTAGACCGCCAACAATTAAAAACTTTATGGCAAGAGAGGATCTGCTTAAAACTCGTAAAGTTATAGTGGATGATGTATACTCTAGAAATGGATATTGTATTTTTGAACAATGAAGATAGCAATACAAACAATAATCTTTAATGGCGAAAAACATTTGCCCGATAACATGTTGCTCGCATGGCTTGAGCAAGCAAATAACATAGCAGATTATGTCTTCATTACAGAGGGGGCTACAAAAGCAATAAATCATTATTGGGACGGAGACACATCGGAGTTCACCGCAGATGGCAAATCCACCGATAATACATGTTCAATAATTAAAGAATATATCAAAGATAAGCCGAAATTCTTTTTTAAAGAAGCTGACGGATTTTGGGATGGAAAAACGAATATGTTAAACTATTGGTTTGATAACTCACAAGAGATTCGGGATGTAGATTATGTCTGGCAAATTGACGCTGATGAGTTTTATTCAAATGAAAGCGTTGATAAAATAATCAATCTATTAAATAGCGAACGTCCATCAAGGATTGATTTTTTCGCTAATCATTTTTGGGGCGATTTCAATCATTGTATTGACGAAAGATCTGATGGTATTTGGGCCAACCAAATTCCTTGGATGAGAATTTTTAGAGTCAATGAACAAAGCAGATGGATATCCCATGAACCTCCGAACATGTATTTTAATGAATATGAAAAAATTATTTCTAAATATGAAACATTAAAATTGAAAATAAAACTTGATCATTATAGTTATGTAACAGAAGATCAAGTGACGTTTAAAAGCAAATTTTATAACGCCCCCGATAAAATAAAATTATTTAATGAATGGAAAAAAGATAAAAACACGCCAATATTTGGATGCAGCGTCTTTCCATTTAAAGATAGTCATTCAGAGATAATAAATAAATACTACAATGAATAATTTTTTAAATACAATCAAAAAAAATACAACATTTCAGGGGGGAGCTAATTATGAGGATTTCCAAATAGAAAAATTCTTAGAGATCTTAAATAAAATAAAAACAAAAACCCCATTAATGATTGAGCTCGGCTCCAATGATTGTTTTTACTCTATTTTATTTAATAAATTTTTTGAAAAGTCAGAAGACCTGTTGAATGTATGCGTGGAAGTGAGCAGCAAACTCATCAATCTTGGAAAGATTAATGTAGAATCAAATAATTGCAAAAACTTCAAATTCAAACACTCTAAAATAGGAACGCTAGATCAGCAATATTTTGATATGATTTCAAAATCAGACCCAAACCTATGGGGGGATTTATCAACAGACACGACGAGCATAAAAGATCTCATAAATGAATTTCAATTGAAAGAAATATCAATATTGCATATGGATATTCAAGGATCTGAAATATTTATTCTTAAAGAATTAGAAGACTTAGATATTAACATAAAATACATGTTTATTTCGACCCATCCCGAATCAGCTTTTGGATCGACTCATGAAAAATGTATCAATTCTTTAAAAAATCTTAATTTTGAAATACTATTTAGTGACGAATCAAGCGGCGGATATGGAGACGGATTAATCGTGTGTGAAAATAAAAAATAAATGAATAATTTAAAAGAAAAATATATAGGCAAAAAAATAGATCATATGGACATACTGAACATCGAAGACGCAGCAAAAAAATCAGTGGGTAAAAAATCCATTATTGTTACGGGAGTAACTGGGCAAGATGGAAGTCACATGGTCGATTATCTTTTAGCTAATACGGACTATGAAATTTTTGGATGCGTTCGTAGGCTTAGTGTTTATAATCATAAAAATATTTCTCATATCAATAATGAGCGTTTTCATTTGATTAATTTCGACCTTACTGACAGCCATTCAATTTCGAGAATCATTGAAAAGATCAAACCAGACTATTTTATTAATTTAGCAGCTCAAAGTTTTGTGGGCAGCAGTTGGGATTTCGCCCATCAAACTTGGGAAACGAATTCAACTTCCACCCTTCATATCCTTGAAGCAATTAGACTTTATCATCCCACCTGTAGGTTTTATCAAGCTGGCTCCTCAGAAGAGTTTGGCGACGTATCATACGTTCCTCAAGACGAGAAGCACCCATTGCGCCCAAGAAGCCCATACGGAGCATCTAAGGCGGCATCAAGGCAGCTTGTTAAGGTTTGGAGAGAGTCTTATAATCTTTATGCTATTCAAGGTTGGCTTTTTAATCACGAAGGAACTCGTAGAGGCGAAGAATTTGTTACTCGTAAAATAACAAAAGCCGTCTCCCGTATTAAAAAAGCTCTCGATAACAATCAGCAATTTGATCCGCTTCAATTGGGAAATATTGATGCTCAAAGAGATTGGAGCGATGCTGAAGATTTCGTAGATGGAATTTGGAGAATGCTTAATCAAGATCTCTACTATCTAAACAATATTGCGGAATACGAAGGGGACGCATTCGTCTTGGAGCTAGAAAATTTACCAAAATATATCAAAGAATATGTTTTATCATCCAATGAAACCCATTCTATCAGAGAATTCGTTGAACTGGCATTTAAAGCGGCTGGAATCCAAGGCTATTGGGTGGGGTCGGGATTAAATGAAATGTTCTTGCAAAAAGAAACGGAAAGAGTATTGATGACGATCAATGAAAAATTTTATAGATTAGCCGAGGTTGAATTACTTCTTGGAGATTCTTCTAAAGCTAGAGCTGATTTAAACTGGCAACCGCAGACATCTTTTAAAGAACTTGTTCAAAAAATGACAATTTACGATATTAATCTTCTCGATTCGCCAAAAAATGTGTAAATATCTACATGGTCGGTAGATTTGCAATCAATAATAAGTTTGGTACTAAATACGCTATAGATGAATTATCTTTCGCGGAAATCAAAGACGAAGCTTCTGCTTATTTTTTAGGTTTTCTTTATGCAGATGGAAGTATCGGGCATTATAATGGCGATTATTCAATACGTATAGAACTCCAAGATCAAGATCGAAAAATCTTAGAAGATTTTAGAGATTTTGTAAAATCTAATCGCCCCATATCAGACTCCTACAAGAAAGGAAAGAAATATTGCGCAATGCGCATTAGTAATAAAACGATTTATACCCACTTAACTAATAAGGGTATAATGCCCAGAAAAACTTTTACAATATCTTTCCCATCAGAAGATATTGTCCCCAAGCATCTGTTGTCTCATTTTATTAGAGGATATTTTGATGGAGATGGTTGTATTACATGTTCAAAAAACAAGCAGAGTTCAATCTCTTTTACAATAACATCTAATTTGCATTTTTTAGAAGGTTTACAGGAATTTTTAATAAATGAATTAGGTTTTTCAAAAACAAAAATCACAGCAACTAAATCTATAGGTATTGGAACTCTCGTTTATAGTGGTAGTCTTAATGCAAAAAAGTTTTATAACTTCATTTACCAAGACGCAAAATTTTATTTGACAAGAAAATTTGAAAAATTTTCATCAGTTCTTAAAAATATACAAAAATTAAAACAAAAATCCTATAGTCTTATATCTCCAACTGGTCAAGTGTTTGGTGTTTTCAATTTAAGAGAATTTTCATCTCAACACAAAATTAGCAAAAAAAGTATTTATGCCTTGGCAAAAGGAGAGAAAGATAGCGTCAAGGGTTGGAAACTTCTTTTCAAAATTTAGTTGACAAAATGGTTTCTGCGGACATACTATCTCTCGATGGCGAAGAGTAAGATCAGCAAAAAGCAAATACTCGCACGACTCACGCTTGTCCCCGCAAAGGATAAGCGTTTGTTTTACATGCGAGAAATGAAGTTCTTGAACGACTTGTGCGAACGATACTCGCTTGAGTTCATGAACATTGTTTCTTTTGACAAGAAGTTCGATTCGCTAGCCTATATAGTCTGCGACAAGCTAGAAGAAACGATGGATAAAAAGTTTCGCGCATTCAATTTTAAGGTTGACTTATCCAAGTATAGCGATTACGATATAGGAGAAAAGGTGGGTGAAGACTCCACGGTGGAGAAGAAAATTAAATCATTAAAGGACTTTTTAGATGGCGAAAATTAAACAAGAAAAAAATAAAGAAGTATTGAATTCCAGCTCCGTTCTAGGCTCGTTCCTAAAACAAAACTCTGAAGATCACTACAACTTTGAGGAAGAGATCGACTATAAAGTTTCCAGCGGTTCTCTGCAATTAGATTTGCGGCTGGGCGGAGGGCTATGCCCAGGTTTACACAGATTTTGCGGAATGAATGAGGGGGGTAAGACGAGCGCAGCGCTGTCATTCATGAAAAACTTTTTGACCTCAGTTCCAAATTCGAAAGGCTTTTACATTAAAGCGGAAGGTCGTCTCGGCAAAGAGATGAGAGAAAGATCTGGCATTAATTTTGTTTTTAATGCCGAAGATTGGCAAGTCGGAACTTGTTTTGTATTTGAAAGCAACATCTATGAAACTGTTGTCGCCGCAATGCGCGAGCTGGTTACTAAAAACGAAGAAGATTGCCGCTATTATTTCCTGCTTGATTCTGTCGATGGTCTAATCACTAAGGGGGATCTTGACAAGGGTTTTGAGGACTCTAACAAGGTGGCTGGCGGAGCGGTTATTGCAGCCAATTTCATGAAGCGCCTTTCGATTGCTCTCGCCAAGAGAGGACACATGGCGGTATTTATCAGTCAAGTTCGCGCAGATATTAAGCTTGATCCTTACTCAAAAGCTCCAGTGAGACAAACAACCGCTACGGGCGGAAACGCTCTGCTGCATTTTGCAAATTTCATTCTTGAATTTGAACCTAGATACAAGGGGGACTTAATTCTCAAAAACCCTTCGGACAAAACCATTGACGCTGTAAATAACCCTATCATTGGGCATTTTGCTAAGGTGACTGTCAAAAAATCACCAAACGAAAAAACAAACCTAACCATATCCTATCCAATTAAATACGGTCGGACTAATGGCAATTCAGTTTGGATTGAGAAGGAAATTGTTGATTTGCTGCTTCTGTGGGAATTTCTTGTCAAGGGAGGTTCGTGGTATACTGCCACCGAAGAATTTGAAGAGCTTCTCGCCGAAAACTCTCTTCTTCCTATGGGGAAGGTGCAAGGACTAGATTCCGTGTTTAGTAAAATCGAACAAGACCAAGCCTTGAGTCAGTTTTTAATAAGCTACTTCAAGAAAGCGATTTGCGATGAAGTTTAAAACCATTAATGGTTCTACTGCGGAACTTAAAAACGCCAAAAGATACTTAATCAAGTGGAGAGGCAAGAGTCGCAGCAAATTTCAACTATCAGTAAAGCGGTTTCTTTTTCCATATTGGAAAAACGATATTGTTTTTGAGGAATTTAAGCTGGTGGGAACTCGCCTATCTTTTGATTTTTACAACGCAAATAAAAAAGTCGCCGTAGAAGTTCAGGGCGGACAGCACACCAAATATGTTGAATTTTTTCATGGCAACCGCTTCCAATATCTCCAACAATTAAAAAGAGATGAAAAGAAATTAAAATTCTGTGAGGCGAACGAAATCATCCTTGTGGAAATTTATCCCAAGGACGAAATCAACGAAGAGCTTTTTTTATCGTTCGGAACGATTTTGTGATTGACAGCTTCGCAAAAAAGCTTATCCTAAGCTAAGTATGATCTATAACTTAGAATTGGAAAAACAACTTTTGGCGGCGCTCATTAAAGAGCCCGAAAGCTACTGTGAGATTTCGAACTTTATTAGCCATAAGGATTTCTATAGCGAAGACTCTGATCTTCATGGTTCTATTTTCACGGTGATCAAGCAAGCGATTGATACTGGAGACCAAATTGATGAGATCATTGTCGCGCAAAGAGTGTCTTCGCTTGGATTGTCTTTTGAGGACAGATTGAATCCTGCTGATTATATCCGTTCGCTTGCCATGCGCAAAGTTCCGAATGGCAATTTAATCAAGACAGCCAAAGAACTGAAGAAGTTCACCATTCGCAGAGAGCTATATGAATCCGCTCAAGATATTGCGCGGAAAATGAAGTCTATTGCTCCAGAGTCGAGCTATACTCAGATCATTGGAGCGGCAGACGATTCGTATAATTCGCGCATCAATCTTTATGAGATTGGAAACGATACCCCTGAAAACATCTATGATGAGATGGAGGCATTGATTGAGGAGCGCGGCAACAATCCCATTACCGAATTCGGCATGATGGGTCCTCATGAAAAGATCAATGAGATATACGGCTCTCTGCTTAGACCAGGAAATATTACAGTTATCGTAGCGAGGTCTGGTGTAGGTAAGACTCAATGGTGCATGGATTATAGCACCAAAGTCTCTATGAAATACGGAGTTCCTGTGTTGCATTTTGATAATGGCGAAATGAGCAAAGAAGAGCTTATTATGCGTCAATGCGCGGCAATCTCAGGAGTTCCCATGCATCTGCTTGAAACTGGCAACTGGAGAAAAGCTGGCGCTGATGTGGTCGCTAAGGTGCGTTCCACTTGGGCGAAGGTTAAAGACCTCAAATTCTACTACTACAACGTTGGTGGTATGGATGTTGACGCAATGATTAAAGTCCTCAAGCGATTCTATTATGCAAAAGTTGGTCGCGGCAATCAAATGATTTTCTCATTCGACTATATCAAGACGACCTCCGAAGCTAGCGGCGGCAAGAATGAGTGGCAAGTAGTCGGTGAAATGGTGGACAAGTTCAAGAAGTGCATTCAAAAAGAAATTCTTCACGAAGGCGATCCAATTATCCCGATGATCACCTCTGTGCAATCTAACAGAAGCGGTATTACCAATAACCGCCAATCACAAAACATTGTTGACGATGAAAGCATTGTGTCGCTATCCGACCGAATCACACAATTCTGCTCTCACATGTTTATTCTTCGTAATAAAACTGCCGATGAAATTGAAACAGAGGGTCGCAATTTCGGCACTCATAAAATCATCAATGTAAAAGCCCGACATCTTGGTAAGGATATCGCTGGAGCCGTTGAGCCTGTGCGTATTGGAGACTCTCTGCGTAAGAACTTTATCAATCTTGAGTTTCATAATTTCTGCATTACTGAAAAGGGAGACCTGCGAGATATTGCTCGTATCGCGGAAGGGGGAATGGACTTAGAAAATGACGAATCAGACGACACACCGAACTTCAATTGATCCTGTTTCAATCAGACCGACTCTTGAAAAGATTGGTTATCGCTTGATTGATTGCGGAAATCATTGGCGCACAAAAGCTCTATATCGGGGCGGCGACAATGAAAGCGCCGTCTGCATCTATAAAAACACAGGAGTATGGAGCGATTACGCGCAAGGCAGTCAAAAATTTCCTTTTGAAAGGCTTATCAAACTAACCTGTGGATCAGATCCTCAAACAATTAAAAAAATTCTTTCTTCGATTAACAAGTCGGAAGAATATGTATACGTCGAAAAACAAACAATCGAAATGGACGCAATCTATCCAGAATCAATACTAAACAATCTATTTCCAAATTTCTCTTTTTACAAAAAAAAGGGATTGTCGGAAGATACTTTAAATTTTTATAAAACTGGACTGGCTCAGTCTGGCAAGATGTATCGCCGAATGGTCTTTCCAATTTATAATGAATACAGTCAAATCGTTGGCTTTAGCGGTAGAAAGACTGACCTCGATAATGATAAAATCCCCAAATGGAAGCATATCGGTAAAAAAAGAAACTGGATTTACCCAGCGTTTATTCCAGCCGAAGAAACTGTCGATTCTATTATTCGCAAAACGGGAGAAGTTGTAATTGTCGAAAGCATTGGAGATAGCATGGCTCTTTTTGAATCTGGAGTTAAAAACTCGCTAGTATCTTTTGGTTTAGGATGTCAGCCTGTCATGCTATCGTATCTAAGCTCTTTTTCAGTCAAGAGGATTGTCATAGCTGGCAATAACGATTCGGATGGAGAGAACCATGGTTACTTAGGTTGCGTTAAAACGCTATTGAATCTTTTGCCGTATTTTGATTTTAATTGTATTGAGATTAATCTTCCGCCAGAAAATCATAACGATTTCTCAGATGCATTTACTTCTGGATTAGATCTTAAAAAATGGTATCATACGCCAGTAGACCGATCTCAATTTATCAAACAGTTAGTGACTTTCGTTGCTGCTAATAAGCAGAAATTTAAAGAAAAAGAGCTTTCTACATTACGAAAGGTCTTAAAATCCTCATGAGTGAGCCGAAAAATTCATTATCCGCAAGCAGAATTAAAACACTACAGTCTTGTAGCTGGATGTATTATGCGAAGTATGTTCTGGGCGTTCCAGATAAATCAAATGACGGCGCTAGTCGAGGCACAGTCTGCCACCTAGTATTCGAAGTTCTTGGTGATCGTCGTAGAAAAAAAACCTACGATAAAATCATTAAAAAACAAGACCCTTTCGCGGTCAAGTCAATTGAAAAACTAATCATTAAACATGCGAAGCGTCTATCTGTAGATGATGATGACAATATTGAGTTGATTAAAAAAATGATACTCAATGGACTCATGTATGACTTCTTCGGTCTGACCGCTGGCAAACCATCGCTAGCCGTATCAGAACAAGACTTTGATATTGTCGTCAATGACGGCAAATTTAAATACAAAATCAAAGGATTCATCGACAAACTTTTCCTTTACAAGAATAAAAAATTCGCATTAATTCGCGACTTTAAAACCAGCCGCGAAACATTTAAGGGGAAAGAGGTCAAAGACAACTTGCAAGATTATATGTATAGCCTTGCCGTGAAACATTTATTCCCCGAATTCTCGAATAGAGCAAGCGAGTTTTTATTTTTAAAGTTTGATTTGGACGACTCCAAAAATTCAGGAGTTGTTAAAATGGCTCCGATTACCGATGACGACCTAGAAGGTTTCGAGCATCAGCTTACAGCGATTCAAGAATATCTAGATAACTTTTCAGAAAAAGATGCTCGTTCTAATTTTGCCGCGAGACAGCCCTATCCAACAGACAAGACGTTCAGCGGGCCATTGTTGTGCGGATTTGCAAAATATCCAGATCAACTAAAGCTTGACGGAACGCCTATGTGGGCCTGTTCCTGCAAATGGCCTTTTGATTATTTCGTCGCCCTCGATGAGAATGGCAAGCAGTTAAAATCATATTTTAATGAATCGGATGTTCCAGAGGGGCAGAAATACGAAAAACGACACTACCAAGGTTGCCCTAGCCATATAAAAAGAGCTTGACAACCGAAAGAAATCCTGTCATCATTTGTTCGATGACACCAGTTTTCACAAGCCACTTTTCCATAGGCAAGTCAATTCTTACGCTGGAGCATCCAGATAAAGAAACATCGGATGGCCCCGACAGCATCTTTTCAATTGCGAAAGAAGGCGGACTCCAGCATTTGTTCCTAGTGGAAGAGTCAATGATAGGCTTCTTTGGAGCTTTTAAAACTGCAAAAGAGCTTGGTATTAATTTGCATTTTGGATATAAATTCATATGCTGCAATTCCGACGCTAATAACAAATCCAATCACAAACTCATAGCGTTTGCTAAAAACGATGATGGTTGCAGAGCTTTAAATAAATTGTATTCGTTTATCAACACTGGGCAAAATGGAGCGATTTCGAATGATGACCTCATCGCTCATTGGAGCGACGATTTAATGTTGGCTGTGCCGTTTTATGATTCGTTCATATTTAATAATCAAATGATTATGGGTAATTGCATTCCGAATATCGCACCGCTTAATCCTGTGTTTTTTGTTGAAGACAACGGATTGCCATTCGACGATCTTGTTAAAAGAGCTGTGCATCGGTATGTCACCGAGAGAATTCCAACCGCTTCCATCGAATCGGTAAATTCTATTTTTTACAAATCTAAACACGATTGCGATGCATTTCAAACTTATAAAATTCTCAGCAATCGTAAGTTCGGACGACAAGCTTCTCTTTCTTGCCCTAATTTAGATCACTTTGGCAGTGATGAATTTTGCTGGGAATCCTACTGCGAAAAACGTGACGCGATGCTTAATAAACCATGAACGACTTACTAAGATTCAAAAAACAACAGAACTACATCACCATTGATGTAGAGACCGAAGGCTTAAACCTTATATCATCTAAACCTTGGCAAGTATCATGGATTATTTGTCGCGGCGATAAGATGATATCCAAACACGATCATTTCATTCGCTGGGACAACATCAATGTCTCTGCTGACGCTGCGCGAATTACGGGTTTTAATAAAAACCACTATTATGAAAAAGCGGAATCTCCCATCGAAGTTTTTAAACAGCTATCAAAGTATCTTTACGATCCATCGTTTTTAGTGATCGGGCAAAATCTTCTTGGGTTTGATGTTTATATGATCAATGTTTGGCGCAAGCTAATGGGGATGAAAAGCGATAATTCTTATGTCAATAGAGTAATTGATACCAAGTCTATCTCGACAGCCATCTTCAAGAACATTCTGCCCGACAAAGAAAACTTTTTATCATGGCAATATAAGATGTTGCATATTCGCGAAAAAGGTCTAAAAACCAATCAAGCTTTCATGCTTAAATATTACGATATTCCCCATGACCCCAAAAGACTACATGACAGTCTTTATGATGTCGAAATGACTTTTGAGATTTTCAAAAAACAAATTTTTAACATTGATTTATGATCCAACAATTTTCTAATTACGAATCTCCATTTCCAGCGGGGGTTAAGCTCCCTGAAATTAAAATTGAGCAGCGCCATTATCAAAGCTTGGGTATCGCCAACGATACTTCCAACTTTGAGTTTTTGCGCCGCCTCTGCTTTGAGGGCGTTAAGAAAAGAGGCATTCTAGATAAACCCAACAAAGAAAAATATTTCGAACGCTTAAAGATGGAGCTGTCGGTCTTTGAGGAGCTGGGATTCATTGACTATGTTTTGCTGAATTGGGATGTCATTAATTTCTGTCATGAAACAGGCGTTCCTACAGGCGCGGGTCGCGGTTCAGCCCCTGGAAGTTTAGTGCTATATGCCATTGGCGTAACCAACATTGATCCAATTAAACACGATCTATTCTTCGAGAGGTTTGTCTCGAAAAGCCGTGCGCGAAAAATCGAACATAATGGAGAGATCTTTTTGGACGGCTCTCTTTTGTGCGATGTTGATAACGATATTAGTTATGACAGACGACAAGAGGTGTTGGATTATATTAATAAAAAATATGCTGGCAGAACTTCTAAGATTCTCACGCTGAACACTCTCAGTAGCAAGCTATGTATTAAAGAGTGCGGCAAGATTGTCGGCGAAATGTCGGAATCGGACGTTAATATTATTAGTGATTCCATCTCCAAAAAGTTTGGCAAGGTCGCTAAGCTTGGAGCGGCATACGAAGATAGCGAAGTCTTCAAAGAATTCGCGGACAAAAATAAGAGAGTCTATCGCGTTGCTAAAAAAATCGAAGGACTCAACAAGAACGTGGGAGTTCATCCTTCTGGTATTGCTATCAGCTATTACTCGATCCAAGAAGTAATGCCCGTGCAAACCACTGGGGAAGAGGCTCTTGTTTCGGGGTATGACATGAACGACGTTGCCGAGTTGATGGTCAAGTTTGATATTCTTGGTCTGCGCACATTGTCGGTAGTTAATGATGTTTGCCAACAAATTGGTTTAAACGCGCACGATATTGATGTAGAGCATCCATCTATTTACGCCGCTCTTCAAGTGCTGCAAGCTCCCATGGGACTTTTCCAGATCGAGGCGGACACAAACTTCAAGGTGGCTCAAAAAGTCGCGCCACGTAATCTAGAACAGCTTTCGGCGGTAGTGGCTATTGCAAGACCAGGAGCATTGGATTTCCTTGACAAATACGTGGAATACGCAAGAACAGGAGAGTCTCAGTCTATCCACCCTTTCTTCGATGATGTTCTCTCCTACACTGGCAACATTCCTCTGTTTCAAGAGCAGTTGATGAAGATGGCTGTAAAAGTCGGATTCAGTTTGGATGAATCAGAACAATTGCGTCGAATTGTCGGCAAGAAAAAAGTTGATAAAATGGCTGAGTGGAAAGATAAGATCGCTCAAAAAATCAAAGAAAATAATCTCGACCCGATCATTGGAGATGTTTTATGGAAGGTCGCCGAAGACTCTGCAAATTATTCGTTCAATAAATCGCACTCGATGGCTTATGCGTATCTTGCCGCTACGACGGTATATCTTAAATTCAACTATCCCCAGCAATTCTTTTTGAGTCTTTTGAAATTTGCTCAATTTGAGCCGAACCCCCACGAAGAAATCCTGAAAATTTCACAAGAGCTATCATCGTTTGGAATCAAACTGTTGCCCCCCAGTCTCACAAAGTCGCAAATTGATTTTTCTATCGAAGGCGAAGATATCCGTTATGGTCTTAATACGATCAAGGGCGTTTCTACGAAGTCTTTAGAGTCGTTGCTAGAGTTCCGCCAGAACGCATTTGAAAACAAGTATGAGGTGTTCTTGGCGGCAAAACAGGCGGGTGTCAATATTGGCCTGATGTCTGCATTGATTCAAGCAGGTTTGCTTGACCACTTTGTTGAAAAAGACCGATGCCGATTAGTTCTAGAAGCTCAAACATTTAATATTCTAACAGATCGAGAAAAAAGAAATTTAATCATCTTGGGAGAAAAATACAATTTCAATCTCTTGGATTGCATTAGCGATTGCGTTAAGACAAAATCTGTCGCAGACGACAATAAAGCCGTTTTTTCCGATAAGCGCTTTGAAACATTTAAAACTAAATATAAACCATATCGACAAATCTATGACCAAAACAAACAACATCTCAAATATGCTAATTGGTTTTTTGAGAGTAAATTATTGGGCTACAGTTATTCACAAAACATCCGAGATGTTTTTAAGGAAGCTGGCAGGTCTCATTTTGTTTCTTCACAAGACTTACATTCAGTTGATAACAACACTTCCGTATGCTCTGTCGGGTTTGTAATAGACTCTATTTGCAGAACGAGCGCAAATGGCAACAAATACGCCCGTATTGATATCGCCGATGAATGTGGAAACATTTCAATGCTGCTTATGGATAATTCGCGAGAAGAAAAACTAACAAGCTTCCTTAATTCTGGTAAAAAAATTCCTAAAAAGGGGGCGGTGGTGATCGGTATCGGCAGAAAAAATAACGACATCATTATGCTTGACAAGATGGTGCTTTTGGAAGATAAAATATATATGAAGCTCTCAGAGCTTAAATGACAGTGTAACTACATATGATGGAACTAGATCAACAAAATTGGACATTTAGCGCTTTAGAATCTTGGCTGGAGGTCTCTAAGATTGCCAGATCCAAAAATCACAAAATCACTAATATTTATCATCTTTTTGTTTCTCTGTGGGAGAGAAGCAGCTCTAATTTCTTAGAATTTATAGACAACAGGGGTCTCGCGATTAAGCCGAGGACTATACACGCCATTGTTGACAAATTCGCCAAAAAGAATCCAGACATGTTTTTGAACTCCCAAATGGAGTCGATTATTCAAAAAGAAATTGAAAATTGCGTTGATAAAGCTTCCCTCTTAGCCAACAAGCATGGTAATTTATTTATTGGAACCGAGCATTTTATTTGGAGCATTCTCGAATGCTCAGAAAAGTTTTGCGAATGTTTGCTAGAAAACGGGATAGATACGGAGCATTTTAAAAATTGTATTGAAGCGTTTTTAACAAGCGATGCTTTGTCGATTGAAGAGGATGAGGACTTTGATGAATCAGGCGAAGTTGCTCATAAAGATGCAAACGAAGAGCAGCAGCGGCTTAATGAATCTCAAATCAAGAGATTTTGCACTCTCTTGAACGAGACGGTTACAAAGAGCGACTTTGGCGTGATTTCGGGACGAGATAAAGAAATCAGCGATCTTGAAGAGATATTAAGCTGCAAAATTAAAAGCAATTGCATTCTAGTGGGAGAAGCTGGCACGGGAAAAACTTCGGTGGTTGAAGGTTTGGCTCAAAATATTTCTTCTCCAAAATATACAGGATCTCTTAAAAATAAAAAGATCTATTCGCTAGATATATGCGCCCTAATCGCTGGTAGCAAATATCGAGGTCAATTTGAAATGAGGCTCAACAAACTTCTGGAAGAGTTAAAAGCAGATCCGAATGCGATATTATTTATAGATGAAATTCACAATATCGTCGGAGCGGGATCAGGAAGAGACAATTCCCCCGATTTATCCAATTCGATTAAGCCAGCGTTAGCTCGCGGTGAAATCAAATGCATAGGAGCTACGACATTTTCAGAATACAAGAAATATATTGAAAATGACCCCGCTTTAGCTCGAAGATTTTATACTTTAGAGATTAAAGACCCCGATATAGATCGAATGAAAGATATCGCTCTTAAAGCTTTACCAAGTTATGAAAATTACCATAAGATAAAATTCCCCAAAAAACTGTTGAAAACATCAATCGACATGTGCGAAACCTACTTGCCGCACAAAAGATTCATCGACAAAGCTTTTGATGTGATTGATCGCTCTTTTGCTAGAGCAAAAATTAGAATTTTAAGTTCCGATGATCAAGTGCAGGAAGAAATTCCTCAAACAGTTGTTCTCGAAGATCTATTGCAAGCTGTTGCTAATCTGTCAGGAATCAGTGCAGATATTCTAAAAAACAATTTAGAAAAAAAGTTTTCCAATTTGGCCACTAATTTTAAAAAAGAAATTTTTGGACAGGACAAGGCTATTGATAAAATATATAATTGCCTCGCTTGCGCCAAGGCTGGACTGAACTCCGAGAACAGACCTCTTTCTAGCTTTTTGTTTGTTGGTCCAACAAGCGTTGGTAAAACCTATACCGCTAAAAAAATCGCCAAAGAATTCTTCGGCAATGACAGAAGTTATCTTCAGCTCAATATGAGCGAGTATCAAGAGCCAGCGTCCATATCGCGCCTTCTAGGAGCTAGCGCGGGATACGTTGGATTTAGCGATGGAGGAACCCTCACCGAGTTTGTTCGCCAGAATCCCAATAGTCTTATTTTGTTTGATGAAATTGAGAAGGGAGATTTCTCCGTTTTGAATGTTCTTCTCCAAATTTTAGACGAAGGCAAATTACGAGATGGGCAGGGTCGCGAAATTGACTTTTCGCGCACGATTCTTGTTCTTACCAGTAATATTGGAGCGTCAGAAGCGGGTAAATCGTCTATGGGATTCATCTCTAATCCAGATGACCCAGTAAACGTTTTTGAATCATCCGTCAAAAGAACACTGTCTCCAGAAATGCGGTCGCGTATTGATGAGACTATTGTGTTCGAAAAAATCAATGAAGAGGCTATCTCTAAAATCTTTGATCGACACGTTGCCGAAATGAAAGAAAAAGCGCATAAAAAAGGAATAAAAATTGACTGCCAAATTAAAATATCCGATCTGGTAATCGACAGCAGCAAGCTTCACGCCCGCGAAATTAAAAATATATTTAGAAACGAAGTTCAGACAAAAGTTGCACAATTCATCGCTTCTGGCAAAAAAAATCGCAATTTGAAGATAAAAGTTGTTGACAAAAAGGTTCAGTTGTCTTAGTATATCGGCGCAATGAAAAAACAAATTAAGCAATCAGCATTTGATGTAATGAAGCAAACACAAGGACGATTCTTCGGACTTTATCTAAAGGATGGAGAAACAATCAACGCTCAGTTTCGGCAAGAAACTGCGAAGACTGTCCTAGTCTATGATAGGAATAACGGTATCGACAGACGAATCAATAAGTCGAAGATTAATTTTATTTACTCCAAAAATACGCCGTTTTTCGCATAAACTTGGCATCTCGCATCAAACTCAAAAACCCAGTGGAAACACTGGGTTTTTTTTATACAATATAAAGTGCAACCTAAAGAATTAACCAATAAGCCCTACGTGTTCTCTTCAGATAACAAAGATTCTGAGGCGGCTCTATTTGCGGAAAAAGTTCTTAAAAAGATTGGGTTCGCTTCGGTTGAGGACGTTTGCTTTTTAGATTCACAGATGGACTTCGACTGCTTGAAAGCGGTGATTGATGGCGAGCCTAGATATTTTAAGTATTCGCTGGATGGAGAAGGTTCTTTTTTCGCTCACGAGTTCGATATTCTTAAACAGCTATCTCCATTTGCGCCAGTTCCTCATAAGCACGGAAAAATCAAATATGGAGACTCTTTGCAATACATCATCACTTCTCTTGAAGTGGCGGAAACCGTTGCGGAATTCGGAACAGCTTCCATTTTAGAACATAAAGATTCTTTTCTATTTTCTTTTGATAAATTGCGCGGCGTGTCAGTTGATAGGAATTTTTCTCATCATATAAATGATATTTTTGATCGCTGTGATATAGACAAACTGCCCGAACACTCAATAGAAGCTATCAGCAGCAATTCCGATATAAACATTTTGCGCTCAATCGTTGCCATTCTAAAAGACGAAATCAATTATCTTTCGCGGCAGAGTTTATGTAAAAGCTCTGATTTTTGTCATGGAAACTTGACTCCAAATAACATTTTAATAAAAAACAATCTATTTAAATTTCAGCACCTACAAGCTGGCTACATGGGAAATCAATTGTTCGATCTGTGCTATTTGTTTATTAATATGGGAATCCCCCTAGAATATCAGCGACAGTTCGCGATGGACTATAAATCTCTTTTCCCCGATTTTAATCAAGAGAAATTCACCGAAGAGTATAACTTTTGCTTCAATTTAATGCTTCGGCTGTTTGTTTTTGAAACGATTTTTAATTATCTGTGCGAAATATATCTATACGAAAATTCGCGCCCTTTAAAAATTCTACAGACTGTCAGCGTTTTTCTACGCAATGAAGAAGCTTTGACGATGATACCAAGCCTTAATCAATACACTTCGTTTTTAGTTAGAGATATCATGGAGCCTTTGATTGGTTCTGGTCGAAACAACGCAGATTCGTAAGAAAATCCTATTCGTCAGGGAAAATCTCTTCCTCCACCACTGGCGGTGTATAAACAATCTCAGCACTGCCATCTTGTGCAAATGATACGCTATATCCTGTTGGAACACCCAGCGGCACATATCCATCAATTTTGCTGGCAAGAAACGCCTGTGCTTCCGCCGAATCGGTAAACACTTTGAGTGCTTGTGTTCCAAGCAAACCGACCTTGACGCTTGGGCTTGCCTCTCCATACCAAAAAGCGTCATACGCTTGTTGGGTGAATGATTGTAGTTGTCTCAGTGCATTTTCAGCATGAGTGTTCATGGCGTTGACTTCTGCAATCGCTTTTAGTTCTTCTGTTTTTATTACGTTATACATAATTTCAGTATCTGTTTGTCATAATATACGGGCTATTGAAATTGATCCCTAAAAATCCAAGACCAGTGATATCCGCTCCTGCCATAATCCCAATTTGAGGTCTTGTTCCCAATTGATAGGTGGTTGCATTAGTTCCTACTCCAAGTCCAGTAAGCGTTAATGATGCGGTGGCTGAAGGAGTGCCAAGATGCAAAGTAATTGTTCTGCTTGTGAAGTTGTATTTAATAAAAAATTTGTAAAAAGTATATGGATTAACTTCAACAATTGCTGAAGATATTTTTTGACATCCCCCACCTGAAGTATAAGCGCCGTTTCCAGTGCTTCCATTTAATATGAATGTATTTGTGGTGACTCCAGATATTGTAAAAACACCGTTTGCCGCTGTATTTCCACCAACTCCCGTTATTTCAACTAAATCTCCGTTTTGGTGATTATGACCATTGTATGTTATGACAATAGGAGAAGCATTTGTCGCGTTGCTTATGTTTGTATTATTTAAATTACATGTTCTTCCAACAAGTTGAATTTGATATGTATTGTTGACAGGATGCTTGGACATTTTTATACCATATCCAGAGGACGAAATCAAGGAGCCTAATCTACCATTAAGAGTTCCGCTAGTGGCTACGTTTCCGAGAACAACTCGCAAAATTGCGTCTCTGGCGGTATTGTTGCTAAACGTCATTAAATCAAATCCTAAAATATGATTTACTCTCCAATCTATCATAGCTCCACCTCCAGCATTATTGCTTGATAAATTGTTGCCGTGTGCGCTTATAGTCGGGAAATTGAATATCGCGTGTGCGCCTGCATCATTAGCTACTGGAGCAGTGCCGAAACCAATACTTCCATTATTCATAAAAAATTGGCCATTAGTTTGTGTTCCGTTTGCTGCAAACACAGATGTTTGAGCGAAACACTGTCTTATTTCCATCATTCTTTCATCAAACAATTCGTTTGTAACGACACCTTTTGCCGTTGAAGCATTCAATGATGGTTGAGCCGTAGCAGTAACAGGGTTACTAAAAGCAAACGCAGCACCCGAACCAACAGCATCTAGAGTAACCAGACCAGACGCATTGACTGTGGTGCTTAAATAGTTTGAAGCATCATAGCCTAGACGCAATTGTTCCGTAGTAGATACTGCGTGGAGTTTGGCAGAAGGCGATGTTGTGCCGATGCCCACATTATCTGCAAATGTTTTTACACCCGATATATTTTGATCTCCAGTCGTATAAACAATATTATTTATTCCTGTAATGAAACCGCTGGGGTTACTCCTTGGGTAGAATTGACCAGTCTGCGATTGAGCGATAAATACTCCTGTTTCGCTTGGGCGAACTACCTCGCCAGTTACATATCCAGACAAATCAACGCCCGTTATGAATCCAGAAGGATTACTAGCGGCATAGAACTGCCCCGTTTGAGATTGAGTAACGAACACTCCTGTTTCGCTGGGGCGCACAACACTTCCAGTCACATAAGAACCTGTTTGATTATTTAAATTAGTGATTTGCGGTTGTAAATATCCGCTCAAAGCTGCAATCTCCTCAACTGAACCTATTGTCGCCAGAGGAGACAAATCGCTAGCTCTCGTAGAGATTCCAAATTTAAATTTATTAGAGTGGTCGAAACCAATAATTGCGCCAGAATCATTTATTCCAGTTAATCCTGAGCCAGTAACAAAAAATAAACCGCCATCAAATGCGCCGCCTGTTAAATTTAATAATAAGTATGGACTTTGGACATTCGAAACAGTGGAATTCGCTACTGTCTGGGTTCCAGTGACAAATAAATGATTAATATAAACATCATTAGAGAAAGTTTTATTTCCATAAATTGTTTGATTGCTATTGAAATCGACGTATCTATTATCTGCTGCGCCAGTTGTTAAAAACTTACCAGTATTATAATTCAAATCAGTGATTTGATTTTGGATAGACCCACTTATTCCCGTAACAAATCCTATGGTAGCATAAGAAGAAAGATCTACTCCCGTAATGTATCCCGAAGGGTTATTTCTTGGGTAATAGCTTCCCGTTTGATTGTTTAAGTTGGTCACTTGATTTTGCAGATGACCGCTAATACCAGTTGAGAAAGAAATGGTGGAATAGTTAGATAAATCAACTCCCGTGATATATCCAGAAGGATTACTTGTGGGATAAAACACTCCCGTTTCATTTGGGCGAATCACGCTACCAGTAGTTAAATTAAAATACTGACCAGACGACAGATGATAATATTGATTAGCGGCTCCACCCTGTAAATCGCCGAAAGTGTTGTGCAGAAGCTCTCCACTTACGCCGCTCAAATAAACTATATTGATTCCATTGTAAAAAACAGACGGATTCAACAGCACGTTGTTAACGTCGTCTTCAATTGTTATTGAATTTTGTTGATTCTGGCCTATATCCAGCGACACAGCGCTATCTGAATTATTTATATTAATAATTGTCGATGGATCTTGCGCTACATTTATTACAAATTCATTCATGGATAAGTTGCGGATTTAACGACATCAACAGTGCCATACATAAGTTTGTCTGGGCATTCTCCAGATTTGTCCGCATATAAATCCCAATAACATGGCGACAAATCAAGATTCGACGTTTGAGCGGAGCTTAAACTGATCTTTGCGATGCCGCTTGGTATGCTGATAATTTGAGTGGTCAGCACAGCCTGTAAAGCATCATCAAAATTTCTGCGAATCTGCCCAGTTAAAGTGACTCCGCTTAAATTGTAAATACCATTATTCCGCTGAATAGTAAGCGTCAAATCGTAGCAGGATCTTTGTTCGATAGTTATTCCAGTGAAAGCAGCACTCATCGAAGACTATTACACCCAATCAATCTCGTCTAGAGAATATTTACACGTAAGCTCTTCCCCTATTTCGATTTTTTTTGCGGCATAATAAATATCCCGCTCTCTATCGTGGATTAAATTTGGCTCGTCGGAATGGTTTACGAAATAAGCCGCGCCAATGTCGTTTATGTAGCAGTCTATCCAAAAGCCGTATTCATTATTGTTGCAGATTTTTTTAATATAGTTTATCACATCACTTTCAACACTGAGAAGTTCGCTCCAACGCACAAAATGAGTGTCTTTGGGAGCGAAAACCACTTCGCCTTTATCAATTTCCGTGATAGCTTCGACACCTACGCCAGCGCCGACAATAGAGCTGGGAATGAGTTTCACCAACGCACCACTGCGTATTTGGCTAATTAATTGATGTTTATTAAACAACATCTTTGGCTTCTTGGGGTTTTTCTGTAAATTCGGTCATGTAGCTATAGTCGGTAAATAGAGTCCGTTTATTTTCCACGCTATATACAGTCAAATCAATTTTATATCCAGGATTTTTGTCAATGGGGCTATCTACCCACGCATTGTCGTGCCACACAATTCGGTTATTGGGATAAGCATAAAAGTTACCATTGTCCATTTTGAACACATGAGCGCATTTATGCTCTGATGTTTCAGAGAAATTAGTGTCCAAGATGCTTTTATTCTCCCAGCCCCAATCTAGCGTAAACATGTATTCTCCAGCCTCTTTAGTGTTTTGCGGTGTGATGAGCAAAGCTCTAAGCCCTTTCATGCGAGCGCGAAATTGAACGTCGATATATGGACTAAAGCAATCCCAATACATCGCATGTTCAAGCGGAACTGGATCGCACGGCTTCCAACAAAATGCCGTGATGGGTCTGCGCGTCCAATTAACCCCATTTGTTAAAAACGCCTCAAATAAAGGAACCCTTTTTTCAATAGATGCCACGGAATGAACATCGCATGAAGTGTATTCGCCATGCCCCTTTTCATGATTAAAAAGATATTCGTTGCGCAATAAGCAGGTAATCGTGGGAATATTATGATTTAAGTATGGCACATAATATCTTACACTTTGGATGGAAAAATTCAACTATGTATTTAAAATCAGAATATGATTCAACTTTACAAGCCCAATTCAAAAAATAGTGGTTGCGCATTCTCCTTTCGTTTCGGAACGTCTGGCAAATTCAAAGAACCGTGTCTTTATGTCAATGCAATTATGCAGCATTCTTGGAACGAGAAAACCAAGAACGGTTCTTTTTCGGAGAATGTCAAAAACCCCGAAAAAACTGCAATCATTAAACTCAACGAGTTTGAAGTGGGAGGCATCATCAATGCAATTGAAAACTACTGCGAATACAAAGCATTCCACAGCCACGAAACCAACAAGACCGCCATCTCTTTTAAACCATACGCGAAAAGCGATGGATCTAAAGCGTTCTCATTTTCAATTACCAAAAACTCAGCTTTAAAATTCGGTATCGGTATCGAACCTGGGGAAGCTTATGCAATTCGAGAATTCTGTAAAATGATTTTGCAGAAACTTTACGAAGCTCGCACAAACGCTCAAACACAAAATCGCAGCGATGACTAAAAGTTAAATTATCAATAAAATGGATTCTACTAGAAAAAAAAGAGTGCTTTGTCATTCAAATTTTTGCAAGGCTTTTACAGGCTTCGGCAAGCATAAAAAGAATATCTTGCGCTATCTGTTTAATACGGGTAAGTATGAAGTCTTTGAACTTGCCAATGGGCTAATGAGAAGCTGTCCAGAGGCGAGCAGCACTCCATGGACTACCTACGGCTCTTTGCCTGATGTTCAAAAGATGGCGGAAATTAATCAAGATCAACATCAGCAGCGCCAAGCTGCATATGGAGCTTTTGGTATAGACGATGTTATCAATACTGTGCGCCCTGATGTCTATATCGGTATCGAGGATATTTGGGCATTTGATGGTTTTTATGAAAAGCCTTGGTGGAATAGAGTGAATTCAATGATTTGGACTACGCTTGATAGCTTGCCTATTCTGCAATCAGCTATTGATGCCGCGCCGAAAATCAAACATTATTATGTGTGGTCTTCTTTTGCGGAAAAAGCGTTCCAAAAAATGGGCTACAATCATATCAAGACTCTGCACGGAAGCTTAGACGTTAATCAATTCTATCGGATGGACGATCATAGACGCGCAGCATTGCGCCAGAAGTTTAATCTTTCCGACGAGTTTATCGTAGGCTTTGTGTTTAGAAACCAACTGAGAAAAAGCGTTCCCAATTTGCTGGAAGGTTTTAAAATTTTTAAACAGCAAGTCCCAAATGCCAAACTTTTGCTTCACACTCACTGGTCGGAAGGGTGGGATATCCCAACGCTTCTACAAGAAAAAAATATTGATAGCAAAGACGTTCTAACTACTTACTTTTGTCATCAATGCAAAAGTTATTTTGTTTCTCCATTTATCGGTCAAGATCGCGACTGCCCTTCGTGCGGCGGCAAAAAAACAGTAAGCACTACGAATATCAGCAACGGAGCCAGCGAAAGCCAATTGAATGAAATCTACAACCTCATGGATGTATATTGCCACCCATTCACAAGTGGTGGTCAAGAAATTCCAATTCAAGAAGCGAAACTGGCAGAGCTGATTACTCTCGTCACCAACTATTCATGTGGCGAAGAATACTGCACGGAAGAAAGCGGCGGCTTGCCTCTTAATTGGGCGGAATACCGAGAGCCAGGAACTCAATTTATTAAAGCTTCTACCGATCCTAATCATATCGCCGAACAGTTACTTGCTGTTTATAATATGCCTTCGATTGAGAGAGCGGCAATCGGCATCAAGGCTCGTCAGTTTGTAATAGACGAATGTTCGATTGAAGCAATCGGCCAAGAGCTTGAATCAATTATTGATTCTATGCCCGAAGTCGATTACGACTTCGACAATCCTCCTCCGCGATTCAATTCTGAATATCAGCCCGATTTCCAAGCGGATGAAAAAGACTTTATTATTTCTCTCCACAAAGAAATGCTGGGAGAAACAATAGATGAAAATCACACTTCATTTAAAGTATGGAGAAGCAAATTGCAGCAAGAAATCAATCGAGAACAAATGCATCACCATTTTCGCCAAGTGTGTTTACAGCAACAGCATAAACCAATTGATTTTGAAAGCGTTTTGGAAAAAGACGACGAAGGCAGACGCATTTGCGTTTTGGTGCAAGGCGGAGAATCGGACGTTCTTTTATTGAACGGTCTGATGGAGAATCTGCACAAGCAATATCCGAATTACAATATTTATTTCGCTACGCGACAAGAATATTTTCCGTTGATTGAAGACAATCCTTTTATTCACAAATGTATTTTATATTCTGAAATGCTAGAAAATTCATTTATTTTAGAGGGAGCGGGTGATCACAAGGGATACTTCGACATAGCCTTCATGCCGACCACTACAACTCAAAAAAATATTTGCTATATTCATGGTGGCAAAGATAAAATTCAATTCAATTTACAATGAGTCACTTAGTAGAAGAGTATGCCAAAAATCTTGGCGTAAAAATTGGCAAGCCTGTTTTGGCGGAGCATTTTTTTCCAGTCATCCCAGATAAGTATATCACCGTATCTGTAGAGTCTCAAATTCAATCGAAACAATACAAATACTTTGATGTGGTTTTCGACAGCATTCGCTCGACGCTACAAAAGCAGTCAATCAAAATTATTCAAATCGGCTCGTCAAAATCGCCAAAGCTTTCATCGGTTGATGAAATGATTTTTGATCTTGATTTCAAAAAACAAGCGTATATCGTTCAAAATAGCTTGTTGCATATTGGGTGCAACGACGCTCTCATGCACTACGCGAGCTTTAACCAAGTTCCCGTTGTCGCATTGTTCGGAGATTCTTATGCCGCCTGTTGCGATGGATATTGGAGTTCTCCTGAAAATAAAACAAATATCGAAGCTCCTTGGAAAGTCAAGCCAAGCTTTAACGTCGTGGATCAACACGATTCAATCAACAAAATTCTACCCGAAGACATTGCCAACGCAATTATCAAAAAATTCGCGCCAGATAAATCTATTCCGCTTAAAACTCGTTTTATTGGAGATTTTTATCATCATCCTGTTTTCGAGTTGGTTCCAGACTTCTTCGAACAAATTCCAGGAATGTCGGAAAAGCATTGGTTTATGAGACTTGATTATCTCGATTCTCATTCATATGTTGAAACGTGGTGCGAATATTTGCCGTCGTTTTCATTCTTTGCTGATAAAATGATACCCCATCAATTCATTCAGAAAGTTCGCGGCAAGCTAAAGAGCATTTCTTTTTTCGTGGATGAGCAGAGTTCCATTTCTAATGATTATCTGAACTATATTGGCGGCTTAGGAATCGTCGTCAATTTGCTGGTGAAAGACAGCGCCACTCTTCCGAAGATTCGAGACAAGTATTTTGATTTTAATGTGCAGGTTTATGTTAGTGCGGATAAGTCTATTTTAAAAGATAAAAAAATTAATTTTAATAAATCCTCATTTCACTCGAACAAAACAATCTTATCGCGTGGTAAAAAATACCCAAGCACCTATCACTGGAAAAAAGATAAAAATGTTGTTGACAAAAACCTCATCATAGAAGATAATGAGCTGCTGCTAAGCGAATTAAATCATTTTTATCTTTATGACACAAAATAAAATTACAAGAGACCAAGACGGACTAATCAACGAAAAAGAATACAAGTTCACTTCAGAAGGATTTGTGGATTGGCGGGCGATGATTGATCCTCAGTTTTTGTATCCGAACAAAGATTACTTTGAACTGCGAAAGCAGCAGATGCCCGCTTCAATTGAAGGATTGGATGACAAGCAGCTATTGATTATGCTTGGCGGCATCAAAGAATTAGCTCGTCTTCGAGGCTTTACCAGCGTCAGCTATAAAGTCGATCATGTGTCTCCGAATTATGTTGTGGCGCACTGTTCAATTGATTGGCTGGGCAACTTTGAAACAAGCAATCAGCCCGTTCATTTTGAAGATATCGCAAACGCTACAGAAGCAAATACAGACAGTTTCTGTTTAAAGTTTTTGGAAACTATCGCGTGTAATCGAGCGTTTGTGCGTTGCGTTCGCAACTTCCTCAACATTCATATTGTCGGGGCAGATGAAATCGACAAATCCAAAAACAAGGCGGTTGATATTTCTGAGTTGATTCAATCAACGGCGATTCCTATTACTCCTCAAGGAGCTTTAGAAAAAAATGTCAACGACAAGCTGAAAATCTTTTCGTTTGAAGACTTTAAGGCGTATCTCCGCAATATGTGGACTGTCGCTTCGGAAGCTAGCGATGAATCTACTCTAAGTCTTTTGGCAGATGCCAAGGATTGGAAGAGTTTCGCCGACGTTCCCGCGAAGACTGCTAGGGTTTTGATCAAAAAAATTAATGATTAAACGGATTTCCAATCCCGCAGAGTTCGAAAAGCTTATCGACGACATGTATGAGCTTTTCGAACAGCATGATTCTCATGAAGGACACGCCTTGTTAGCTCATAGTCCAGAGACTATCAAGGCGAACTTCGCACATCCATCTATTTTGGCGTGGGACTTTTTGGTGTGGGGCAATTATACAAACGGAAAATTCGACGCTATGATCGCTTTTCAAAAAGTTAGATGCCCGAAATTTAATCAACAAATAATTCACGAATTCCTCTGGTTGTCCAAGAATCCTGCGGCGGGATATAAACTGTTTAAGGCGGCGATTGCCGCTGCTAGAAAAATGGGTTGCAAATACATCTCAATGTCCACAGTTGTCAACAATCCTTCTCATGAAAAATTAAAATCATTCTACAAAAAAATGGGATTCCTTAAAGATTCCGAAACATACATTAGTAAATTATGAATAATAAAAAAGCAAAAAAACTGAGAAAAATACTCAGCCCCGAAAACCCGATTTCTAAACGAGCATATCGTAGAGCCAAGAGAATCTACTCTCGCCTTCCAGAAGAGAGCAAGGTGGACTTCTTGATGGGATTAGAAGCGATGGTCGCGAATTAGATCATAGTAGCTTGCAACTTGTATGAGTAGTCGGCGTAGCCGCTTCCACTTGCAAATAAGCCGCACTGCCCGCTTGAAAAACCCGTAAGTCGATACTGTGTAGTGGTATCGTTTACGGATTCTTTTGTTAAATCGAAACCCGTTGTATTGACAACGCCTTTCAACTCGGAAAGTCTTCTTTGTCCGCTGCCAGAGACTTCTATAAAATATTTTACTGAAGTGAATTGTCCAGATGAGAACTGGTGCAATATGCCTGTGTTGCTTAAAAATCTTCCTGTTTTATAGACAGTCTGACCAAAAGAGTTGCCATCGTATAAATTTAAGGCGCTAGAATTAGTTTCGGAGAAAACAATAATGTTTTCGACAGTAACAAACGTAGCAGGTCCAAACGTGAATGAGCTTCCAGAGCCTAGCGTTCCGTAGGGAACGACCGTGAAGTAGTGTGGAACGTCTTGAGCCAACGTCCCCCTGTTGATTGTGAGGGAGCGAGCGTTTACAACGTCTGCTGCGCTTTGAGAGAACAAGTAGCCTTCTTGAGCGAATGGATTTAAATAGGTTAATTCGTTCACTGCTGAACCGCTGCCAGTCAAAGCGTAAACATCATACCGATCCATTTGTGTGAAGTTCAAATCGTTCTGCAATACAATCTCGGCGTTAATCAACTCTGTGGCTTGCGCCGCTCCAGAGAATTCTGTATAATCTGGCACAATGTCCAAAATATTCGGCACGTTGCCATAGACATAAAACTCTCCCGTAAAAATAGAACCATCGAAAGTATTTGGCAGCTTGCACCTTACTCCGAAGTCTTTTTGGTAAGATCCAAAAACATTTTCATTATCTAAAGCTGAAAAGGCTAGCGAGCGAGAGTATTTTCCAGTGAAGAAGTTTTCGGAAGCAGTCGTTCCATTTGCATTTAAAATATCGAATACGCATCCGCTAATTAGGGGGTTTTCTAAAAATTGTTGATTAGAAGAAACCGCGTTAAGCTGTTGATCTAAAATGTCAAAGAAAAGTGTGACATCTTTTTTCAAATGAACGCCGCTTCCTATGAATACTTGATTTAAGTTACCAGTGTCAACATTAAAGACGGGGTAAATTTCAAACAATGGAACTGATAGTCCCGTAGGATAGTTTAAATAAAAATTTGATGGCGCTGTCGTCTGGAAATTATTTATGTTAAAATTTGTGGCAGTGTCGTTGGTGAGTTCAGTATACAGTCTAATGCTTAATTCGTAAGGCGTTTCAGAGACATTAGTATAACTGTAACCGCTTTCGAACGAAGAAGATTCGCTATCGTCTATGCCACCCACAAATACATTATCAATCTGAAGATTCGATATATTATATCCGTCACCTGCAACTACGGTAGTTATGACATAATCGAATGTAACGCTTTCTTCTGGCAGAAGCGTTACGAAAGTCTCGACTGATAACTCCTGCTCTTCCAATCCATAATAAGAAGGCGCTCCTTGAATTATGCTTATCTCAAATCCATCATTGGTTATACTTACTGGGTCTTCCTCTTCATCAGATCCAGGACCATAAAATATTGACCAATCCAGCTTCGGCCTCGAATTAATAGAAATCGCACCCCCCCATCCAGGCGTATTATACTTAATCAATGTAGAACCGCTAATCTGATATAAATCAATTTCAGAGGTGATTAAGCCGCTCTCAACGCTAGGACCAACAAAGGAAAGTTCATTAATTCCAGTGTTTAACAAAAGATCGCTAAAATAATATGTCGGCAAAGGAACTCCCCCAGTAATCGGGAAAGCCAATGAATTGTTGTTTGATCCAATCAAATACGCTCCATCACCAATCCCCGAACCTGTAGAGCTGCCCACATATGCATTATTAAGTAAAATATCGTATAAGCCGCTACTTGCGTTTTGATTTCTTATCTCAATGCCAACTACTTTATTTGAATATGAAAACATAAATTATTCGATAGAAAAACCAACAACCGCTGGTTTGGTGATTGTTGTAGTGTCCGCGCCAGAGTATGCTACGAACGTCCCCGTGCTTCCCGCTGACGAGTTTATATTTGGAGACTTCGCCAGCGCTGTAACAGATAGGTTCCAATTTCCGATATTAGTCAATCCAGTGAATTGAACTCCTGTTTGATTGACAGTAATAGACTCAAAGTATCCCGCCAAAGAGTTGCTAAGGGAAGCTCTAAAGCCTGTTGCGTTGACACCGCTTGTCCATCTTCCAGTGAGCTTGAAGCCCGCAGACGTTTGATCAAATCCAGAAAAAGTTACTATTTGCGGCGTAGCAACCTGCTTAACTTGGACATTGCCGACCGTAACGATTCCAGTATAATAAGTGTTTTCGAGAAAGTCTTGAGTAATAGACTTTTCAATTGTTTCGAACTTTCCAGTGTCGTATCGCGAAGCTGTTATGTTGTATTCGTTTTGAGAGTTTTCGCGAATAGAAACGATTTTGTAAATTTGATCCGAGGCGGCTGTGCGCTCTATTCTATATACACTTCCCGCTTTTACTGCTGGTAAAAATGCTACATTTGGATCGTTCTGATTCAAGTATATAAAGCTTCCATAATCAATGGTATTATCGTAACCAGTTAACGACATTTTTGTAATTTGCGAAATGTTGTAAGTGTCAATTTCTGCATCTAAAATACCTTTTGTCGGTGGGTATAAATTAGCATTCCAATTGATAGCTCCAGAGATTTGTCCACTTGGAGATCCTCTTTTATTAGATGCCGCCGAGTCGTAAGTAAATCCAGTATAGTTGCCGCTGTTTCCACTATCAACAATTGCCAAAGGAGAAATATCTGCGCCATAAAACACACCAGTATTGGTGATTATTTTATCGTATGTATTATTATTTTGGAATGCCAATCCAGTAGCGAAAACAAATCCAGTAGCGCCCGTGTTGTAATAGCAAAACAGTTTTTGCCCCACTGATCCAGTTCCCGTATATAGCGGAAATTGAGACGGATAGCTTGAATTATTGAATCCAGAAGTATAACCAGAAAATTTATATAAGCCGCTGAGAGAAGTGCCGAATGAGCCAAAAGAGGGATTGGTAATGGAAAATTGTTGAACTCTTGTTCTATTTATTTGAGCGACATCTTCTAATTCTTCGTTTGTCGAATAACCTGTCGGCGAATAGACGGTAATGAATCCCGTGTATTCGCCACTAATAAATTGATTGTCGATTCTTAGTTTTTTATTCACTGCATCGACCTCTAATATTCTTCCGTAATTAGAAGCTCGCGTTTTCATTTCGTCTTCGACGATGATTAAATCTCCTGGACGACACAATAAAGATTCTAGCCCAGCATCAAATGACACTGTTTGGTTTTCTTTTGTGGTTTGATAAATAATGTGCTGACCAATGCGACGAGACATAGCTCTTGAAGTTACGCCTAATGTATTGATTGTGGTTTTAAATACACCTCTTTTGCGAATATCCTGCTCATCTTGCACATATTCCACTTTTGTTTTATAGTTGTCGAAGCGATCCAAGTATACAACTTCTACAGTATTGAACTGCAAGTCTCTGCGCACGTTGCCGTAGTTAAATATTCCTTCCTTTGTATTTGAATTATTAAATAAAGCTATTGGCGTTCTGGGCCTGTCATCTAGGAAATGAATTTCTGAACCGCCGAAAAAGACTATGCCGCGAAACAAATTAGCAATAACATTGATTGCGTCATAAACTTTCGTTAGTTCTTTGAACATAATGTTGCAAGAGAATCTAGGCTCCAAACCTCCGAATCCATTGCTAACGCCAACGAAATACCCCTCTTCATCAACTGCATCGCAGAATCTAGCGATTTTGTAAAGCTCCCATTTGTTTACTTGAGACTCGTCGATATAAGCTCCTAAACCGTAACGCTTGCTTGTAAGCAAATCATATAATATCCACGCTGGATTGTCTGTCCAACCGAAAGTGAATGTTCCATCCCAGTCTCCTATGTATATTTGTTTTTTGGTAGTATAGTTTGTTGCGCTGCTGACATATCGAATATCGAGAGAAGATGCGGGGTCTTGAGTTCTGTAATTAGAAGGTATTTGGACTTTTTTTAATTTACAATCGTAACTTCTCTCAGGAACAGAGCCGAAACTTCTAGCGTCGAGTTTGACTCCAGCAATTGCTGAAAATGGATAAGAAAATCTCTGATCAATTATTTCGGTCACTTTCGCGAGAGCGATATCTTTGTTGATTAATACAGAGTTTGTTTCGGCGGATAATTTAACAATTTTAATATATCTTTTAGTAGAAGAAGGCTCTTCGCCGTCAACAAGAGCGGGTAGAATAAAAGGCTGAGTCAGCGGAGCGTCTTTTAAGTTATCGCCATCAATGAATTTGACAGAATCTTTTAATAAATTTTCCGCTTCACTATAATCTGAGCCGAAATCAATAATACATGACCCCTCAATTAACCCAGCAATAGAATAGGTGTAGAATTGTTGCTCTAATTTCTGACCGTTAGTTATTTTTCCAGTTTCGATTCTTACCGCAACAATAGAAGGAACTTTGGAGCCAGCTTGGAGCTTTCCGATAGTGCCGCCCAAATTTGTATCAATTTCCGTAGTGTCGCTTAAAGAGTTTACAGCAATAGAAACGGACACTTTGTCTACAAAAGGATTCTCAATAGTGTGCGTGACAGATAAAGATTCGTAATCTCTTTTTTCATTTTCATCATTCCAATTTGAGTAATTGTCGCTAGTTCTCGCATCTACAGAGCCTTCAGATCCTTGGGTTAACTGTGATTGAGCAATGGTTAAAGACATATTCCCAATTCCATTCGCAAATTTGCTGTCTAATATAATTCTCTGAATATTTTTCTGTTTATCGAATGGTCCATATAGTCGAGAGTCATATAGGTAGTCGTTAAAAACTTTATCAAAGTTATTCAAAGACCGCTGATATTCTTCACCGTTTTTAAATTGACAAGATACATTAGAAAAGTTAAATAAACCATTTGCTCCATCAGATATGCTTAAGCTCTCCGATGCTTGTAATTTGATATCCAAGCTATTTAAAGATTTCAATAAAGATTGAGGAATATAATATTCGGTAGAGTTCTTGGGCCTCACTACAATCAGCGGCACATATAAAACCATCATGCCTCTCAGAGATCCCGTGAAATTACCGTTAGAAATTTCTGGCTGAATAAATGTAGACGCAGATTCATTTAGTGCGCCACTTACAAAAAATTTCATTTTATTATTGTAAGGAATATTATTAAGGCTGCTCATGGCGACTTGCCCCAAATCAATAATAATGAAAGAACATGCCAAACTTCCGACTGGAACCAGAGGAGGATACCGAGATTCCCTCATTAGTGTTTTGATTTTTTCCAGCTTTTTGATATTTTCATCCGCAAATTTTTTGGATATTGAATCTCCATTATTGGAGAGGTTTTTTACATGAGCTTCAAATGAGGTAAAAATTGGAGATTGGTTGTCGGGCGGTGAGGCGCTATGTATTTCTATTTTGCCGTCAGATATTTTCCAATAAGTAGGGATCTTAAGCGCGTTTAAAAAAATATCTCCAATCCTAATAGATTGCAAGAATGGAGCATACTTGGCAATTTGAAGCGGGCCAAAATTTAATGATAAAATCAATAAGTTTTGTTTACCATCAATCGTTTTAAAATTCCCATTCTCATCCATCCAAACCCGTGCGATGGGATTGACTTTTTCCGCTATAGACACGCTGCCATATATGGCGGAGGAGGCGGGATCATTTAATTGTTCGGTATTTTGTATCGGCGTATTGTCTAAATAAACGCCCTTGAAAACTTCATCGCTTAGTAATTGGCCGTTTTGGTCAACCAATCCCTCAATAGGCCCATCAGATATCAAATCGACAATTTCTGCAACGCTAAAAGAGGAAACAGATTTGAATCCCCCTAGTTTCGGCGGTCTCAAAATCGCTGGTTGCGGCTTGGGCTTGTCTTTACCAGACCCTCTAATTGATTGTTTTTTATTGAGATGCTTCATTTTACAATCTGTTGTTATTTAGAGATTGACCGTCTGATTTCAAAGCAATTTCTTTTTCAAATCCTTGCGGATATGATTTAATGGTAGATTGTATAACTGCCGAACCTACTCGCAATCTACCGTATCCCACGGGAACGGGAATACCCTGTTCTGCGACGTTGGCTTTAGAAGAAAAAAGAAAAGATTGTTTCGCGGAGTTAACTACGGATTCGGGTCTCTGCATTTCGGGTTTTGGAGCCAACATCATTTGGATACCCATGGTAGCAACACCGATAATCACAGCATTGATCGCTGTCGCAGTAAATGCCGCGAGTCCACCCGCAGCCACTGAGCCCGCACCAAAAATTACACCTGCTATAGCGGCTCCTCCAGCGCCAATAATCAAAGGAACTAAATGAATTTCCTGTGATTCTTTTTGTATGTTTAATTCTTGTAATTCAGTAATTTTTTTGCCGTCCACAAGCAGAGCAAAATGAATGCCTTGGTTAGCTAATTCTGCTATTCTATTGCGAAAATTGCTATGAGCGCACGAAATAGCGTCGAAAACCTCTTTGGGGCGTTTAATTGCGAGGCTAAAGTTTTTTCTAAACTCTTTTGCCAATATTCCATGTAGTATTACTTGCGTCATTCAAAATGCTCCTTTAACCTTGTAAATGCTTTTACATTCAATTCAGAATGGCTGGGCTCATAAATATGAAATTTTTTAGTATTAAGAGAGTAAATAACAAAAGGAATGCAACAAGCCTCGGCCATTTTAACGTCAAATTCAGAAGGAGTTTCATCTCCTACAATATGGCTATGAAAAACGGCGAGCATATCATTATTTTCGGCAAACATCAAATAAGAAACTGGATTAATAGCAAAAAAATTCTTGGGATCAACAGCATCGTTCTTTTCAACTGTAGCGACGTATTCAGAGCCATCATATCCGATAAATCCGCAGACTTCTTGAGACGCTTGTTCGTTGCAAGAGTTAACTATAAAGTCGCGTATTTTAGAGATCGTTTTGTTTTTTATTTCTTTAGCCATATTTTTCTGTTCCTGGGAATCCGCCAAACGGCAAATCTATGCTTTGTTTAGCTCTGTTGACAATTTCTGCGATTAGGACGTTACCCACGCTGGAACTTTGAAAGGCAGAGGGAGAATCTCCAGAAATAATTAATTTTTTCGATGAATTGTTCATTCCTGAGATGCCCGAAGTTCCATCGTTAATCGCCATTTCCCACCAGCCTAACAAACCTGTGGTGTTAGCCGACCTACCCGTGAAATCTCCATAGTCTTTAAAAACGCTCTGACTAGCTTCTTTTATTCTAACATCGACACCATTTGCGCCAGTCCAAAAAGCCGTTGGTCCAAATTTAATTGGGCTAATCAGTTTCATGTTAGCGGCGATTTGATTTGTCGCTCCCAATGGATTTGAGGTGAACTCGCTTCCCGTAGGAAATTGCCAATCATTTATTCCAAACTTAAAGCGATATTGATTGCTGACAATGCCGCTTTGATAATCGGGATTTTTAAATCTAAAGTATTCTCCAACTGAGCCTGATAAAATATAAACACCAGTATGCGATGCACCGTCACTTAATTCGAGATAACCCGCACTTGTGGCGCTGGGCGATGTTCCCGTGGCATTACCGCCAGAACATATTAGATGCAGCGGTCGCAACTCATCGTTGTTCCATGGAATCGTTAAAGTTCTGTTCACCTGTTGAGTTAATGCTCCCGCTCCTGTGGTGCGAGTAGCGAAATCGAGCAGTAGATTTTTCCCTGAAGCATATAAATTAATACCGCTGTATCTACAGCCGCCGCTAATATTGTTGAATACGGAATAGAGTTCGTTGGGTTGACTATTGCGACCGCTAAATCCAATCCATGTAGAAATTTGGAAAAAGTTATTTCTATGCAATGCGGTAGTCTCCAGATCGTTGTAAACTAAATGCGGAGGGTTTGTTTCGAAAATGGCGACCTCGCTTAAAGAGGGAATAGTGTCTACGCCGCTACCCGAAATAATAATTTTTTTGATTGATTGATTTGCAAATCCAGTGGTGGCTCGGGTTCCGTTTGTCGGAACAGCTAACGTTCCGCTACGAATCACCACGCCAGATTCATTAAATAAGCGGATATAAGCGTTATTGAAATTATAAGTCGAAACAGGGTCGTATAAATCAATTCTGTTAATGTTTCGAGGGCTAGACCATTCCAAGCCGAACATAGCGCCAGTTTTAGCAGTGCCAGTGGTGCGCCAACTGCTATCTGTCTTTAAATCGACCGCTCGGAAAGTTTCAGACCCAGAAATTTGCGACGATCCCGATAAAGTAGCATTTGCGGCTATGTTATTATATCTTAGATTCCCAGTTCGAGATGTAAAATCAACAAAATTAGCCGTTCTCTGAACTGTCTTTTCGCCAAATTCAAGAGAGCCTTTGCCAAATCTCAACTGACATCCATCAAGCTTTTTATTGCAGCCGTCCCGCTTCCAAAGAGATTGATTTTTGTCTGGTATTGTTAAGCTGGAGCCGCTATGATTTGCTTGACACACATACCAAATTTTTGCAAACTCGCTCTGCGATGAATTAGATGGATTAGCGATGGTTATCTTTTTATTTTCAAGATAAGCGGCATCGCCAGAGCTGTAATATCGTTGTGCCGACCATTCTTTTAGGGCTTGATTCGTGAACCAATCTATCGGGTCTCCGACGATCAAACTTTCTCCCTCTTCCGTTGCAAGAGGAATTCCGTTATAGTTACATCCATTGCCTCTATAATGCCACGAACAGTATCTTGACATAATCAAGCGGTTATTCACCTCAAAGTTTTCGAGGTCGAGCGGAGATGTTAGCTCTAGCTCAATAAAGACTTTATTTTCGGCGGTTTTTTGCCCCACCACGAACGTATCATTGGATAATTCGGCGGACGCATCAGCTTCCCCCCAAGGATTGCCGCCGTCGAAGTTAACATCGTCCAAGTATTTGACGAAAGTTCTTTTGCGTATAACTTTGGCGAATTGTAGATCGTCGTTATTGAGCAACAAATCGGTTGCGAAATAATCCTTGTTGGAAATGCGCATTTTAGGACGAGACAATTGACCGTTAGCATTGACTTCGAAACCATCCGTTTCTACAGGAATGGGTAGATACTCTACGCCTTGCCATACAATGCCTTGATTATATACAGATCCCCCATGAAATGCAATAAATGCATCTGGCTTATCAACTGTATTGAAATACAGTAAAAAAAGCTCTATAATAGCTGTAGGTTCCAGCTCTAATAAACCGCTCGCTATTCTATTTTGTCCTTGTGCCATGTATCAGTTTACACTTTATTATAAATATAAAAAATGAACTTTCAGCAGTTAAAAAACAATGATCAGATAGTTGAATCAGCGGTAATAGATTTTTGCATTCACTCTAAGCCTTATGATTTTTGCTCGATAAAAAACCACTCTGTCAAGTTGATACAAATTAAAAAATATTACGAATATCTTTTGCAAGAGTGCGATATTTTTTACGTTACAGAGAATCAAAGGGTTGTATTTTTTATCGCCATATCCGCATACGATGACCGTGTAGAAATGCAGTTTGTTTTTAGCGACACATTCGATTTGATTAAAAACGCAAAAGCTTTTAGGGAATTTTATTGGAAACAGTTCGATTGCTCCGCACCCTTTGTGGGCGTGGTCAAACGACACCACAAATTAAAAAAATATTTAAATTACATTAAAAAAAGAGACCCTGACGCAAAAATTCTTCTTGACAATGGTGAGATTTTGGTATTATATACCAGAGATGGCGTACAAAAACAAATATGATAAAACGGGCGAAGCGAGTCAAATCGGCGAAAAAGCTGAGTGTTCGTTCGAAACTTCCATTGCTAAAGCTGGCTTTTCTTGTCAAAAATCCTCTTTCCCAGAAGAAATGAGGCACATCGACTTTTGGATCGAGGGCATTAAGACACCGCGAACAGCAGTGGATGTGAAATCCCGCAAAAAAGTCAAACGAGCCGACGACAAATTTAATGACGAGGTGGTGTGGATTGAATTCGCCAACGTGCAAGGCAAAAGGGGTTGGCTATATGGAGATTCTGACATTATTGCTTTTGAGCGTCCCGAAGACTTTCTACTGGTTAACCGAAAACTTTTGGCGCGTTTGTGCGAAAAGCTTTGCGACCTCTCGAAACTAAACGTGGATATCAAAATGCCCCTCTACACTGGCTACCAAAGAAAAGGCCGCAAAGATCTTCTTTCTTTGATTAAAATGACAGACATTACAACTCACATAAAGTATACCGCACTCGCAAAGCAATGAAAATGCCCAAATTTACAGTCATCGGCGAAAATAGTTTGTTTCCGTGGAAGCTCGGAGACGAGCCTGTTTGCGAAGAATTCGAACCGCTGCCCGAAAATCTACACAAATTAATTCTTGACAAAATCAAATACGTGATCCAAATTAACTCCGCCAAATTTCACAACAATGAAGCGTTCATCGAGTGCTACATTACCAATAATTTTGACACAGGAACTGTCGCTTTTAAATTGACTTATGAATAGTTTTCAAACTTTTACCGCGATTATTCTTCTCATCATTTTAGAAACAATAAAATAAAATATGCAATACAACAAATATAGAGTATTTGACAAAAAAAACAATTTTCATCAATCGTATGATGAAGCACTACAGGGAGCCGAACAGTTTGCCAAAGACTGCGCTCGCCAAATTAAAGGCTTTGTATTGAAATACAGCGAAACTGATTTTTTCAAAAGCGAAAATCCTTTTAAGCTTTACGATTTCACAGATCAGCCGAAATAAAATGAGTGCATTTTTCGTGGGAGATTCGCCCATTTATAAAAAACATTCATTTTTCTGCGCAATCCAATATCGCTATTAATCAGACTTTCACAAAACTTTTTCTTATTTTCATTTTTTAAAACTTCAACGACAGAGCAGCGATGTGTTTTACCATTTCCACTTATCCTTTCTTTTTTATAAATAGCGTATTTTAATCCATATACTTGAAAATGATCTTCTAGGAAATCCCAATTTTGATTTATGTCTCCGTTGAAACTGACTCTAAATGAACCATTCTTGTGCAAGGAGATAGATCCATCTCCATCCAGAAATCCCTTGATAAAAAACATCTTCATATTTTCCGAAAGGTCAAAATATAATTTACATCCATCTAGTTTTTTATGAAAATTGTATGCTTTAAAAAATTCCATAGACTCCTGCTTGCAAAGACTAATAGCGCATTGTTTCGTCGTCGAATTTTTTCGCAACCGAGTTCTGTATTTCCAAAACCCTAAAGTCTTCAACAAATCCCATATATTTAAAAAATCCTCTTCTTTAATTTCAAAAGAAAACCCGTAGCCCTTGCTGGCTGGAGGTTTTCCAAAATAACAGTCAGCCCAAAAATACCCCAAAAGATAGCAATGGATTGGATCGTTTAAATTAAAATTTAATTTCATCGTGAATTCCTTTAAAATAATTACACACATTATAAAATTATGTCCGTTTATTTCTGTTCAGATTTTCATCTCTCTCATAAAAATATTGCAAAATTCCGTCCATTTGTCAAAGATGTTGAAGATAATACTCGACTTCTGCTTCATTATTGGAATCAAACCATTAATAAAAATGATATCGTATATTGTTTAGGAGACATGGCATTTGACAAAAATGGATTAAATGCGTTGGGCGATTTAAAAGGCAGAAAAATACTTATTCGAGGAAATCATTGTGATTTGGTTTCTATTAATGATTTAACCAACGTTTTCGAGGAGGTTCACGGCATGTTGTCGTATAAGAAGCTGTGGCTTACTCACTGCCCAATTCATCCGCATGAAATGCGCGGTCGAGTCGCTAACGTGCATGGACACGTTCACGCCAAAAGCATTCAAAAGAGAACGTGGTATGGAGCTTGGAAAGACGATCCCCAATACATCAATACTTGTGTTGATCATGTTTATGAAAAAACTGGCGGGCGAAACATCTTCACCTCTTTAGAAGAAGTTCGAACTCGGCTAAATTTAAAATAAAATGTATCGTCACAACATATGAAAATCCGCATTAAATATCAGGATATTGTCAATTATGTTTTGGGCTCATGCAGCTATCATCCTCTAGAGCTTGAAATTGACCCCATGAGATATGAGATAAAAGCCAATAGCATTTTAGACACCAAAGCTCAAATTGAACACCCACAAGAAGAAGACTATTGCAATTTCATTGCGAAAGTCGAACAGCTAAAACTGGCGGCGCATGATTTTAATCCGTTGCAAGTGCAAGAATTTTGCCGCGAAATAGAAGATTTTTCCCCACTAGAAATTAACTTATTATGATCTCCACACAAGTATCACAACTCATTAATGTTAATCTATCTGATTCAGAAGCTAAAGATATTGTTGTCAAATATGTTTGCGCGTCATTTAACTGGCAAGCTTCATATTTTATACGCATAGATGAAAAAAGCGGCGAAGATTGGGTATTTAACAGATCGACCTTCTATTCGTCCCATTCTTTTGATTGTGAAACAAGAATGAGAAAAGCGTCAGAACGAGACAAATTAGCATATCAATTTCTAAAAGAAATAACAAGCACTTGAAAAAATAGTGTAAATATGAGAGCGTGAAAAGTTTTTTCTCAAAATTAGCGAGTCAGTTTGGGTTTAAAAAAAACCTTTCTGGCTCTTCTTCTATTGAATCTAAAACTTTCGACAAAATGCCCAACAAATATCCCGAAAAAATCGCTCTATCGCCGCAAACTAATGGCCTTTATGCTCGTAAAATCCAGCCTAAAGCGATTGTAATGCACGATACAGAAGGCAATTACAGCGGATCAATTGACTGGACCAGTCGGATCAACAATCCGTCAACTGGCAAACGACTTTACGCGAGCTATCACTGCATTGTTGCGCGAGATGGGCGCAGAACAGTCACTAATCGCGACGACAATAGAGCGTATCACGCTGGCGCTAGTTCGTTCAAAGGCATGACGAGTCTCAATAATTTCGCCATCGGTGTAGCGTTTGAGAGAAGTTCTTACGGCGAGCCTCTGCAAGCCGCCGCTATTGAGTCTGCTATTGAATATATCGCGCCTTTAATGAAGAAATGGGACATTTCTATTGATATGGTTACTGATCATAGAACAATCGCTCCGAACCGCAAAAAAGATCTCAATCCGAAGGAGTTTGCTAAGTTTCACGAAGCGTTAAAAAAGCATTTAAAATAAAAAAAAACAGTGTAAATATCTGCAAATGGAGCCAGAGAAATCACTGATTAAAGAATTTATGGACGGCGGATGGATTATCCCCGTTATTGGCTCGGCGGCGATGCTTGCTCGTCTACTTTCCGCTCAGAAAAAGATTGGAGTGATTGAATACTTCAAAAAAATAACCGCTGCGGCGATTGCTTCTTCTATTGCTTGGTTTATTTTGGAGCAGACGGACATTTCTTCGCTTTACAAAGCAATTTGTTACGGCGTTATCGGCGTTATCAGCCCAGAAATAATCAATGGAATCATTAAACTTGGCAAGAAATTCCAAGCAGATCCTGAAAAATTCATCAAAAAGTAATTTTATTACTCGCCGCGAGCGTTATAATTATAGTTCTTGCTTATTCTGAATAAGAATGAAGGGTTTTTTAAAAAAAACTCAACAAAAACTGTGTAAATAACGATAATGCCAAGACACTTACAATCCGAAATACATTCTGATTTCTCATCTGAGAGTGGCGTTTGGGCTAATTATAAAACTTTAATCCTGAATCTTTATAACGCCTCGACAGATCCATTAAAAACAGATTTCGACAATCATTTAATCAGAGAATACAATAGAAAGATTCACAATCTCGGTCAAAATGTTTCTTTGTTTATAACGCCTTTCGACGCTGGATATAGGTTCGTCGGTGGTGGAGAAACGCCAGACGCGAATTATGTTTTCGTGTATACTATAGACAATGAACAAGTCTTCACTAATACAGATCAAGCCGTTCAAGTTCCAGATGATTACGCTAACTCTTAATATCGAATAAAAATGGCAAAATTAACAGCATCCCAAGACGTATCCGAATTCTTAGCTTCAGCCAACAAGGTTGATGCTAGGGGCGTTCTTGGTGCTGTAGAAACAGAAGATTTGATTAGTATGACATTAGTTACCGCTGCTAATGATACTGTTAAAGGCTACGTCGGGAATATCGGCGCTCTGGCTTTTTACAGTCAATCGACTTTAAAAGGATTGTCGTTAGGATCGAGTGTCACTTCGATTGGAATGTATGCGTTCCGATACAATACTGGTTTTACAGGCTCTTTAACTATTCCCAATTCAGTGACTACAATAGGAAGCTATGCGTTCGATGGCTGCACTGGTTTCACGGGCTCTTTAACTATTGGCAATTCTGTCACTACGATTGGAAGCAGCGCGTTTTATGATTGCAATTTTACAGGAGCTTTAACGATTCCCAATTCCGTTACTTCGATTGGAAGCGATGCGTTTCAATATTGTTCTAGTTTCACAGGCTCTTTAACGATTGGCAATTCTGTCACTACGATTGGAAGCGGCGCGTTTTACGGTTGCACTGGTTTCACTGGTTCTTTAACTATTGGCGATGCAGTGGTTTCGATTGGAAACGGCGCGTTTTACGGTTGCAATTTTACAGGTTCTTTAACTATTCCTAATTCGGTCACTTCAATTGAGACTTATGCGTTTTACGATTGCAGTGATTTTACAGGTTCTTTGACTATTCCCAATTCCGTTACTTCAATAGCAAGCTATGCGTTCATCAATTGCACTGGTTTTAATGGATCTTTAACTATTGGCGATGCAGTGGTTTCGATTGGAAACGGCGCGTTCCAAAGCTGCAATGGTTTCATTGGTTCTTTAACTATTGGCAATTCGGTCACTTCGATTGGGGACAATGCTTTCCAATTCTGCTCTGGTTTAACGGGAACTTTAACCATTGGCAACTCAATTGGCAGTATTGGCGATTATGCATTTAAAGACTGTTCTTCTATAACAGTAGTTAATATTTTAGCTACCTCTGCACCAACTATTGGACCACAAGCATTCTATAATATGACTGCCGTTAGCCCAGCAGAAATTCATGTCCCTGTCGGAGCTACTGGATACGACGCAAGTTATAATGGACTAACCGTCGTTTACGACCTCTAATCAAATGGCTAAATTAACAGCATCACAAGACATCTCTGAATTCCTAGCTTCCGCCAACAAAGCTGAAGCCGTAGGAGTTCTTGAAGCTATCAAAACAGAAAACCTACTTGCTTCAACGCTAATCGTCCAAAGCGATGACACGGTAAAAGCGTATCTTGAGAGTATTGGTGATGAGGCTTTTATGGGTCAATCGACTTTAAAAGGCTTGTCGTTAGGATCGAGCGTCGTTTCGATTGGACAGGATGCGTTTCGAGACTGCTCTGGTTTCGCAGGTTCTTTAAACATTCCTAATTCAGTGACTTCAATAGCAAGCTATGCGTTCATCAATTGCACTGGTTTTAATGGATCTTTAACTATCGGGAATTCAGTGACTACGATTGGAAGCTTTGGGTTCTATCGTTGCGGTTTTACAGGCTCTTTAACTATTCCAAATTCAGTCATTTCGATTGGAGAAGGAGTGTTCCAAGACAGCGATGGTTTTAATGGATCATTAACCATTGGAAATTCAGTCGCTGCCATCGCAGCCCTCGCTTTCCAAAACTGCAATGGTCTGACAGGATCTTTGAGTATTCCAAATTCGGTCACTGGCATTGGGTTTGGTGCATTCGGCAACTGCGCTGGTTTCTCACGAATCAATATAAATCGTTTTACCGCGCCGACCATCGGTGCAGTTGCGTTTGATAACTGCACAGGAGTATCTCCAGCAGTTATCCACGTTCCATCTGGCGCGAGTGGCTACGCCGCAAGTTATGATGGACTAACCGTCGTTTACGACCTCTAATCAAATGGCCAAATTAACAACATCACAAGACATCTCCGAATTCTTAGCCTCAACCAATAAGGTCGAGGCTCTAGAAGCTCTTGAATTACCACTAACAAAAGATCTTGTTGGCATCACTCTAATTGCTGATGCATCCGACAATATAAAAGGATATGTTGGGGATATTGGTAGTGGCGCTTTTAACTACCAAGGAACATTGAAAGGTTTGTCATTAGGATCTAGCGTCACTACGATTGGAAACACTGCGTTCGAAGGATGCAGTGGTTTAACAGGATCTTTAACTATTGGTAATTCAGTCACTTCGATTGGAGACTATGCGTTCTCCTTTTGCTTTGGTTTTACAGGATCTTTAACTATTGGTAATTCAGTCACTTCGATTGGAGACTATGCGTTCCGCAATTGCAGTGGCTTTACAGGAACTTTAAATATTGGCAATTCTGTCTCTTCGATTGGAGACTATGCGTTCCACAATTGCAGTGGCTTTACAGGAACTTTAAATATTGGCAATTCTGTCTCTTCGATTGGAAGTTATGCGTTTTATACGGGAACAGATAACTTCAGCGATTTGATTCTAGGTTCTGGTTTAGTTACCATAGGCGACCGAGCTTTTAGTGGACAGTCTTTTACAGCCTCCATGCCATCTTTTAACAGTGTAACTAGTATTGGCAGTTATGCGTTTACTTATCCACAGTTTGCGGGTGTATTGAACCTGCCGTTGATAGAGACCATAGGCAATAACGCTTTTTATGCAGCAGCAAACATTACCTCCATCAACTTTGGAAATAGCCTGACCTCTATTGGAGACAGCGCATTCAGCGGTTGCTCTGGCTTAACAGGGTCTTTAACAATTCCGAGTTCAGTTACAAGTATCGGTAATAATGCGTTTGGAAATTGCGTTGGTTTAACCAATGTCAATTGTAGGACTACTCTCACTGTTCTTGACAATACGAGTGCCTTATCAGGAACTAGTGTAACAACTATTCACGCTCTCACTAGTGATGCTACATGGACTGCTGGTGCAGGTCAAACAATCGGAGGAAAAACAGAAATAACTGTAATAAAAGACCTAACATAATCTTGAATCTCATAAATCTGCTCATATTATATAAATATGAAAAAAATACATTTCACATCAGGACTCCCAAGAGCTTGCAGCACATTACTTCAAAATCTTTTGGCGCAGAATCCTCTTGTTCACGCCACCGCGACAAGCGGCGTTCATGAGATTATGTATCTCAGCAAAGCGTTCTTCAAAACCGAAGAGTTTCGCTCTATCCCCGAACCAAAAGACGGCGAAACGCTTTTCTCTGATTTTATGCGAGCGGGTATTGCGGCATCATTTGATAACTTAACTGACCGCCCGATTGTTGTTGATAAGTGCCGCAGTTGGATTGGCAGTGCAAATCTATTGTTTAAATTATTCCCCGACGCGAAGCTTCTCGTTCCAGTTCGCGATATTCGCGGCGTTCTCTCTAGCATGGAAAAGAAATTCCAAAAGCATCCCGAATTTCAGCTTGAAATGAGCCAGCAAGACACTGCGCGAATTCAAACCGTCGAAGGTCGCTGCCAATTTTGGCTCGACACCGCTCCCGTTGGAATCGCCGTTCAGCGTCTGCATGAGCTTGCTCGCCTCCATAAAGATAAAGTCCACTTCGTTCACGCCGAAGACCTTGCAAGCGATCCTCAAGGCACGATGGCGAAAGTATGGACTTATCTCGACATGGAGCCATTCGTCCACAACACGGCCAACGTAGAGCAATACACCAAAGAACACGAACTTGGCTGGCCTTACGGCGATCATGAAGTTCGTTCGCAAGTCAAGCCTCTCGTTCCTGATTGGCACGATACTCTTGGTCGCCAACTTTCCGAAACACTCTCCCAAAAATTCAATTGGATTAACACATTATAATTATGAAATACGCAATTACAGGACCAGCAGGTCGAATTTTTCAAGTCTTGGATGAACCAACAGAAGAAACCAAGCAAATCACAAACGCGCAAGCAAATACCGTCAAATCTTCAAAAGACCCAATTTTTTTGATTAATGGCGAATTGAAAACACAAGCAGAGGCTCAAGTTATCAGACGCGCAGAACAGAAAGCTGCTCGTATCGCGGCGATGACTCCAGAAGAGTTGACAGCGTATCAGCAAAGAGAAGCGATACAAGCTACTTATGCCGCCGCACTCGCAGCTTTTGAAACGATGCCTTTAGGCAAGCAAGCGCTATGGGAGTCAGTTCGTTCTAAGGTCGCCGAAGCTATTCTTACTGGCAATATTGCTACCGCAGTCGAAATTCTACAAACAACTCCTGTTATCTATGCTGGAGCCGAAGCTGATCGAGACATGTTTCTCGCTCTATTTCAATAGAGCAGCAGCCTTATCGTTTTCTTTTGCGTTCGAAAAAATCAAAGAAGCATTTCATCGCTTCCATATTGATATTATTGAAATGACTCGCTGGAAGCAGTTTCGGCGGCATAAGATTATACAAATCTTCGCATTCATACGGGCTCTTCTTTTGTCCCCAGTTCCCAGTCATAAACACATACTGATAATAGTATAAATATATATTAGCGTTGCGAGCATAGTTTTCGGGGCAAGTGATATTAAATTTCTTGATGAAATTCAAAGATCTGCGCTCGCAGTCCCTCTCTACCGCTATCGTTTTCATAAACTCTCCCCACTTCTTTAAAGAGACTTTGCCCTTTTCCATATCGCTCCAAATATCTCCAGAGTCAGCCCATTTAGCGGCGGAATCCACCATCTGCGTCAAATGAGAGAACTCGTGAATAAAAACGGTATGAAATCTTGGGCTTTTTTTTGCCACAACCATCTCATATCCATCGCAAAAACCAGAACACTTAAACTGCTTGAAGCCGTCTTGATATACGGTTTTTTTGGGGACAAGCGTAATTATTTTGTCGTGTTTAGCGCAATAGTTTCTCGCATATTCTTCGAACTTTTCGAAGTTTTGAATATTTATTTTTGCTTTCATGTCAAGATATCTAAAGCGAGAAGGTCTCCCAACGACATTGGAGTTAAAAAACATGGCGTAGATTCGCCGACATAAGCGCCTATTTGATTATATTCGAAATACTCCTCCGCTTCTTCGTGAGAAGCGCCATCTTCAATCATTTTTTGAATCACTAGAAGTTTATTGTAGCATAAAATTGGAGGCTTGCCAAACTGCTCGACAACTCCGACGATGCAATCGTCGTATCCGTCCATAGAAATCAATTCGTCTTGTTCGTCTGTATTAAGATTCATAAATTGTTTCATCGTCTTCGTTAGCAACCACAACAGAGGCTTTGCTTTTCTTTTCCGCCCACTGACTGTAACAAACGGCTGCTCGCTGTTTATTATCGGGGTAATCAGTATTCATGGTATTATCTCCCATACAAGAATTAATGAATTCTTTTTTGGATTGTCCTTTTGATTTTGGAGTTGGAATAGGCATCTTTGTTTTATTATAAGTTTTTTGAGAGATTTGTCAACCTATCAATTCATTGTTTTAAATGATTAAAAATATCATCTGTTGAAATATTATAGTCTTCTTTGATTTTCATTATATTTTTCTGTAATGCAAAGTAGTATTTTGAGACGAGCTTGTCAAGCTTTTTTTAATTGACAGCTGTTTTTACAGCATGATGTATACCCTTTTGCATCGGGATATCCACCTTATCGAAACTCACAAAAGGCAATTCCATTTGTCCAACTTTGTAATTTAAAGCACTCGCAATCGTTGAGAATCTTAATTCGCTTATTATATCCAATTCATAAACTGAATCCCAGATAGGCTTAGCAACCGAATCGAGTATTTCTTTTTTAAAAAATAATGCCCCAAAAGATATTAATCCCGTAGCGAATTTTTGATCTTGTATTCCCATTTGTTCAAACTCTCTCCACCACATCCAGTTTTCGGGTTTCCATAGTGGATCTGCCATTCTTCTCGGAACGCCAAAGAATTCTGACTTGATGAGTTTAGCGCCAGCCAAATCAAGCTCATCTGGCAATTCTGGGAGCTCCGTATTGACGAAAGTATCCCACTCTGCTAGGAAAATACAATCTCCGACATTTGCGTAATTTTGTTTCCACCATTCTCTTAATACGCGGTCGCTGTTTCTCCAGTTATATCTCTTACCTTTGGGAGAGTCTTCTCCTACAACTACATGAATTTTTACATTTTTATTATACAGTCGCCACTGATTTGCGTGAGGCAATTTAACCTCACCATTCTCTATATGAGTCATTACTATAACGTCAGTTACTTTCATTTTTATTAAAATATTTTGTTGTGGCGGCGGATCTTGATTCGCGATGATCAGGCTGTTTAAACAAACTAAATTCACCCTGTGGTAATTCTATCAATCTGTTGGCTAAAAAAGTTGGTATGATCTTTTTGTTAATATAAGAAGACACGAATATATCATCCTCAAATCTTGGAGCTTCGTGGCTTATTGGATCTGAACTAATCAGCGGCACATTTTTTAAAAAGTGTTTCGGGGTGAAGAGGAATCTTCCTTTTATAATGTTTACTTCAAAAGACGTTTTGCTATTTGTCTCCACATGACGAGATTTCCAATAATTAAAATTATTTAATAATACAACTCCAAAACCTCCAACCGCGCACTGGTTTTCTTTTGAATATTGTATGCAATCAGCGATTACATTATCATCCGAAAACATTAGATCATCATCGAGTGAAAAGACATAAGGAGAACTAGCATAGTTACAGGCGAACCATCTAGGAAAGCACATTAAGTTTTTTGAAGCATCTATCTGTAAATCAACTTCATACTTATCTTTAGTGTCGCTGTTATTAATCATTATTATTTCCACCGAAACTGTTTGATTGCGCAAACAAGATATAATTTTCTCGATATTGTCTGGTCGAGAGTAGTTTGTAAGAATTGCGGTGGCTTCGTAGTTCACGGTATTTGCTTATTTTGATTAATTAATCCGAAGTCTTCTACAGCATTCATTCGTTTGCTATTTTTTTTAAAATAATATTCTGTATGCCTATTTTTTCCCGCTTTAGTGCAGTTAGCGGTTCCACGAGGAATCACTAAATTAGTCCATCTTTCTAGGCTTTGTAGTTTGTAATGGTTTAATTTTAGCCGATGTTCGTCTATAATGCGTTCGCCGACAACTTCACAAAGATGCGTGTGCATTAACGATAAGCGCGAAACCCTACATATGGATTTTAAATGATATAGCGATGGGTTTTCAATATTTCTCGCTCTTTTAGTAAAAGAGTTGACTATTTCTTCTGGTTGAGCAATTAATCCGTTGTCGCCGAAATCGGACATGACGACATTCACCATAGATATTTCTTCGGAAATATTAGACAAGTATTCGGGCAGAAGCAAACCTTCACTATCCCACAAAAACTCATCTGCATCCACTATAGCCACCCAATCATAATCACCTATCAGTGGCATTATATACTGATTGTATGCAGCATTTTGGCGGTCTATTTCTCTAGGTATCTGCGGATTAATCACAGTTAAATAGCCCAAGCTTTCATGCTTCTTTAATATCTCATAGCAGCCATCGTCACTGCCGTCGTCAATGATAAAAAAATGAGAAACACCTCTCACCAGATAATGATTTATCCATTCTTCTATTCCTGCTGATTCATTACGCACAATGGCGCATACGGCTAAACTGGGAATCATTGTTTTAAATGATTAAAAATATCTTCTGAGCCCGAAATACGATCCAATTCAACGCCTTGATCGTCTTCAACGATAAGAACGGGAACTGATTTAATATTTTTTTCGCGAAACCAAGGAATATTCTCTGGGTCATTCATGCTTTTGATGTTGACTGATATTTCTGATTTTTCCAATCGCGCTTTGAGAGCGTGACATGGACCGCAGGTTTTACTTGTTGCTAATACGAAATTTTTATTCATTTTTTATTTATTTGTTTCATGGAGTTTGACTCTCATAGTAAAAATATAATACACCACATTCAAAAGTCAATAATAATCGTCCCCATAACCATCGCAAATTCCGTCAATGATTCCGTGTTTTTCGGCGACGTTCATAAAATGGTGTTCAAGCGGGTTATTTATGGCAAATACCGTGCGTCTGTTTAAGTCTGGCATCATGCCAGCCTCACGCACAAAAGAATCAAAATCCTCAACCACTCCCCAAGGAGTTCCTTTGGTTTTGGAGCGTTTGGAACACTCCTCCCAATGTGTTTTATTGGAACTTCCTTTTACAACCTGATCAGCCATGAATAGTGGAGACCCAAGCGGATCTCGGATTCGTGATTTACAACCCTTTTTCACAAAATATCCCGACGCTTTCCATTCTTCATATTCCAAGGCGGTATCCTCTATTTTTAGATTATTAACTGTTTCATTCTTGAGCTGGTTTCTTCTGGCGTATTCTTTTTTTAACGCGTTTAGGGATCTGCGGTCGCCTCTACGCTTGGAATATGCCAGCGCGTTCTCTAAATGCGAATCTGTCATATCTGAAAGAGACATGATTTTGCCGTCTTTTGTGCGCCACATAATTATTGTTTCAATCTATCTGAAAATCTACGACTGTCAACTTAAATATGCTTTCGCGGCAGATTTCTTACCTATTTACAACCAACCCTACGATATCACAGCACGATTTCTTTTCTACGCTCAGGCAAATTCGATAGATTCTATCTATTTTCTGAACATCCAAAACGCGGATTTCTCGCTTGTGCATGAATGCGTAGTCTGTCATTCTTTTGATAACCAAATCAATGTATTTATCTTTGTCGTTTAAAGAAACGCCCCAGAACGCATCAAGATGTCTTATTGTGATTTTATTCATTTGCGCCACGCCTATCATCGGTAGAGTCACAAATAAAACACCTTTGTCAATCAGTGAAAAAACATGAGGAAAATATCTGCTGGGCATTCCGTATGGATCAAGGTCGATGATATCATACTTACGCTTATTGGCGACCAAGCTATAAAGTTCTTTTTCGCTGTCTCCGTGTATAGCAGTTACGCCTTCCATTTCTAAACTGTTGATAAACTCGACTCTATCTTTTTTGATATCGTAACACTCGACTTTGCCTATTTGATTATAAAATTCAGTCATGCCGCCAAAGCCCGAATTTGTTTCTAAAATATTATTGCCAGCGGCGGAGAGATACTTTTCCGCCTGTTGAATTTTTTCGGCGGTGTGTTTGTAGCGATCTTCATTCGCGCTCTGCTTTAACCGTCTGACTTTATGCTTAACGCTGGTGGCGCTGGTCCCTATCTCCGCCGCGATTTCTTCGTAAGTCCTTCCAGACTCTCTCATTTCCAAAACGCTTGCTTCCAGCTTTTTATTCCACATAATACTTGGACGAACATACCGCAAAAAAAGGCGTTGTCAATAAAAAAACGAGCCAGAGAGTTTGATTCTCTGGCTCGATGAATGCTGAATTGTTTTTTAAAGATTATTTATCTTTGGCTTTGCCGACGTTTAAAGCGAAAAGATCAATCACTTTGTAAAGTTTCGCCCACACAGTTCCCGCTTTGGGAGTCGGAGTTGCGGCGGCGATGGCGGAAGCTAGCGTTACGACGCTAGTTACAACTGGAAACCACGGATAAGCTTTAACCAGTTCGATGATGATGGGGATAATTGTATCTGTCATGACTATTTTTACACTTAAAGGCGGCGAACCGAACTTTTTTATTAAAACGTCCGTTTATTTCGTTGGCTCGACAGGCTGTTGAGATTGCGAGTAGAGTTGAAACGCTTTATTGATTGCATCAAGTTGAGCGGCGTTCTGATTCAGTTCGCTAGGAGCGCAAGAAAAAGAAGCGAGAGCAAAGAAAGAAATCGCGAGTAGTTTGATTGTTTTCATATGTTTATTTACACATAGCGCGAAGTGTTAGACTTAAAAAGTGTATTTTAATGCATCAATATCCTTTTCGAATACTTGTTTGATTATTTTTTTTGTATTGCTGTTGAAGTATTCTTGATAGAATTTGTGGTCGGTGCTGTTTTTGTGAGGAAGTTCGGTTCTGATGTGAGATATGTTATACTCTTTCAGCATCCGAGAGAATTCTTCTTGAAGATTTTCAAATCTTAGCGTCTCATTCGGCGGATAAAGCCCCTCCATCCATTGTGTTTGCTTGTGAGAAGCTATGAAATATGGATCATTCTCGTAATCCTTCAGCAATTCGCAGAAAACTTCAAAAGTCATCTCTGTTTTGATGCCATACAAACGCCCCAAATCGTTTTTTTGGGCAAAGTGATACATTGAAACAGCTCGATCCCAAGGATTTCTCACTATGCAAAAAGAAAAATAATTAGCCATTTCTCTTCTAAAAACATTGTAGACTTCAGTTGGTTTGGCGTGAGTGGGATCGAACCAACCTTTATAGAGCTTTCTGTCAGCTAGTTCGTAAAATCTTTTTTCGTGTTTTTTAATCAGATTAAATTGCCCCAAATGTTCAGACATTGAAGTGCTGGCATTTTTAGGTATGCGATAAAATATAAGATGAAAAATCCATCGTTCGCGGCTTATCAATTTTGAAACATAATCTTCCATTATTTGTTTTTTCTTTGCGGGGTTGCGCCGCTGATATGCTATTCTATAAATAATGCGCCGAAAATCAAATTTTTTCCGTAAAAAAAGTGTAATTAGCTTTAACGCATTAAAGCATGTCCGCTGAATACACTTTCAATAACCTTGGGCAGCTATCCCATACAGCGGCAAATATGCCTTGTATATATGATCGCGCAAACGATGTGTATAGACCTGTGGAGAAAAGCGATTTAAGTCTTGCTAATTCAGAAGGATCTACATCTTTTGATGCTTTTGGGCGTTTAAGAACTTCTTCTCCATTGACTTTGTTTGATTCTAGCCATAGATACGCTGATAACAATCTATGGTCAACAACAAGTGGAGTTAGTGGTAGTGGTTCATTTAATCAAAATCAAGGATTGATGGAACTAAACGCAACAAACGCTTCTGGTTCGTTCGTTACTAGAGAAACAACAAAAGTTTTTGCTTATCAACCTGGAAAAAGTTTACTTAACTTAAACACATTTGTAATGTCTCCAGCGAAAACTGGTCTTAGACAAAGAGTTGGTTATTTTGGTGCTGATAACGGAATATATTTGGAACTTGTAGATTCGACATTGAATTTTGTTGAACGCTCATTGGTTAATGGTAGTCCAGCAACAGAGATAAGAGTGCCGCAATCATCTTGGAGCGGAGACAAACTAGATGGAACTGGTGCATCTGGATTTACTTTAGATATGACCAAAGCGCAGATTTTGTGGATGGACATAGAATGGTTAGGTCTTGGATCAGTAAGAATGGGTTTTGTTATTAATGGCAAATTTGTTTTGTGTCATACGTTTCATCACGCCAACATCATCGACTCGACTTACATTACTACCGCTTCTTTGCCGCTTAGATATGAAATAGCAAATACCGCCGCAACTTCTGGCGCTAGTAAGCTAAAACAAATATGCTCTTCTGTAATTTCAGAAGGTGGTTATGAATTGAGAGGCTCGCAACAAGCCATAGCTACTCCCATCAACTCCCCAAGAACTCTTGGAACTATTGGAGTAAAATACCCTGTTATAAGTATTCGTTTAAAATCCACTAAATTAGATGCGATTGTTATTTTAACAGCACTATCTATAATGGGCGATACAGCAGGAAAGTTTAATTGGTCTTTAGTTGCTAGTGGTGTAACAACAGGTGGTACATGGCAATCTGCTGGAGGCTCTTCTGCGGTTGAATATAAACTTGATGGCGTTAGCTTTAGCGGTGGAAGAGCATTGGCTTCTGGTTTTTTTACCTCTACAAGCGCGGTATCAACTAACTTAGATATTTTGAAAGAAGCCTTGTTTAAATTCCAACTAGAAAGAAACGGTTTAACTGGAGAAGCTTACGAATTAACATTAGTTCTTGCATCAGACAGTTCCAACGACAGAGTTTTTGCTTCTATGGATTGGGAAGAGATCAGCAGATAAACAGAAAAATTCTTTGTGAAATGGATCTGGAAGTGAGATTCGAACTCACGGTGTTGTATCCCATATTACAAGTATGGTGCTTTCGACCACTAAGCTACTCCAGAATTAAAAATTAAACACTAGACCTTTGTTATGTTTCTTAGCCGTTCTAGAAACGGCAACTAGCGTATTATTTTATTTGCTTTGGCGGGTAATTAGTCCATTACTGGCAGATAAATAATAAAAAAAATGGCGGCTAGCATTGGGATTGAACCAAAAGGCTGTTTAGGCCTCCCTCAGTTTAGCAAACTGTGACCGTCACCAAGACGACATTACTAGCCATGAAAATGGATGCCCAACAGAGAGTCCCACTCTGATTTCTCCCATACCAAGGGAGCGTGTCTAGTTTTACACTTTTGGGCAATTGAAAATTGGTAGCCGTAGAGAGACTTGAACTCTCAATCCCGAAGGCGACAAGGCTTAAACTTGTAGTGTATGCATTCCACCATACGGCCATTAAAGATTATAAAATTTCATCCACTTACGAATTGAATTATCTGATACTTGGTATTTTCTACCAATAGCGCAAAAGTTACCATCCAACTCTTCGAAATCTTTTTCTAGTTGTTGTTTTGGAGGTCTTCTTGAAAAGAAAGACGATTGATAAATTCGGGCGCACGATTTACATCTATCAGCAACCTTAGAAATCTCTTTTTTACAATCTATACATAAATTTGGTGGGGTAAGAGAGACTCCAACTCTCATGCTTTTTAAAGCGTCTGGTTCTAAGCCAGATGTGTATAGCGTTCCACCATTACCCCCAGAATTACCCCAAGTTTCTGTCTGTTGATGACAGTTGGGGCAAATTATTCTTAAATTTTCTAAACGGTTATCGTTTGGTTTTCCGTTAATGTGGTCAACATGAAGTCTGATAGGATTATTTAACCATTCGGTTATTCCGCAAATAGCACAAGTATTTTTATAACCCATTTTTAAAAGTTTGGGGAGCAATCGACTATGTTGACTGTAAGGAGAATTTTCTTTGAAAATTTCTTCATTAGAAAAGGAATTTTTAGCTACGTTAGCGGCTACTTTAGAACAAGATTCCGCCGTTTTCCCTTTAGCCCAATTCTGACCTAGAAAATGATCGGTTGGGATTCTATATTCTAAAATCCGAAATTGAATTAGCCTAAAGTTTCCTCCAGTCATTTTCAACCCTAGTTTTTTAATAACCTCTGAGAATGATAGACTAGATTCTACTAGGGGAGTCAAAGACTCTTTTGTATGTTTTCTTTTTCTTTGTTTCACATAAATCTTTACAGATAAAGTGGTAAAGGGGAGAATTATACTTTGAAATTTTGTTGGTGCGAATAGAAAGATTTGAACTTTCACTGTATTGGCTCTCGACCAATTATCTCTGCCGTTGGATTATATTCGCATAAAAAATGGCGGTTCATAGGGGGAACGATCCCCTTCCTCAAGATTGACAATCTAGTGATGCTACCTTTACACTAATGAACCATAAAATAACAGACGGCATAATCCGAAGACCGCTAACACTTCACAGTCCTTTCGAACTCCATGCTTCGCGCCGTTATCGCTGCTGTTCCAGCGGGGATTTACCCACAGTGTTTTGCGGGAGTAACTCCGCTTCAATCGTAGGTTCTATTTCCTCCTACTAGCCATTTACTAGATGGCATGGTTCTTAGTATCCCGCGAATCCAATATAATCGTCTTCGGGAACTTCTACAATATTAAAAGCTACTACAAATTTTCCATCAATGATACCTTTAACTTTGAAGCTGTATTCTTGATTGGCCGATTCAAGGCAATCATTTAAAAGATCAGTGAGAATTCCTATTTTTTCGTCTTCGTCCATATTTGTTATGTTAAAATTGTGCGCCAGAGTTGGATTCGAACCAACACCCTATTTCCTTCACGGAAGTCTTGCTACCATTACACTATCCGAACGCATTGAAAATTGGTAGGGGATCACAGAATCGAACTGTATTCTTAGGAATGTAAAACCTCTGCATCACACTTAATGCTTATCCCCCGTTTGAAAATTAATTAGTAAATGCTAGTCGCTACTCTAGCTAGAAATGAAGTGTGTCTCATCAATGGGATATTACCATTTGCTTGCCATGCACGGCTCTTCTCTTCGGTCAGTTGTATATTATACTCACAAGTTTTTTCTCGGTGCATCTCCTTACATGTTTTCTGCAACAACGATATTCCTGCGTGTCTGCTTTCCACGCCGATTTACTAAAACTGGACACACCTATGGGTAACTCTCCCATTTAGCTAGTTTTGCAGACTAGAGCCTCAATTTTCGGCCAAGGTGTGATGAAATTGGTGGAAATACAGAAACTCGAATTCTGACTAAAAGAGTGCAAATCTTTTGTGCTACCATTACACTATATCCCCATTGAAATTGGTAGTCCGTCCCCGTATTGATCGGGGTATCTCCCGTTTATCGAACGGGTGCAGTTACCAGCTTGCTCACGGACTATTTGAAAATTGGAGCGGCGGCGGATCGTCACTTCCGCCTTGCTAGGGACTCCGAAATACCCCGTGATCTCCTTCTTCTAGGACATTCCGAGATTTAATGTCTTTTAATTCGGGTTTCTTTTGACTATGCCGCATTGTAAATTGGTGAGCCAGAGAGGAGTCAAACCTCCATGCATTCAATTATCCTTTCAACTCGTTCGTAGCGAGAGGGAATACTGACCCATGTTATAAAATTTGGTGGGGGCGACGGGAATCCAACCCGCTATCAACCGTTTATGAGACGGTGGCATCTGGCATACTGCTCCACCCCGATTAAATACTCAAAGTCCGCGAGGTCAGGGTTGAACTGACATTATACTCTTTCACAAAGAGGACTTTTACCATTAAAGTTACCCACGGATGAAAATAAATCCCCACTACCGAGATTCACAGAGGTAAGATATCTCTAAGAGCGACCAAAGCCTTACTTACTTGTGTCGGATTACGAATACAGACATTGACGGAGCAACCGTGTATTCCTGTATCACGCTCATATTAGTTCTTTTGGTCTAATATGGCGGGGAAAATTGGTGCAGATGGCGAGATTTGAACTCGCGTGTGGTATTCCTCATTGGAAGTGAGGCGCAATCGACCAAGCTATGCGACATCTGCTTTAAAATAGTTTGATTAGTTGGATTCCTTACTCATGGATAGAAGACTCACAAATGAAGTGGCAATGCATTGCGTTCATAGGTTCCAACGTGGATGATACACGCCTTACGGTCTAATCAAAAATGGCCCCAACTAGAGGTATCGAGCCTCTCTTTCGAATTTTTCAGATTCGCGCTAATCCGTCTCAGCTAAGTTGGGATGATGAAATGTTCCATGACAATTAGGACAAAGATATTCTAAATTGTCTATTGTGTTATTTGTGGGGTCTTCGTCTTTATGGTGGATATGCAATAAAATTAAATTCCCCATCCAGTGTGACAAGCCACAACATTGACAACGATATTCTCTACCAGCACGATCTAAAGCTGCTTTCAACGCTGGCCTTCTTAATCTTTTCTTTTGTTCAACTGACTTAGCAAACAATTTGTTAGCTGTGGCTTGCCCTCCTAACGAACGGCTGTTTTCTTTGCCGTCTTTAAAAAAGACTCCCAATTGATTTAATCTTTTTTTATAGTGAAAAAATGAACCTCCAGATGTTTTTAATCCGAGATTTCTCAAACACTCATTCATATAAGAGCTTTTAGCTGCCGCTTCTAATAATTGTTGATCGGAAATTTTATGTTTGCATCTTCCAAAAGTTTTTAGCTTAAATTTCCGCAGCCAATAACGAGTTGTGCCAATAGGCATATTTAAGGCTTCTGCAATTTCTTTAATTGTTTTCCCTTCGGAAATATATTGTTGGAGTATTTTTTGTTCCATACCCCTTTTTACACGAAAAGAGTAAAGCGGGGAACAATATGCAAGCGCAATGTCTCCAGACCTGCCCACAAGCGTAAAAATTGGTGACTCATGTAGGATTCAAACCTACAACCTAGACGGTAGAAACATCTTGCTCTATTCGATTGAGCTAATGAGCCTTTGAAAATGGCTGGCCATTTAGGATTCGAACCTAACTAAATCTCCTTAACAGGGAGGTGTCGCGCCTAGCGACCTATGGCCATTTGAAAATGGTCAGGGTTTGGGGTAACGATCCCCATTCTACTCGTTAAAAGCAAGTTGCTTCACCATTAAAGCTTAACCCCGTTTGAAAATTGGATACCTTTGGGGATTCTAGCCCCTCTTCTACGCCCATGCGTAGTATGCTGTCATTACATCATCAGGTAAGATGGCCCACACAGGTCGGAATTGAACCGACTATTTAACTGGATTTGGAGTTCAGTTGCAACCGCCACTTGCTGCTGCGGGATGAAAATTGGAAGCCCCGCCCAGAATCGAACTGGATTAAGTATGTTCAAAGCATACGGCCTTACCAATAGGCTACGGGGCAATTAAAATGGCGGAAGATAAAAGGATCGAACTCTCACCCGTGGATCACACGCATGGCACAGTTTTCGAGACTGCTTGACCTCCATTGGTCGCTACCTCCCATATAAAGAAAAACAAATCAAAAGTGCGTTGTTACACCAAAGGGGTTACTATTTCTAGTCCTATGAAACGTAATTCACAATCATCGCAGCACCTTTTGCAAGGGTGTATGTCTTCTTGGAATTATATACATACGAATTACCTCTTCTCTACGTCTAGTCCCATTCTTTAAAAGGTGGCTACTTCTAAGCCTACTTCCTTTTGATCTGAAAATGGTGTGAGTCTGAGGTTTCGATCCTCGCCCCGAAGGAGAAGTTTTACAGACTTCTTGCTAGAGCCACTAGCTTTAGACTCACATAAAAAAGAAAGAGACGCGCTGTTTTACCTGACTAAACTACAATGCAGTATTATCTCCGCACCAGCGGACTTCGAACCCGCCTCTTCGCATCAAAATAAATAGGGGTATTCTGCCACTGAACTACCCAGAGATTGGAGCCTCTGAGACGGAATCGAACCGATGCCTCCCCAACATTTGTAAAATGGTCGCTCCCCGTCATCGACTCATAAAATCGACTTCGCTGGCCAGCAGGGGAGCGTTTGTTTTTTATGCTGGCATTAGAAATGGTAGGAACGGAGAGGGTCGAACTCTCACTGATACAAGGAATGAGCTTGTGCAACACCAATATTGCTTGCGTTCCAATTGAAATGGTTGCGGACTAAAGACTCGAATCAGTGTAAAAGTATTTATGCAATACAATAAAGACCAATACGAGACAAAAAAGCACCGCGAAATGATAGACTGCATCTGTGACGAATGTGGTTCTGAGTGTCAGAGACGAAAGAGAGATATTAGAATATCAATTGGCCGAAATCAGGAAAAGCTTTTTTGCTCAAAAGAATGTTCTGCCAAACACTCGCGATCCGAAGAGAGAAATAACCACTCAGGCGAATGCAAAAACTGTGGAAAAGAAGTAACCTACCCAAACTTGTTTTGTTCGTCTTCTTGTTCTGCTATCTATACCAACCAATTTAAATTGAAAAGGGGCAAAATAGTGTCGTGTCATGGATGCGGAGAAGATTGCTATAAGGAACCAAATCAGCTACGAGATAATATTAGTGGGTTACACTTTTGCAGTCGTGATTGCAGCGACAAATTTAAGGTAAACAAAGCGGCTCGTCAAAATAGAGATATCACATGTTCTCAATGTTTATCTGATTTCCAAAGATATTCGACCCAAAAGAGTAAGCACGGCAAAGAGTTTTGTTCTCGTTCTTGTAGAATGAAATATTTCAATATACATCACAAGATTAATGAAGGTTCGGGAGCCAGCGTTAGTTATCCAGAAGAATATTTGAATGACCGACTGGCCACTTCGTTTCAAGACTTAGAAATTTCCAGAAATAATAGAACCTTTCTTGAATGTGGTTATGAAATGGATTTTTTCTTTCCTAATCTTAACTTCGCTATCGAAGTGAACGGCCCAATTCATTATATGCCTATTTTCGGAGAGACTCGTTTGGATAATGTCCAAGCTAAGGACTTAACAAAATATGCTGAAATGAATCACAAGGGCATCTCTTTTCTTATAATCGACGTAAGACAAAGTATGAGTAAAAAGAAAATGGCAATGTATTTGGACGGACTTTTTGTTGATAAAATCCAACCTATTATAGAAAGCAAATTGCGCCGCCTAGATTCGAACTAGGAACAGGATTTAACCTTTCTCCAACTTATGAGGATGGCATGTTACCATTACACTACGGCACGATTTGAAAATGAATCAGCTATACCCTTTGACCGAGGGGGCGTATTGTTGTCTCAAAGTTTGGTATATCCATCCCAAACCGCATGGCGGCTCCTTAAATAACTTCTTCCTCCTCTTGGATAGAATGAGGAAATAGATGGAGAAGTTACGACAACATTAACTCTAGCTGAAAATTGATCCCCAACCATCCACCTTCTCAGTTGGTAGGAATTTGGCCGCTTGCGGCGACCTTACCTATTTGAACGCCTAATCGTCATTAGACTGGGTGGTTCTGACTGTTGGGAAAATTGGTTAGGCATGTGGAATTTGAATCCACAATCTCTACATCCCAAATGTAGCGCGATACCAAGTTACGCTAATGCCTAATTGAAATTGGTCATGCATACGGGGGACGATCCCGTAGTCTCTTGAGTGAAAGTCAAGCGTGTTACCATTACACTAATGCATGTTTGAAAATTTATCCGCTGACCAACCCAACCCGAATCCTGAGACTCAAGGGCAAAGTTAGCCTTCTGGCGAGCGGAATGTCGCCAAAGAATTTTTCTGTTTATCAAAGATCGAAAACCCAAACCAAGCTCACTTTGGAGTTGGCCATCTTGCAGAGCATTGCTGCGCTGGTCGATGTGGGTAGTATGTAGTATTTTTGGAATTTGTCAACCTGTTTTTTGATAAATCTTTTCGGGCTAACAAAAAACCCAGCTTTTTCAGGGCTGGGTCGAAAGGGAAACACGCTATTCGACCCAAGACTACACCCCGCCCTCGCAATTCTGCGTGGATTTCGGGCTGAGTGATGTAATAAAATATCGCATTGTTAATTGTTCTTACACTAATTATAAAAATTAAAAAACATTTTTCAAGAAATTGTTCCATTCAGGACGAATAACTGGAGCGTTCAACATTAACGCTGGAATCGGTGTCGGCTTGGGAACTTGCCCGTTTTTGTCATACCAAGGTGTTATATTGCTTTTTTCACGATTACATTTGATACAACAAAGCGCAAAATTTTCGTGTTCATTTTTTCCTCCTAAACTTTTCGGGTAAATATGGTCAATACTTAACTGTTTCAAAGGAAATTTCTCAAAACAATACTGGCAAGTGTATTCGCACAGCTTGGCAAGATCAAACAAAGTGAGCTTTTTCTTTTTCGGCTTTCTAAAGAATTTACTGTTTACAACAATCACAGTAGGAATCGGCCATCCAGCGTGTGCGCTTCTTAGGAACGGCTGATCGTCATAATACGCTGCCAAACTGTTCCAAGTGTCGAGAGAATGAAAGACATTGCTATCCTTATCCAACGCTGAAATTCGACGCTTGTGCAAGTGGCTGAATGCTGCCCGTGCGGTGACAACTGTAATTGGTTGCCATGCATTGTTTAAAAGCAAGGTCGTTTTAGTGTTTGCGGTTACTGCGTTCATTTTTCTACTTTTATTTTCATGAATAAAGGGTATCTCCTAATCTTCTGCATCGCAACAGCTCTGCTTGAACAAAAAACATCAACAACAATAGCATCTGGACGGCCAAGTTTCTTTGCGGCGGTTCTTGCCACAACGCTCGGACCAGTATCAGCAGCCTTAAAAGACTTGCCCATCTGAGGTATTACAACTTTCGAGCCATACGGAATAATCTTAGGATCAACCGCAATTGTTTTGCCGCAAATTGGTTTCGCGCCAGTAGAGGTGATAGTATCTCCCCAATAGTATGTTACTCTCGCTATCATTTCGCGAGCTTGGATGGGGGCTAGTAGGAGAAGTGTTAATAGTATTGCTTTCATGTGCGTTACAATACACGCTTCTCCCGCTTAGTCAAGGAGATTGTGCCGAAATATGCAAAAAAAGACGAAAAGCGTCTGATTTTCAATCTTTCGGCACTAGCGAAAACCACCGTCTTTCTTGAGCTTTTCAAGAAAATAGTCTATCTCGCATATCCAATACGTGATCCATCCCAATACGAGTTGATATAATTCTTTAAACATAGATTTCTTTTGGTGCGATTTCTGCGATTTCTTCGCACAGTCGGCGGATTTCGTTCACTTGCATTTTCGGCGCAAATTCCTTTAGGCTGTGGACTTGTGAATAGTAATACACGTAGTCCGATTTTTGACGAATAAACTCGCCGCTCTTCTTGTCCCAAATGCAATCTGGATACAGTTCGTATCTAGTAGGATCGAGAATTCTTTCTAAAGCATCATAGCTCGAAATACCAGTGACGTAATAGAAAATGTCTTCCTTGGCGATTTTTATTTCCATATTAATAATCTTCGTTAGCTTCGAAAAATTCGAATACCTGTTGTTCGGTGAACGTTTCAAAAATAAGAATTGTTTTAAATGCGGTCTTCCAGTCGTTGAGAGTAGATCCCCAAGGTATTGAAAGAGTAATATTACGATCATCACCGTTTGAAATAGTTATTTTTGTTGGATTGAATTGTTGTTGCATTTTATTTTTCGAGTAGGATTTTAATAATGTTTTCGGCGTTTTCTTGGATGGAGGGATATTCAAGCGTATTGAATTCTTTTCCATTACGAGCGATAAACCATTCCCAATCAGCTTTGGCTTGTTCGGAAAGTGGAATGGATTTTGGTCGAGCCTCGCTCGCCTTGCGAATTACGTCCATGATTTGATCCTCTTTGTCTCTAATGGCTGCTTGCAGTTCGGCCTTAGCTGGATACACACAGCTTCTGATGCTTGTGCTGCCACTAGCCACCTTAACTAACCACCAGCCCTCTCTGAGTCCGTCGTAAGCCCAAGGATCATTATCCTGCACATACTTTTTGCCAACTTTCTTGTAGCGTATTTGATTTATTTTTTCGTAAATTCTTTCTTGTGCGTTCATTGGAATAGTTCGGTTAGGGTTTTTGTTAACTTCATTGCGCGATATTAACTTCACATTTTCGTTTGTCAATCAAATATTCAATCACTTCGCGAGTTCCTTCGTGAAGATGCGGCACGTTATTTAAAATGTTTTTTAAATGATCCAGCGAACAGCCTTTCAAAAGAATATATTTGAGTTCGTCTTTACCCCAAGAGCCGCGAGTTCCCCAACAGAACGCTTCGCTCTTTTCTTCAATAGAGTCAACATCTGGATATTCTTCTTTCGGCAAAATTCTAACGTCTTCGATATTCCAAACTCCGTATTTGCGGACTCCGTATTTGCGGGTTTCGTTGAATTGATAGTCCTCAAATAATTCGGCGAATGTCTGCGGAACTTCGAACCATACTGTTTCACCTGCGCCTCTTGAGTAACCAGCAAAATGATTTGTATGAGGTTGTCCGCCATCGTGCATGATGTAATCCGCGCCTTCTCCTGCGCTAACGCAGTCGTAATGAGAAACAGAAGCGACTACTTGCTTTTGATTTGTTCGTCCTAAAAGTTTCATTGGTTTTCTTTTTCTTTCAAATCGTTTGCACGGCGCAATTCCTCAACCATTTCTCGCTGGTATTTCGCTTTTGTCGGTTCGGGGAACATCCATTCTTCGGCTGCATATCCGCCTCCAGATACAAGAGCTAGGCTACCCCAGATGACAGCCGCGAGGATACAGCAAAAGATGATAGCAACCAAAAGTTCGACCAGTGTAAATGCTTTTTTCATTATGGTTTTTTGATTTGTTCGTCCTAAAAGTTTCATTGTTTTGCTAGTGTGTATCCAAATTCGTTCATCTTTTCTTCGCTCAATGTTCTATACCATCCTTTTTTGAAGCATCGAACTCCTTTTTCTCCAGTTTCTTCGCAAATGGAAGTGGATAATGTTTCTGCGAAAATAACCATGCCGCGAATCGTTTCGTCGCCGCCGTCATAATAGAATCTAAGATCCACCTTCTGTTTAATCTGTCCGATAGCAACAGGGGGGACAGGAATCTTTCTGAATGCAGCTTTCGGCATAATGCTCCATTTGAAACGCTGAAAAGATTTAAGAAACGCGGTTCTTTTCGGGCAATCTTTTCTGATCTTATCAACGTCAGAAGATAGCCAAGACTTTTGAAGTTGCCAATCTACAGGATCAATTGAACGCTCGATGCTATTCAAAAGCTTGCTGATCTTCAAATTGTTCCAAATAAAACGATGAACGCCTAAACTAATTTTATTAGTGATTTCATTCTTACCGCCGTTTTTAACGTGCCAATCTATACTGCCGCACAACTTGTCAATCAAATCTTGCCATCCGACAGGGCAGCTAACTCCACAATCACTGTGTCGCGGTTTGCCGTCAGCATTTTTTGGGAAAAGGTTTGGATATTTTTCTATTAAATAATCTTCAAAGTCTTGCATGGCACTAATATACAGAAAGCTTTAGATAAGTCAAGAAGTTTCTGCTGCGATTTTAATAACCCCAGCTTTTAATAGTATGCTCGAAAGGATTGCCGTCTATATTCTTAACCAATTCAAGCATTTCTTGCGCGATTTCTCGGATCTCTAATTGAGCGTGTTCGCTGTTTCTGAGTTTTAGGAAATTCGCAAACGAGCGCATATTAAATGAAATGTCCGCTTGAATTTGAGAATTGTATGTTTTAAAGAAACGCGCAGATTCTTTTGCTCTTTTGCGGCCAAGAGTAGGCTCAAGGTCTTTTAAACATTGATGATACAACCGATTGCCTTCAATCGTATAGTCGATAAGAACCTGCGCCCAATTTTCATATGAACCTAATCCATGAACTGGTGATATTTCAACATCGTTCCAGTCTTCGGGAATATAATACTTATCTTCTTTTAGCTCTTTATATCGTGCGCTCTCAGCGTTCATGCTGCTGATTCTATGTTTTAACAAATGAATATGACTAGCAATTTCACTGTTTACTAAGAAATGCACCATACCTTTTTCAAACGGAGTCTCATGTCCATCGCGCCAAAGCATATTGATTAACTTTGGAATGCGCGATTTTTTGTCTTCGCTAAGATCTCTGGAGGTAGAGGTCCAAGCTGAACATGCTATTAGGGTGTCACTTCCGTAATATCCAAGTAATTCGACTTTGTTCTTCATTTTTATTTAATTTCTTTTAAGAATTCAATCATATCCAAAACATCCTTTCTGTCAAGATTAATATGTATCACATTCTTGCGGTCAAATAAAGCCTCCCAAGCCGCCTTCAATCTGGCGCGGAAACCATTTCGGCGCGATTCAAGGATAACCACCAGCCAATTCTCATCGAAAGATTTTAGCCAGAGGGTTTTGTTGTGTCTGTGGAAGTTTTTAGTCATTTTTTTTATTTTAAAAGTTCACTGTTTTCAAAGATGTTGCCAACTATTTCATACTCACGATCTTTATGAAGATCTAGATAATCACCATACTTATCATCAAACAAATGTCTTCCGCTTGTGTCCAATACAAATGCAGAACTTGTTGGCGAAAATACAATTGGTGCTTTATAATCTATACCGTTATTGCTTGTGTAAGTTACTACATCACCTTCATAAATGTCAACGCCATTCTTATCTTTTAAGCCAGTATATTGTTGCACGACGCATTCCTTGCCACCAGATCCATTTTGAAGATTGTGAAATTCACCTTTCAATGAAAGAACATAATGTCCTTGGTATCCTTCATCGCATTTGATGAATTTTTCATCAAGCGTATCATACACTCTAAATTTTAGTTCTCTTTGCATATTATTGTTCTACGCTATGATATTTTACTGCTTTTGTTTGTAGGTTTCTGATAAAGTTTTCCGCTTCATGTTTGCTTGGCCGTTGGATACAGTTTTCCCACCACCAGAAAAGTTTAAATTGAACTGTAAATGTGCTGTCGCCATTGCCATCAATTGTTTCTTTTATTCTAAATTTCATAATTCCTTGATCACTTCGTCTTTTAACTTATATGAAAGTGTTGCAATTTTAACAGCATCTTCCGCTTCCTCCACAGATTTAAATTTCACATAATCCATATACGCAGTTGTTATCGCAAATCTCAACCTACATAATACGTCATGTTTAGGAACACCCCACCTCAATATCTTTTTCTGTTGAACTATATAGTATGAGGTGTTGTCCGTGTAATATCTTTTGACTATTCTAAATTTCATATTTGTCCATCAATTTATCATATTCGTTCTTATAGTCAAGAATCATTTCTCTTGCACCCGCAGAACAATCCATACTGTTCATCCAAAGCACCACAGCTTCCGCCACGCTATAACAGCCTGAGCCGAAAAACATGCGTATCATTTTTTGCTGATGTTCTGGCAGTAGATCAAATCTTTCGTCAAAAACGGCGTTGTGATATTCTTTTTTCATAACTCAAATTTTGGAAATTCTGTCCAATGTGTCACTTGCTCAAAATCATATCCACATGTTTGGCCGTAATAAGGTTCTGAAAAAGATTTATTCTGTTTGAAAAACGTGGTTTCGTTTACTCCATGAAGATGTTTACAAATTACGTTTTGCCCGTCGTCTGGTAATTTCTCATCTACCGAATACCATTTATATTTTATCGTTTTCATAATTTAGCTTTCGCGTCTCTGATTAACCTGTTGATTGTTTCCCCAAGGTCAACCCTGCTATATTCGGGCTTTGTGATGCATGTATGGCACATGTTTTCAATCACCTTGAGCAAGTCTTCGTAAATCTGTATTTTGTCATTCATCTGACCCAAATCGCCGTTACTTTTTTATCTTCTACCGTAAAGAAGAATGTCCTGCCCCAACCATTGTTGTCCTTGTAAATATACTTTTCGTAGGTTGAATTGGCTTCCGCCAAAAGCACATGTTGTTTGTTTGGGTTTGACCAAATATCCCCAACGCGAATCTCTTCAATCGCGTCAATCAGCAGCCTTGGTTCTGGTTTCTTTTCTCCGCAGCTTTGCAGGGAAAAAAGACAAATAATTGCGAGTATAGTTTGTTTCATGTTTTTGTTTTTAGATAATTTTCGGCCATTTCTTTTGATGGGAATGATACGACGGTATAAAAGCCGCCCAACCAGTTTTTTCTTTGAACGTTGAAGACTTCTGTTCCATCCCCTAATTTCATAACATCTATCCTATACATATTTAAAATTCGTAATAAGTTGTTACTTGATTGTCGCCGCAATGAAAGCAAGTCTCGGAATAATGAGTGTCCTTAATTTCAAGCAATTCCACCAAATCATTGATGCATATTTCGTTGTCGTCAAACCTGCGGCGAATTTCCGCAAACAAATCATTATGAAACTGCTCGCGCTGTTCTGCGGATAGTTCATATCGCTTGTCTTCACAAGAATAGGATTTGCCGTTGACTTCCAAATATCCACTTGCTGTGCATCCGTTGGATATGTTTAGTTTGTATTTCATTTTTGTTTTTCAAAAAGTTTAAATTGTTGATCTACAATAGCTTCTTTGATTTTTTTGGCATAGTGCGCTGGATCAAATTCAACAAACCCAACATCATTGTAACCACCACAACTCATAAAACATGCAATATCTCTGAGCGCGTTCTCTGCCGCCTCTCGTTTTCCTAGCAGAACAGCGACTTCCTGTTCAGAATCGTGCAGAATTTGTCTGCTCACCATGCCACAAATGGAATATTTTGTATGCCCAAGTTCAGTCATGATCTTCTGAGCTTTTTCAACGTGTTCCATTGCTTCAATTAGTTTTGGTTCAATTTGATTCATACGTTTGGGGTTAGGGATTGGAGGGCTTGTTCGGCATTTTCGGCGTCCAGTAATTCTTCGTCTCGTTGCTTATCCTGAACACAATCACCTGCGATTTGTCGGAAGTGTTTCATGACGCGGTCTAAAGCCTCCGCCAGCCTGTCGCGCTGTGCGGTGACGGTGGCGAGTTCACGCTCTAGTTCTTCGCTTACATATCGAGGAACCCAAGTGTCGGCAATTTCTTGGAGCGTTGGCTCAACCTGTTTTGGTCGCCTGTCAAAGACAACTCCATCGGAGGTTTCCCGATAGATTTCATTGCCATACGCATCGTATTCACTTTTGCTCCATTTGCTCCAAAGACCAATGGAGTCTTCGTAATAAATTTCATTGCCATATTTATCTTTAATGAAGAATGGAAAGTCTTTGATTTTTAATTGTTGTGCGATTGTCGTTTTCATATTAGTCTTTGATTCGGAGTTGTGTTACGTTAATGCCCATCTTATCTGCGATTTCTTGGAGTGTTACTTCCACCACTTTTGGTCGATTATCAATGATGTGTCCCTTGGAGGTTTCGTAATAAATTTCTTTGCCTTGAGCATCATATTCTCTTTTACTCCAAAAACCAGTGGAGTTTTCGTAATAAATTTCATTGCCATGCGCGTCATATTCACTTTTGCTCCAAAAATTATTGGAGTCTTCCCAATAGATTTCA